TCACGCTCGCGAGAACGGTGACTGGGTGACCATGCCGCGTTGCGGGGGGTCCTCGTCCTCGTCGGTGACCCACAGTTGGTCGGTGTACTGCGGCACGATCACCATCGGCGGTGGTGTCCCTGCGTCCTGCTCGGCAGGCTTGTCGTCCTCGAATAGGGTGAACTCCGGGCCGGTGCCGAGATTGGTGAGCAAATAACGAATCCCATCGGCCGCATGGTCAGACGCTGCCGTGTCGGCGTCCTCCGGGTTGCCCTTCGTGGCGTGTGGCAAGTCCTGTAGCTCACGGAACAGGTTCGGGCACGTTGAGAAGATGTGCATCCGGGGACACGTTGCCCACCCTTGGGCGCGGTGGTGCGGGCACGCCGGGCCCTCACCGAGGTAGGAGTGGACACGCTGCCACCCGATGACCCGCGACCCCTTCCCTTTCCCCGCCGGGGTGAGGTACACGTCGTGCTCGGCGTACACGTCAGCGATCGGCCGGGCATCACCGCGGGTCGCCCACATCGCGTCGTCGGCGTAGCGGGCCACGATGTGTTCATCATCGGATTCGGCCGCCAGAATGCGACGCGCCTGGTCAGCTTCACCAACTTGAGTGGCGTACACCTCCCGGTACACCCACACCCGGCCGTCCTCATCGACCGCAGCCCACAGCACGCACCACGGGGCGGTGTAGCCCCAGTCCACGCCGTTGTAGCGCCGCCACGACGCCGGCAGAGTGATCGGGTCGATGACGTGCCGATCTCGGGACAACTCCCGGAACATCTGTCCCGCGAACGCGCCCCAGTCGCCGTCGCGCATCGCCTTGCGCTGCTCTTCGGGCAGCAACGCCAGGTCGGCCTTGTACTCCTCGTTGAGGTGCGGGTTGTCCAGCATCGACGAGCGGATGAACCGCACGGTTCGGCCGCGTTTGTCGGTGACAACGGTCCGGCCGTAGTCGGTGGCGTCCACATACTTGGCCCGGACCGCACCATGCCCCGGTCCGCCAGGGTTCGCTGATGACCGGATTCCCAGCACCGGGACGGCGGCTAGGCCGGTTCGCAGCCGAGTTTCCAGGTAGGTGACCACGAGCGGCGGGGTCAGGGTGCGCTCATCGAAGATCAGGAGTTGGTATTGGCCACCCTGCCGACGGGTCGCGTCAACCACGGTCTCCGCATAGCGGAACATGACGATGGCGCCGTTGCGGAACCGCAGATCATGGGTGGTGCCGTTCCACGATGCACCCAGCGCTCTCGCGAACTCCCGCTGTGCCAGTTCGGCCAGCAGGGACTCTTCCATTTCCGGGTAGGACCGGCGGAATGCACCCACCCGCAGCCCCGGGTAGTGGACACATGCCCGGATGGCATGCATGAGCAGCGCGCAGCTTTTGCCGCCGCCAAGACTTCCGCCGAAAAGCACGTCGAACTCGGTGGCGTCGTGAAACAACTGCTGCTTCGGTGTTGGCACGTACCCCAGGGCGTCGAACACTGGCTGATCAGGGGGGTCCAGGCGGTCAGCCAGCAGGGAAGCAAACGGGGACGGCATGACCGCCTCCCTGGTCTATCCGGCCACACGCAAGTGGCGGGCTACTCGGGATCGGGCGTCCCGCTGCTGCTCGTGCGACAAGCCCATCTCGGCGAGCACCGCTCCCAACGCGGAAGCCACGGTCGCCGCCTGCTCCTCGGACACCCGAGCTAGGCGTTCGTCAATGTTCAGCCGGCCGATCCCCAGGAGGAGGTGTCCGAGCCGGTCCATCGCACGTTCCAGCAACTGCACCTCAGCCTTGACCTGCTCACCCACGGCACCGGCATAGCCGAGACTCGTCAGCCCCGAGACGCGTTCGGCAACCAGTTGTTTCCACCGTTTCGCCTCGCCAGCCAGCACCTGAAGTTCCCGTAGCGGGTCCTCTACCGGGTCGGCCGTGCCAAGGAGGGAGGTCAGGGCTTGCTGGTCGCGGTGTAGTTGCTGCTCTACCAGGGCGAGGTGGCCGCTGTTCTGGTGGTTGCGGGTGCTGCCGCCGTGGAACTTGCACCGGCCGGCTCCAGCGTGTGGGGTGCCCCATCCGGCGGGACGTCGGCAACACCCGTCGCCCTGCCGCTTCTTGCCGCCACACAGTGACCGGTCATGACCTGGAGTGGGGGGCTGGGCTGTCATGGCCTCATGCCCCCTGACACACCATATCGATGTGGTGCGTTCCGGTGACATGTGGTGCTATGATGGTGTCATGGTGAACCGCAAACAGAAGTCGGCAGAGGGCATTGCTGTCTTCTCGGTGAGACTCCCCCAAGAGCTGGCGAGAGCCGTCCAGAGCGAGGCTGACCGGGAGTCCCGCTACCGCAACAACATGATCCAGGTGTTACTCAAGGAAGCGCTCCAGCACCGGCAAGCCGCTTCGTCCGCTCGACGGCGCCAGGGATCGACACCGGACGACACCCTCCCAACCGCCTAAACTCCTCCACCACGAAAACGGGAGACGATAACCCAGTGACCAGTGTCAACGACCAACCACCACCAGATGACAGCCGTATCGCGAAGAACCTGCGTGCGCTGGCCAAACTTTGGTTCCGTGGCCTTGACCTGCCCGAGACGGTAGCGCGCCTGAACGAGCTACGCTCCGTGCTCGCCGAGTTCAGCCCGTTCAGCTCCGAACCGGTCGACTACGTCGAGTGGGTACCTGCGGAAGATGTCCAGGCCAACAGTTACAACCCGAACACTGTGGCTGCTCCCGAGATGGAGTTGCTGCGACTGTCCATCCTGGCGGACGGGTTCACCCAGCCCATCGTGTCGAACGCCGAGGACGGGCACCGCGAGGTCGTTGACGGCTTCCACCGGTCCAGAGTCGGCAAGGAGTCCCCCGACGTAGCGGAACGCGTCAAGGGCTACCTGCCACTGGTACAGATCCGGTCGGACCGCGGTGACCGCTCGGACCGGATGGCATCCACGATCCGCCACAACCGGGCGCGCGGCAAGCACCAAGTCGTGAAAATGTCCGATATTGTGCTTGACTTGAAGCGGCGCAACTGGTCAGACAACAAGATCGCCAAAGAGTTGGGCATGGACCCCGACGAAGTGTTGCGCCTGACCCAGATCACCGGCCTGGTAGAAGCGTTTAAGGACCGCGACTTCTCGCAAGCATGGGAACACGTCGGGCCTGTTGAGGATATCCCAGACCCTGACGGTGAAGACGACGGCCCGGTCAACCTGGAATGGATGAACGGGATGGCGCCGCCGAAGCGACCGGCTGGCTGGTACGAGCGGACCCCGTCAAGTCACGTGCTGTACGGCGAGACCGGGGGGCAACTTGGGCTGATCCAGAAGAGCCGGTTCGCCGACGAATGGTTCTGGTACGCCTACACGCAGCCCCTGTCCGAAGGGCGGGCGGCGACATCAACAGACGCCATGCAGGCTGTCGACTTGGCCCACGCGTGAAGCGGATCTATCACCACTTCGTCCTGTGGGAAGAGTGGCCAGCGGGAATGTGGCGCATCGACCCGGTCGAGTTCGAGTTCGAGGTTGCCGTGGTACTCATGCGCAACACGGCACGGTGGGTAGCAGCGATGCGCCAGGTTGCCCGCATGTGGCCCCGCTCATGTGAGCAAAACTTGTCGCATACCGAACACAATCGGGTGGCGTGGCTCGGCCAGGCCGCCGTGTGTCTCGCCGTGGGGCAACCGGCCGTGGTCACCCGGAAGACGTGGTGGCAACTCACCAGGGGCCAGCAAGACCAGGCCAACGCGGGGGCGCAGGCCACGATTACAGAATGGGAGGCCAGTCAATGCCCAGACAATCAATTGGCGTTGATGTTCTGACAGCCGCGCGGCAACGTGTCGCGCTCGCGTTCGATCATTTTGAGAAGATTTGCGTCAGTTACAGCGCAGGCAAGGACAGTACCGTCCTACTTCATCTGGTGATGGAGGAGGCGAGGCGGCGGAACCGCAAGGTTGCGGTACTTCTCATCGATCTGGAGGCACAATATCGATCCACGATCGAACACGCCGAAAAGCTGTACGACATGTACCGGGACCACATCGAGCCCTACTGGGTAGCGTTGCCGTTGCATCTGCGGAACGCGGTCAGTGTGTTCGAGCCGTTCTGGCAGTGCTGGGACCCGGAGGCGCGAGAGGCGTGGGTCCGGCAACCGCCAGCGATTGCTATCACCGACCCCGGTTACTTCCCGTTTTTCCGGCAAGGTATGGAGTTCGAGGAGTTCGTCCCCCAGTTTGCCGAGTGGTACTCGAACGGTGTCGCTACGGCGTTTTTTGTGGGCATTCGCACTCAGGAGTCCTACAGTCGGTTCTTGGCCATCGCGTCAGGCCACAAGTCGATGTGGGATGGCTACCGGTTCACTACCGGCGTGTGCGAACGCTCGGACTCGTACAACTTCTACCCGCTGTATGACTGGGCCACCGAGGACATCTGGACCTTCCAGGGCCGCCATCCCGAGTTGCCCTACAACGGCGTGTACGACCTCATGCACTTGGCTGGCGTGTCGATCCATGTTCAGCGAATCTGCCAGCCGTACGGGGATGACCAGCGGCGAGGGCTGTGGCTGTACCATCTGCTGGAACCGGACACGTGGGGCCGTGTCGTAGCCCGAGTGAACGGGGCTAACAGCGGGGCTATGTACTCGCAGGAACACGGCAACATTAACGGCTACCGCAAGGTGTCCAAACCTCCGCACTTGACTTGGAAAGAGTTCGCCTACCTGTTGGTGCAGTCCCTGCCGCGAACGACGCAGGAGCACTACGCGAACAAAATCGGCATCCACGTGAAGTGGTGGACCGACCGTGGCTATCCAGAAGGCATCCCGGACGAAGCCGACTACGATCTGGAGATCGCCAAGAAGGTCCCCTCGTGGCGGAGGGTGTGTAAATGCTTGCTGCGGAACGACTGGTGGTGCAAGTCGCTTGGCTTCACCCAGCACAAGTCAGCCGCGTACACCGCCTACCTGGAGTTGATGCGGAAACGGAGGGCGCGGGCTGGCGAAGAGCAGCAACTCGCCTTAGCCGCCACGTAACCTAGGTCTCGTCACCCCCGATGCCCCAAAGGGAAGAGGAAGCCACATGCCACTACATATCCCCACATTTGAATACCACGGCGCTCACATGCCGCCGGTTGACGCCCCTTCTGTCAGGCGATGGGAAGGGCCAGGGTGTACGGCGTTCAGGCACGACCTCATGTCTTCGCGCGTATTGCCTGCCGAGTTCGACCGGTGCGACGTGCTTGTCACGGACCTGCCGTGGCAGAAAGGGTACGCGACATTCAACAAGCGTGCGGGCCTCACCAAGGCCCGCACGTACGCCGCGTTCATGGTGCGGGTCTCCGAGGTCGTGAAGGCCACCACCGTGCCGTTGTACCTGGTAACAGGTCGGCACGCGCTGGTGAAGCTACCGGCACCAGATGTGGTGTTGCCGATGCGGTTAAATGAGGACGAAGCGGTCGCGGTCGGCTATCGGCCAGGGAGTGAGGCGGATGGCCGGTACGGGGTGGCGCCGGAGTTCTTACACGCCTTGGCGCAGCGCTACAACGTCGCAGGGGACTTCTGCTGTGGCTATGGCCGCACGGCCCGGTTCTTCCTGCGTTCAGGCAAGCAGGCTGTCATGTCGGACGTCAACCCGACCTGTATCGGGTATATCTCCCAGTATGCAACCTCATGGAGAGGGACCGGCAATGTCTAACTTCACCGACCAGGCAGCCGACCGGCTGGAAGCCGTCGGCGATCTGACACCAGGCTATGCCGCCGTACTAGTCAACCTCGCGGGCGATATTCGCGCGGCGGGCAACGGGATTGCGTGTGAACATGGCGGCACCGAATGGGCCGACGACCTCGCGGCCGTGTTGCTGGGGATCACTTGATGCCCTGAATCGTCCCTCACCTCCCGTGTCACGACAGGTGGGTGTACCGGATGGTGCCTACCTGTTGGCTCATCTATGGTGGTAGCCATTCGCCAGCGTGACGTGACAGTTCCGGCTGGTAATGACTAAGCAAAGGAGGGTCAGCGGATGGCGCAGAAGGTGCTAGTCGAACTGGTGGACGATCTTGACGGTTCCGTCGGGGATGACATCGAGTCGGTGACGTTCGGACTGGACGGGGTCGAGTACGCGATCGACCTCAACGAGGACAACGCGGAGAGGCTCCGCGAGATTCTCGGCGAGTTCGTGGAGGTGGCCCGCCGGACCGGTGGCCGCATCAAGAGGGGCACATCGGCTGGCGGCAAGAAGCTGGCTCCCCGGTTGACGGTGGTGCCGACGTCGGTGCACCGGCCGAAGGAGGTGACCCAGGCCATCCGAGAGTGGGCAAGGGCAAACGGTCACGATGTCGCGGACCGGGGCCGTATCCCGGCGGCGGTGTTGGAGGAGTACGACGAGGCGCACAAGCCGGCGGTGGCCGACAAGCCCCAGCGGGGTGGACGGAAGGGCCCGGCGGTGTCGCCGCGGTTCACGGGCTGATAGGCACCATCGCACCACTGGCCTCTACCGGATTGGTAGGGGCCAGTGGTGCGTCCGGGGGCAGGCGGGCAGTGTCGAGGGTGGCGAGCGCGTCGGCCCACCACGCGGCGACCTCGGGTATGTCGTCGGGTCGGGGGATGCCGGGGTGAGGCCAGAACTCGGGTTCGACCCCGCACACCACCAAGCGAAAATCACACGCGAACACCTCTGATGCGGCGTCGTGCCACCGGCCACCGGACCCGTGGTGCACGTCAGGCAGGCCGCGCAACGCGGCATATTCGGTGACCACCGCATCATCGCGGGCATGTTTCGCGCCGCGCGCCACCGACAGCATGTACTCCACGTTGTGCCCGTACTCGTGTGCCGCCAAGTAGCGGGTCAGCGCCGGGTGCGGCGGGACTCGTTTCCCGGACAGCACAATCAACCCGGTCGGGGTGTCTTTGACGTAGTCGTCGCCTGCGTAGTGCCCGCCGTCGTGGACGTTGCTGAACCCGTTGGATCGGCCGATCTCTTCGCGGTCCGCGATCCACACCTCAACATTCCATGTGGGTGGGCAGCATCGGGAGACGTGCGCGACCGTTTCCTCCACGACTGCGGTGTCGTGGGGGTAGGCGGGGAACGGGTCGAACGTGCCGGTGATCGAGCCGTGTTCGGGGTGGTACCAGTGGGGCAGCGCTACGGCGTCCCGGAAATGCCAGGTCGCCGCTTTCATTACCGCGAGTTCGTGCACCGTGACCGACGGGTTCGACACAGGCATCCCCCCGGTGTGGTGGTTGGCTACAGGAACACGGACAGGGAAAGGGTCAGGTTCAGCAGCAGGGACAGCATCCGCGGTCACCCCCTCTCGTCCGGTGAGGTCGCCGGGTCGGGCGGCGGGATACCGAGGCGGGTTTCGATGCGGGCCAGGCGGCTGTCCTGGGTGGCGTTGATCGCGGCGACCGTGTCCACGGTGGTGTGCACGCTGGTCAGGGCCTGGTGGTCGGCTTCCGCTTTCGCCACCCGCGCCACATCAGCTTGGTTCGCGACATAGGTGAGCAGTGGCAGCGCCCACAGTTGAATCCAACCGCTGGCCAGGTAGAACACCACGGCCTGGACGTGCGCCGGGAACAGCAGCACCACCAGGGGTGCCACGATGAACAGCCACACCGCGGTGGTCGCGCCAAACAGGACCGCGAGGTGGTTGGCTGCCCACCCGCTGGCCCGCGCTACCGCGCCGCGCCGGGTGGGCATCAGGTCTTGGGGGTGCGGCACCCGAGAGTGCGTGGCCACCACCGCCGTTACACCACCTGCCGGATCGCGAACCCAGGTATGCCCAGGCCAAAGTCTGGGTCGGATGACGCCGGCCGCAGCGGCGACAGCCCGGCGGCCGGACCGATCCACCGGAACGGCTCGTCACAGTCGGCGCAGCGGACGCGAATGTCCGCGCTGTAGGCGTCGACCGGGCCGCCTTCGGTGGCGCACAGCCGGTTTACCTCGACGACGCAGGCGAAGTTTTCGTGCGGGCATGCCCGGTCAGGGTCCATGGCAGGCTCCTGGAGTGATCCTCAGGTGGTGTCGGACTGCACAGGCCGCACCGTGCGGGTGCCGTCCGCATGAGTCCACTCCACCGCGTGCAACACGACCGGGTCCGGTGCATTCGGCGGGTCACGCACGTAGGACGGCGCCATCTCCGCCGCGCCATTGGGCGCGTCCGGGGCGTCCACGTCCAGCACCAGCAGATCCAGCAGCCACCCGGTGGGCCCGGTGACGGTGTCCATGCGGGCGCCGGTGATGTGGTAGCCGTCGGGGAGGTGCAGGATCATCCGCAGCAAGTCGGGGGTGATCTTCAGGGCGACGGTGGGCATCAAACCCTCTCGGGCCAGTGCCACGTACCACCGGGGTAGCCCCGAGGAGGAACCCCGGCGGCGGTGGTTTCGTAGCCGTTGTGGCGATGGCAGCCACCAGTGGCGAGGGGATGGAAGAACACGCCGGTCGGGTTGATGGCGGCTAACCCGACCAGGCCAGGGTCGGCCGGGTCGACCTCGGTGACGGTCGCGGCACGGCATTCGCTGCGGAACTCCCCACCGGGGGTGCCGTAGGACACGTAGTGGACCTGTCGGCCAACAGTGGGGTCCGGTTCGGGCGGCGGAGTGATCGGCGTGTAGGTCGCGGTGATACCCGGCTTCCCCTGAGTTGTCGTCAGATACGACACTCCCTGGTTCGGATTGCTGATAAGGGGCTGCACGGGCGCTCCTTCCTCGCCTCTGTGCGCGTCCAGTGCGCAGTCCGGGCACACCGCAGGGCCGCCACACCGGGCGACCGCATCGGGTGGCGTGGTGGGGTCATCGGCGCCGTACCAGTGGCCGTGGCGGGTGTACGGCATCAGTCGCCAACACCCGATCCGTCTGCCGGTGGGTGCGCAGGGCTGGCCAGAGACTCGATCTCGTCGGCCGCGCGACACAGGTGCTTAGCGAACACCCTCAGCACCGCGGCGAACCGGGCGGTGTCCGGGGTGACCTCAATCTGCAACGGCGGCGTCGACACCAGCCACCCCCGGTCAGTGCAGGGCCAGCACGTCCACCACCAGCACCACCCCGACCAGTACGGTCGCAGCGATATCCAGGAGACGTTGCGCGGCGGCGTGGGTGATCAGCCGGGCCACACACAGCAGAAACACGCCGAGGACCAGCAGGAACGCCAAGACGGTGGCGTCCATTACGACTTGGCGGTCGGGGACGGTTTGGTGGCACCCGCCACGGCGTCCTTGGCGACCTGGACGTCTTCGGCGACCTGGCCGGCCACGAGCTTCTCGTCCGCGACAGCCTGCTGGTGGACGTGCTCCGCGACAGCGTGCAGGGCTTCCTTGAGCTTCTCGGCCCACGGACCGAGGTCCTTTTCGACGCGCTGCACGAGTGCCGCGATTTCCGTCTTGAGCGTTTCCAGGTTGAACGCCATGGGGGTATCTCCCGGCTGTAGGCAGCAAGAAGCCCCCGTCCTGGGGTGGACGGGGGCTTGTCCCTCGGTCGAGGGTTATGTGTTGTGGCGGCGACCGGATTCGAACCGGTGACCTGCGAGTTATGGGCCCGCCGAGCTACCGAACTGCTCTACGCCGCGTTGGCACCGGCCAGCCCGTGACGAACTGGCCGGTACGGGCAACTCTACCCCCGGCGGGACGGCGGAAGGCCCACCGGGGGATCAGTTGACCCCGGCGCAGGGGGGCGCCAGGTCTGCCCCCTCACTGAAGAGGTGGGGGGAGTGTAGATACGGCAAGGACCCCCAGCCGGGTGGTAGCTGGGGGTCCTTGCCGTGGCCGACCCGCCTGATTTCGGGCAGCGTCGGTCAGTCACGCGACACTCTACAGTCGACAGACCGCACCGCAACTACTCCACCTGGTGCGGCGTGTCGCGGGGTGAATGGTCATGCGGCAACCGTCGAGTCCAACCATGGCCACGTCCCGTTCCGGCCGGCTTCCAACAGGGGCAGGAGCCGGAATGTGGCGTCGGTCAGGCCGCCCAACTCGTGCCGGTTGCCGGACCCCGACGGGATGACGCCCTTGGCGTAGCCGGCCAGATTGAAGCCGTACACCGGGACGTTGTCGGGTACGAGGCGGGTGACCGGCACGGTCCGGCCGTGGATGTCCAGCGCGGTGTAGCCGTAGCCGGGGACGGGGGCGGTGGGCATGGTTTGCATGTCGGAGATCAACACCACCCGGTCGTGCCCGTTGTAGGTGGCCTGCACTGCCGGTCCGATGCGGGTGCCGTGCCCGACCTCCCCGATGCGCTGGCAGAACGCCTGCACCTCCCGCAACACTGACGCACCGGACGGCACGCGGTGCCGGAACACGCCGTCAGCGAAACCGTGCAAGTCGACCTGTTCGCCTCGTGCGGCCAGCGCCACCCCGAACAGGGCTGCCACTTCCACGTTCGTCATGGTCGACTTGCCGGACACGCTGGCCTGCATGGATGCGGAGGTGTCGACCAGCACGAGGGTGCGGCCACCGAACCGGGGCAGGTTCGACAGGGAGTGCTGCAGTGCCTGCTCCAGGGCGTGACCCCACCGCAGCGACGGCGCCGCCTTGTACGCCGAGTAGAACCGGTACGGGAACTGGCGGGATCCGGCGATCTCGTCGGGGTTCGCGAACTGGGCCAACACCGGTTGGATCACCGTGTCGGGCACACCGGCCTGATCAAGGTTCCGCAGGTTCCGCAGCCGGGCCATGATGCCCATCGACGGGAGGCTCGCCGACCATGCCGCCGCGTCCATCGGGCCCTGCAACCATCCGGCCAGCGCTTCCCACGTGATGCCGGCGCGCCGCAGCAGGTCGGGGTCTTCCAACACGGTGCGGCGTTCGTCCACGGGCATCGCGAGCAGGGTCGCCCGCCGGGTGAGGGTGCCCAACGTTTCGGGGATGGGTGTGTCCCGGTAGGGCTGGCCCACGATGTACCCGAACAGGTCGTGTTGCCACTCGCCGCGGAGGTGTTGCGCCGCGCCGGCACGGTCGCCGGGGTGGCACAGGTTCAGGAGGTCCGCGAACCGCACCCCCCGCGATTCGGAATCCCATTTGACGTAGTTGAACTCGGTGCCCAACCGGAGGATGGCGTCCCCCACACCGCGTTTGACGGGCTTGGGGAGGTTCCGGCCGTACCGGTTCACCCAGTACGCCACCAGTTCGCCGGGTTCGTCGGCGCGCCGCAGGACGCTGTCCACAACGGTGCGGCCCGCGCCGCGTTCCCGCCGGCTGTGCGCGTCCTCCACCACCCCGGCGTCCAGCCGGGCCTTGACGAACTCTGCGGCACCGACGATCGCGGCCGTGCGGATGTTGCCGTCCCGGCGTAGCCACGCCAGGAACTGGGCGACCCACGTCGGGTCGGTGAGGGTCACGGTGCGCACCAACTGCCGGTACCGGTCGCCGCGGTCGGCGCCGGTCTCGTAGAAGCTGTCCTCCTCGACCAGGCTGGACACGGCGGTGAGGAACAGTTCCGCGCGGGGTTCGCGGGTGTAGCCGGGCCCGCCTTCGTGGGTGACGGCGTCCGGCGTGCTGGTGCTGGTGGTGGCGAACGGGGATGTGCGGGTGGCACCGGGCGGGCGCCGAAGGTTGTGCTTTGCCACGTGCGGGGCTCCAAACAGTCACGTGGGGGCACGTGACGTGCAGGGCAGGCCCGAGGTCTTCGTGATTCGACGGCAGCGTTTCTTGTTGTGAAGTAACTGTCATCAGCGCACCGGGCCAGCACCCACACGTGGTGCCTCCCGAGGTCAGGTTGATCACGGCGCCGGCCCCGCAAAGGACCGGGGTGAGGATTCGAACCCCGCCGGTTGCCCGGATTTGCCGAAGTAGCCGTGGTCGTCGCACCGGGAGGTGCGTGTCGTGTTGGAGCCGCCCGAGATAAGAGAGCTGGTGAGCGGTCTGGTGTTCCCGGATCGTGGCCGGGGACACCCGCGAGCATGTTTGGCAGCGGAAGGAACGCTCACCTGCGCACCGGGAGGCATGCAAGTCGGTGGTGCCCGAGGTCAAGTCGACGGCGGTCGAAGCGCTCTACCGTTGAGCTACGGGGGCGAACCCCCGAAAGGACTCGAACCTTTAACCACTCGCTTAACAGGCGAAGTAACCGCTGTCTGCGCACCGGGCACCAATGAAGTTGTGGGGACAGGCTCCCGAGGTCAGGTGGCCTGGCGGCGGGTGTTCGCTTGTGAAATCGAAGTAGCCGCTGGGTCGCGCACCGGGAGATCATCCGGCGCGGACGGTACCTCAACCACGGCGCCGGCGCCTGCTGTTTCTCGTTCGACACGCCAGCGAGCCAGTCCATCCAACACCGCATCGAGCCGGAACAGCCCGGAGTGTTCGCGGGGGATGCGGCCCCTTTTCCACCACTGCCACACCGTGCCGTACTTCTCGCCCAACGCGGCAGCGAGGTCGGTGAGGGTGAGCAGTTCGGCGTCCGTGTGCTGCGGCGCCCCGGTGATCCACGTTTCGCCGAGTTCCACCGCAGCCTGGTCCAGGGCGGCGCACCGGTCCGGTGCCTCCGTGGCAAGGGCGGCACGGTACTCCCGCGCGATGCACCGGGCCCGATCCACGGCGGTGTCTGCAGGCCGGGGCCAGGGCCGCCGGCGGGTTTTGATCACGCCACGATGGGGGCGAGGGGCCGCGACCGGGCCAGCGCGGACACCAGGATGGTGTAGTCCTCTCCGGTGTAGACGCGGTGACAGGCGGCGCAGTACACCGACGCGTCGCCGTTGTCACGGCACAGTGCGCGGCGCTGGCACGCGGGGCACGGTATGGGCTGGCGGTGCACCAGGCGGGTCATGCCGGTGTAGTGGCGGGCCCGGCGGTGCAGGTCGATCACCGCGACCGCTCCGTCCACGCCGTCCCGGAGTTCCGGGCCAGCGTGCAGGCCACCGTCGTCCCACACCATGACGGTCCAGTCGCGGACCGCCAACATCGCGGACAGTGCATGACCCAGGAGGCGGGTGGCGCGCTGCAGGACCGCGCCGGGCCGGGTGTGGTGGGCCACCTCGTGGCTGTCCCAGTCGACCCCGAGTTGTTCCGCGACAGGTTCGGCCCAACAGCTTGTTTCCCACACCATCGCGGCCTGCAGCGCCTCGATCGGCAGGCGTAGGGGGGTGGGGAGTTCCCGGGTGGTGGCGACGGGTTCGTTCAGGGCTGACACCGACGACTTCCCGATGATCATGTTGAGTTCGGTGTAGTCCATCGGCAGGTCGGCCAGGCAGCACGCGAGGTGCCGGGTGCAGGCCGGGCACAACCCCAGCGACGAGTTGATGGCGGCCCCGACCCGGATGTACCCGTCGATACCCGAATCCCACCAGTCCCATTCGGCGCACCGATCGGCGCGGTAGCAGCGGTACAGCATGGCGTCCGAACAGGACAGGGCGGTATCGGTCACAACGGGACTCCGATCAGCGCTGGGCAGTCACACTCCGTAAAACAGCAGCCCGCACACCACCAGCACGGTGACCGACAGGGAAACCAGAAGGCACGCCCCGATCGTGCGCCACCAGTCCACCGCCGATTACCTCCGCCGACCCGACATACCGCCATGTTCGGGGCGTCGCGAACAACACTACCCAGACATGCCAGCACCCCCCGACGTTGACGCTGTCGGGGGGTGCTGGGTGTAGCCGGGGCAAATCGAGGGGGGTACCGCCGAGCCTACCGGCGTCGCCCTGTCCTCGCCACACGCCGCCACCAGGACTGCCGCGGCACGGCCGGGTGGAACCGTATCGTCACCACACCCACCCAGATGTAGCCGACGACCCCGAGAACACCGGTCACACAGGCCAGGCCGGTGAGGATCAGGCCGTGCCGCGCCCAGTGCCGCCGATACACCTCGTCCGCGACATCTCCCACCGAATCGCCGCTACCCACGTACCCCTCCCCCTTTGTATGCCTGCCAGCATGTCTCGTGGAACACGGCGCACATCCGGTCGTGGGTGCCGGCGAACACGACCACCACAACCCCGCCCATCGGTTTGGCGCATTCGGACCAGGCACACCGTAGCTTCCCTGGGCCTGATGGGGGACACAAGTCGGTGTAGCCGTATCGCCACACCCCACCTGTGTCCGGATTGGTCACGGGCGCCAGGACGTGTCGGTCGCACCCGCTTCCTCCAGGGTGGTGCCAGCCTCAGTCAGCACCGACGCCAGCGCGGCCTGTGCTGTCGCCTGCCGCGTGGTTCTCGCCCGGGGCAGGCCGGTCACTTCGCCGACGCCGGCGTAGAGCCGGGACCGGGACGGGGCCTCCGCCGGCGTGATGCCGGTGTCGGGATGCCAGTCCGGCACCCACACCACGCCCGGCTGCACCAGCCGCAACCCATCGAACAAGGCCGTCACCTCCGCCAGGGTGCGGACCGCGGTGTGGTTCTGCGACTGTTCGTCGTACAGGTGCGCCACATCCATCACCGCCGGGTCGCTGTCCGCGGTGCCGTGCGAGATGACCACCACCGAGCCGGGCGCCAGGTCGGCCCGGATCTGCCGCATGATCCCGGCAGGATCGTCCGCAGCCACGACGAAGTGCATGACTGCGGCCAGCACGACGGCCACCGGCTCCGTGAAGTCGATCAACCGTAGGGTGACGGGGTCGTCCAGGAACGAACGGGGGTGCCGCAGGTCCGCCCCGACCACGCCGATACCGGCCATGTCCTTCAGGATCAGTTCGCTGTGCGCCACCGCGACCGGTTCGTTGTCGACGTACACGATCCGCGCGTACGGGTCCACCGACCGCGCGACCTCGTGTGTCGCGCCGACCGTGGGCAGGCCGCATCCCACGTCGATGAACTGGGTGATGCCCTGGGTCCGGGCGCACCACCGGACCGCGCGTTGCAGGAACCGGCGGTTGGCGAACGCCGCGAACTGGGCATCCGGAACCAACTTCACCACCTGTTTGGCCAGTTCACGGTCACACGCGAAGTGGTGCGCACCACCCAGGTAGTAGTCGTACAGGCGGGCCGCGCTCGGGGTGTCGGTGTCTATGGTCGGCGGGATCCAGTCGGACGGCGGGGGATAGGGCATCGGGAGGCTCCTTTTCGGGTTCGTGGTGGGAGTGGCGTTGCCGTGGACGGCCCCCCGCCGTCTCGGTGGTGTGATGGGATGGTGCCGGATTACCGGCCCGTAGCGGCGCTCTCAGCCGATGTTTCTGCATCACTGCTGGTGGGGGCCACAGTGTTGATGTCCATGGTGAAGGCTCGGGGCGCGCGGGATGGGTACTTCGCCTGCAACGTCCGGTAGCGGTGTTTCGCTGACACGCCCGCACCGGCCGGTGCGTACCCGAGCGCGTCGCCGATCTCATTCCACCCCACGCCCGCGTGGCGTGCCGCTTCGAGCAGGGTCAACTCGGCGTCTTCCATGCGGGTAACGAACGCCTCCCGGGCCGGATTGACCAGGATCAACGCGTCCAGCACATCTGCCACGGTCGGCACGGGCAGGTTCACGGCTTGGCGAAGCTGATCCGTTTCCACCAGGTTCATCGCTACCTCGCTGGGCGCCTCCGTGATACCCACGTACCGGTATTGCGACGCGTACCGGTCCTCGATGTGCTGTTCAGCAGCCTTCACCATTTCCGAGTACCGCCAGCGGGCCTTCACCACAACTCCCGCGCGGTCACCTTGGCGGACCGGCGGGCTTGATCGAACAGGAACAGCGCGCGACTGAATCCTTCGACCTCGCCGTGATGGATGTAGAAATCGTTGTGCAGCCGGTCGTACTCCATCGTTCCGCGTTGCAGCGTTCGCATCGCTTCATGCACCTTGTCCGCCTTGGCACTGGCGTCAACCAAGCCCTGGTACAGGCTGGCGCGTAGGGCATCCAACCCGGCATCGGTGAGAGCCATCGTCACACCTCGTCATTCCCGAGATGACTGGCGGCGCTGGCGGCGCGTTCCATCACCGCGCCCATCGAACCGGCGGCTCGGCGGGCCTCGCCCAATGCTGCCGACACGGCCAGGGCGGTGCGGTGCGCCGGATAATTCCCGTTCCGGCGGTCGTCGTACAGGCTCGGGTCGCCGGCCTGCTGCTCCATGAACTGCGCCAACTGGTCCAGCAACTGGGGGAGCAGGCCCGCCATGCTGGCCAGGTTGCTGGTCACCCGGTACGCGGTTGCGGCGTACGGCAGGGACCTGCTGTAGCCGGTGGCGTTGTTCAGGTATCGGACCAGGCGGCCCAGCGCCACCGCCGCAGCCTCGACGCTGTCTGCGGAGTGCGGGCCGTCGAAAGGCCACACACTGTCAACGAGCCACTCGGGATTGTCGTAGTCAACCTTGAATCGTGCCATGTTGTGCTCCTGTTCTGTCGTGGTGGAAGGTCTTGTCAAACGGTGATGGTCTTGCCGGACTCCAGCGTGACCGAGATCGGGCAGTTGCAGTCCGCGACGCAGTTTGCGCCGCACTTGTGGCATCGGTTGCAGTACGGGGAACCGCCACACATGCAGCAGTGGTCGATCACGTATTGGCCTCCCCCGCCGCAGCGGAAGCAACTCCCGGTGCCGTCGTAGTCGTCGGCGTCCTCACAGTCGCAGTCAGTCCATTCGGCGTACGGGCAACAGTCGGGGTACTCATCGCCGTCAAGGAACTCGACCGCGGTCACGCTCATCGCATCCTGTTCTTGTGGTGGAAGGGTGTTACGGGTTGGTTGGTGGCCCCAGCAACGCTCGGGACACCTTGTGCACGGGGGACCGGTCGAGCCTGTTGCGGGCCCGGTCGTACCGGCGGGTGGTTCGCGGGTCCTTGTGGCCCATCGCGTCCTGGACATCGTCGATGCTGGCCCCGCCGTCGAAAGCGAGCGTTGCGAACGTGTGCCGCAGTGAGTGTGGCGACAGCTTCGCCGCGCCCGGAATGTCTGCGGCAGTGGCGATGCGCTGGACGGCACGGAACAGCCACGCCGGGTCGGGTCGGGTGCCGTTCGAGGTCGGGAACAGTGGCCCGGTGGTGCGCTGTTCCCGCGCGATGTAGGCGTCGATCACGCGGGCCCCGTCGCCGAGCGCGAGCTTTTGCAGCTTCCCACCCTTGCGGGTCACGGTCAGTGTCCGCACTCCCCGGTCGTAGCCGAGATCTTCGACCTGGGCGGCGCTGATCTCTTCGAGCCGGCCGCCGGTGCACAGCATCAACGTCACGATGGCATAGTCCCGGTCGGCGGCTTTCCACATCGTTGTCAGCCGCACTGTTCGGCGACCAGCCGCTGCCGCCGCTTCGAGGCGTTGGTGGTGTTCTCCGGCGAGCCGTTCAGCGGTGGCCACCATGCGCTGTGCCTCGTCCAAGGTCAACCCGGACGTGGGGGAGTAGTCCGGGTCCACCTTGGGGCGCTTCGCCTTCTCGGCCGGGTTGCGGTCGATCGCCCCGACTTGTTCGCAGTACGTGTAGAACGAGCTGACGACGGCGAGGCGGTGAGCAACCGTGGATGCCGGCGCCCCTTCGGTTTCCAGCGTCCGCCGGTAGCCGTTGACGTGGTCGCGGGTCACAGTGAGCAGACCGGTGTCCGGCACCCCGCGGTCAGCGAGGAATGTGGCCCAGTGAAGGAAGCCGCGACGGTAGGCGGCTTCCGTGTTGACGGAGTGCGCGGCGTCCAGCAGCCACCCGCTGAACAGTTGGTACAGCGGGTGGCTGCGGTCGTATTCGGTGGCATCCGCCGTGCCGGAGCGGACGAGGTCGGTCACCACATCAACTCGTGTACAGCGGCAGGGTTCTCGGTGGCCAGTTGCACGAGTTCGCGCGCGGTCATCTCCCGCTGTTGCGCGCCTTCCCATACCAGTTGGGGTGCAGCCGCGCCGACCAGGAGTTGCAAAGTCGTTGCACAGAACTGCGCCATGATCCCCGCGTCAGTGGCGTGTGCTGAACCCGCCTTATTCGCGGCGACCAAGGCTTGCTGGTAGGTGGCCATCAGACACCGGCCTGCGGGTGCCAGATTTGGACAGTGGCCCAGTCGAGCGCCTCGGCACTTTCGGCCACCATCGCAGCAGCCGACTTGAGATTCCACGAAGACGGGTAAACGCCGTTCTTGGACAGCACCTCGCCGGTGGCGATGACCTCGACGCCGTATCCGGGACGGGCGGATCGGAACGACCCTCGGCGACCGTTCTCGGTCCAAGTCACGCCAGCGAGGCTAATGGCCCGGTGCGTCGCCGTAGTGGTAGTCATTCGAACCTCCGTGGTTGTGGATCTCTTCGTGGTGTCTAGAGACATCATAACATGCATTATGGAGACTGAACAGAGTGGTCCGGGGGACCGATCCGTTTCGCTGATTACCGAACTGGGCAGACCGCCCTGTACCCGACCGATCGGCCAGAACCCCCGATAAGCAAGGTTATCGGGGGTTACCCACCGTCCGAGAAACCTTGTTCCCGTAGTTGACATCTTCGTGCCCTACGGCTATCGTTGTACCCGTAGGGCACGAAGGTAACTCCACAGAGACCAGGTCCCCCATGAGCACCGTCACCCACATCAAGGCCGCCCACTACGCGATGGTCATCCAGGCCGCGATTGCTCCCGAATTGGCCGCCAATGCCGAACGCCGGAACGCCTATGCCTTCCGCACCATCAACGCATGGGTAATCGATGACCACACGATCGGCCTGACCGCCAGCGGAGACGCCTCCACTGCCGACGCTTGTTGCACGATCGCAGTGGACCACGCCTTCTGTGCGCTGGAAGGCAGCCCGTATGACATGCCGCTGGAACAGGGCTACATCAGCAGCTGGCACAACGGAATGATCACTTACAGTTGGTGACCTTCCACAACACCCCCGGAGAGGCCCTCCCCGGGGGTGTTCGTCATAGAACAGGAGCAACGCCGTGACCACTCTCCACCTGTCCGACTCCGACATCGCCCAATGGTTCGGCGTTGAGCCGAAAACCGTGTACCGATGGGTACAGCGCTTCCCCGTCGACTCGTCACACCCGTTCCCTACCGCTGACGTGTCCGTCGGTACCGTACGGCCGGTGCTCGGATGGCTCCCCGCTCGCCAGCAAGAGATCCGGCAGTGGCACGCCAGCCGGCCCGGCCAGGGATCGGGTGGCGGTCGCCCGGCTGCCACATGATCTTAATTGTGTGGCAGCAGAACCGGACTGTTCCCGAGATGCGCTAGCGGCCAGATCCACCGTGATCGGCTCATCCGCCATCAACCGGGTGACGTTCTCCCCGGACAGGCCCAGCAGCACGAAGGGCCGCCCGTCGCCGGTCCGGCCGGTCGCCTTGATCACCGCGTGCCTCCTTCTACACTCCTGGGCATGACCCGCCTTGGCCCCCCATCAGCAGCCGAATACCTTGCCATCATCGACACGTGGAACGCCGAGACGCAGCGGCTGTGCAGTGAGCAACCCGAGCAGGCCGCCGTGCGCCAAGCCCTGCTCCATGCCGAGAAGCGCACCCATGAACGCGGATGGGACGGACCACCCGAAGTGTTCACCCTCGGTCGGCACCGGGGCAAAGTGCACTACAGCCGGCAGGACGAGTTCACCAGCATGGTCCGCGACTTGCCGCAGCGTCCGCCCGCCACCCTCGAGGCCATCGCCGCCATTATGGAAGCAGCGCGCACTGAAGCCACCCAGGGCGGCATGACTGACGATCTCATCACCAACCGTCAAGGCGCCGTCTTTCAGGGCATCGGGTTCATGTTCGAGGGCTGGATGGTGTTGGGCACCGACAGTGTTGCCGCCAACAAGTACACCGATGCCCTTGCCAAGGAGCACCTCCTGAAAACCCACCCCGACCGGCGAGAGGTGCGGATAGTGTCGTATGCGGCGCGCGACGGCTACGTCTGGGATGTCCAGCGCTTTCGCCGCCAACCCGACCTGGCGTTGCCGCGCTACACCCGCGTTCTCACCCAGGACGATGACGACCCGACCGCCGGATCGGTGCCGCGGTCCTTGACCCGCATGTGCAATGCCATCGCGAGCAACCCGGTACCCCTGGCGTCGTACGGCGAGATCGTCTGACCCAACAGGGTGTCCTACGCTGTTCCGCCGCGTGCTCAGTAGCGCCACGCCCGGATCGCCTCAAGGTGGCCTGCGTTCAGCCCGGTCCGCTCGTCAACCGGGACCAGCAAGGTCGGGGCGACATCGGCGGACCGGAGTTTCGCCCACGTGTAGTCGGCGGCGTGGAACTCGTCGTCCAGCCACGCCAATGGCCGCTGGCCGGCGTAGGCGGCGATGCGGGACGCCTTCCAATGCGCCACGACCCGGATCGGTTCCACGCCAGTCATGTCAACCACTGGGAGGTCCGGCAGGCCGATCGCCGGGCCGACCCACCGGTTCGCTTGCTCGCCGTGCCCGGTGGCCCACGCCAGTTGGGCGTTGAGGTCGTGGGCGAGTTCGAGCAGCATCCGGCCGTGGTCTACGTCCAGCCAAGGGGCGAGGACACCATCCACGTCCAGCGCGATCACCAGGTCGTTGGCGCCCATCACGCAGTGCCTGCCTGGCGCGCGGTAGGGCTCGGCTTGCAGTTAAACCGGCCCTGGGTGTTGCAGCTCGAACAGTCACAACTGGCGTACGACGGATGGATCGCTGCCGGGCCGGAACAGTTCGCGAGTTCGGTGCACTCGTAGGTGCCGTCGTTGTGGTTCGTGATGTGGCCAGCGCAGGACAGGGTGGCGCGGCGCTGGGTCGGGTCGGCCTGGACCCACTGCTGTTCGTACTGTGCCGCCGCTGTCCAGCACTTGCCGCGGAGGTGGAAGGTCACTGGCGGTCCGGCGGGGATTTCCATGTTGTCAGCGAACGTCAATGACTTCTGGCGGCCAGTGACGGGTTCCTCGCAGGCCGGGCACACGCCGGGGTTTTCGAATCGGGTCATCCGGTCCAGTTCGCGGGTGGCGAAGCGCTGCCCCATCCGTTCACGACACGGCGGGGGCTCCCCGCACAAGGCGCACACCGGGTAGTGCTCATCCTGGTACACATACCAGGTGGTGAAGGAATGGTGCCGTAGGTGCTTGTCGTGGTTACGTGCCTTGACGTCGTCGCTGGTGATCTGGACCGGGCGGATGACAACCACGGCGGGTTCCGCCACGTTCCGGTAGGCCGGTTTCACGCCGCGTACCGCTTGGTGGTCGTGTTCGGTCCACAAGTCGGCAGGTACCGGGTTGACCTCGATCACGCGCCACACGGCGTGGTCGTAGGCGACCAGTCGACCCGGTTCCGGCGGGTGGTGCATGGACATGGTGTTGGCTGGGAACCACCTATCGGGCCGGCTGGCGGGGAGCATCCAGTTCATACCCGGTCCCTCCCGCCGAGGCGCAGCGAGTGCGCCGAGTACCGCCACGGCTCCGGTAGCACCGCCCGGTGCACGGCACGCTGCACCGCGTCGTTGATGGCGTCCCCCGTCATGCCGGCGTGCCGAGGAGTGTCGTAGCTGGTGATGGACCAGAACAGCGGCCCGGACAGCACTGGCGCACCGACAGCCATTGTGAGCGCGGTCAGCCAGTCCTGGTGCCACTCCCCCAGGTCGTACTCAAACCCGACCAGCCAATCCGGCGGAGGTTTGCCGGCGGCTATGTCAAGCGCAGCCCGCCATCGGCTTGCCTCCCTGTCATCGTATGGGATGAACCAGGCCGGCGTGATGTCCTCGATGCGCACAGCGGCCACTCGGGAGCGGGGGGCGGCCCACGCCCACGTCAACGCCAGCAGATACCGGTCCCGGGTGCCGGCCAAGGTTTCGGGGTCGCAGGTGGCGATGAGGTGCCGCAGGTTGTCGCGGGTGAGGCGAGCCATCCTGTTCTTCATCGCGCCACGTCCGGCAGTTCGTCGTAGACACCAACGAGCGTGGCGTGCACGTCGTTCTCATGGCAGGGAGTCAGGATGTCGTCGTCGGGCCATTCGGTCATGTCCTCAACGAGGAGGTCAGCGTCGGCGTCCTTTTCGAACCGCAGCACCACGAACTTCACTGTGGCACCGCGTCTCGCGGGTCGTTCGGGCCGTGCGCAGCGGTGCAGCCGACGTCGCCGCAACCGAGGTGTGGGTGTGCGCGTACGTGGCCGAACTGGGCGCAGCGTTCACAGTGGCCCGGGTCGCCGACGTACTGCCGGTCTGGGTTGGTGCCGCAGAGCGGATGGGTCGGCGGCGGCGGGTGCTGGAGCACGGGCATCGTTTGGCCTCCGGGCGTGTCGTGGCGAGTGGGGTCAGCGGGTGGCGAGTTCGCGGCGGACCGCGGCGTGAGGCTTGGACACCTGCCCGCGCTTGCCAAGCATCGCGGCGCGGTCGGCCAGTTCGATGTCGGCCGCGAACAGGTCGTCAATGGTCATGGTGGCGATGGCACGAGGGTTGAGGATGGCCCGGTCGGCTGGGTGATTCCCCGTCATCGTCATATCCGTAGCCTACCCCGCTGACTCCCGAAAAACAACGCCTACGGGAGTTAGAGTAGGTCTCTCGCGGACGAGCCCGGGCCGATTTCGGCGGCCCGGGCTCGGGATCGGGTGCCACGCAGAGCTGAACTGCCGGCACCGTAGACGACACCCTGAAGGGGGTTGCCGACATGCGCGACAGTAGCAAAGGTCGGATCCTGCCATGACCATCTACGCTGCGCCCTGTGGCAGACACCCTCGCGATCACCGACCTCGCCCCACCGATCGAAGCCGCGTGCCGGCGTGCGGGCCTGCTACTGAACCGTGCCGTGAACATCCCCACCGGCACCGTCGTCGCGGCCGTCGCGGTCACCGAGAAAGCCCTGTACGGCGGGGCGTCACTGTGGCTATCCGGGACCAGCAATGTGCACGCCGAAACAGCCGCGATCACCTCCGCGTGCAGCGCAGGCGACCCGGCGATCACAGCGATCTGCCTCGCGGGGCGACGGGGCGACGGGACCTACACCGACCACGTCACACCGTGCGGCGGGTGCGGCCAACTCCTCACCGACCTCGCCATCTACACCGGCCACCCCATCACGATCTACTCGCCGGACAGCCAACTCAACCGGGTCCGAGTGATCCCCCACATCGACCTGTTGCCTCACGCCTACGTGTCCCGCCGGTTGTCGAATGCGAGGATGGCGTCGTGGCCAGCGCCAATGGAGACCAAGCCTTCCTGATCTGCCTGACGGCGGACACCATCCCGCCGCTACCGAGCATGCAGCGTCGCTGCATCCCGTGCCTTGAGAAGCACGGGACAGTCACCGAACTGTGGGTCAGCCACGCCATGGTCGACCCGGTCGACAGTGGCGGCGTGACACCGATCTGCATGGCTTGCACCGAGGTCTCCATGGATGCCCGGAAGGAGTGGTCCGCGATGGTGGCACCCGAGCAGGTTGCGGACCTGGCGAATCTCGGCCTGCTCGGGTTCGCGGACCAGTTCACAACGCACGTCAACCGGACGCGTCGCTGGCCGGGGTCTCCCCGTGCGTAACCGGGTCGCGGGCTGGTGGTTGAGTCTCGCCCAGCGCGTGTACGGCCGGGACCGGCTCGCCGACGAGTCGTGTCTGTGTTGCCGGACCCCCGGCGAGGTGGGTGTGGACTGGCGTGCCCGCCTCGCCGGATGGATGTTGAGGCTGCACCGGTTCTAGGTTGCCAGCACTTCAGCCAGCGCCAGGGATCCGGCCACGTCGGCGGCAGTGTGGATGCTCGGTTCGAGGTGTCCAGAGGTGCGCGAGTGGAAGACTCGGTTGTCGGGTAGGAGGTACCAGCGTGCACTGTTGGTGCGTCCCCGTTCCGCGAACACGCGGGCGCCAGCGAGATCCAGGGCAGCCATTTCGTTAGCCAGCCTTTCGTAGGTCTGCCATCGGCAGTTCGGTCAGCAACCCGGACAGGGTCACGTAGTGCGCCGTATGCACGCTCAATTCCAGGTGGCCCGGTCTGCGGGAGTGCCACACGTGGTCGGCTGGGCGTTGGCCGGGGATGATGTACCAGCGTTCGGTGGTTGTGTTGTACCGCTCCGCGTACACGCTGGCGTTGGTGAGGTTCGCCGGCGGCGCGGCAGCATTGGCCTTGGCGTCGAACTCGGAGGTCCAGCGGCGGGCAGCCATGAGGGTGCCGAACCACTGCTCACCCCACTCGCCGCGCTTGGTCACGATCCACGGGGTCGTGGGCATCTCTTCGCGGCTGTAGACCCAGCGGTTGTCAGCGGACACGGCGCCCCAGATCTGGAGTTGGCCAGTGCGTAGGTTGCGTCGCCGGTCCGTTGTCACCTTGTCCAGCGGTGTCGGCTGGCGGGCTGGCTTGGCCATCAGAGGTGGCCCCGACCGTGGTTTTCCCCGCCGCAGGAACAGTCGCAGGCCGGGCCGGTGGCGCCCATGCACTTGCCGTTGCAAACCTTCTCCGCGTTGCGGGTGAACTGGCCGCCTGTGAAGGTTACGACCCGCTTGTGTTCGGGACATTCGAACCCGGCGCGCCGCATGGCGTCGGCCCAGTCCTTGCCACCGAGGTAGTACAGCGGCCAGTCGCGGCCGTTGGCGTCCAGCACGGTCAGCACGTCGCTGCTGGGGGTCGTGTAGCGCTTGAGGTGCGGGGTGGTGGTCTCTTCGATGACGCGGCGGTGTTTGCAGCCGGTGATGGGGCAGCGGCCGAAGTAGCGGAGGGTCGTGGCGGCCATGTGATGCTCCTTGCGGGGGTCTTCGTGGTGTGCCCCAAGCATAGCCTGCCCACTCCCGTAAAGCAAGGGTTACGGGAGTTGGGTCGGGTGTTCGGCATCAGCGGCCAGCCACTCCCGCACCGACGGCATGTGATCCGCCGGGCACCACACCAACTCCACCGGAAACCCGTTCTCGTCGCGCCGGGTCGTGTGCCAGTGCGGCCGGTCCGGCTCTGTCGGCAACGGCTCCCCCGCCGGTATGAAACGGCACGCCCGTTTGATGGAGACACTGTCGATGCCCCACAGCGTTTGGGACCGGACCCGACACGGCCGCCCGTGGTGCTCCCACCGCCCAGACGGGAACGCCCGCGCTGGCCGGCCACACGCACCGCACCGGCCCTCCTGGGGCCACATCGCAGTCACTGCCAACAGCCGTCAACTTTCGTCAGGATCTGTCAACGCGCCGTCTGTCGAGTGGCAGCGTGCCGGGTCGAAGCCCTGCACCACGGGCACCACAACCGCAGCCGCGCGTGCGTCGAATAGACGTGCCGCAACACCCCGTACGTCAGCCAAATCCACAGCGCCGGCGGAAACACGAACCCCGACAGCCGCCACCACCACACCGCGCCCTGCGTAGTCGCTGCAACCAGAATCAGCATCACCAGCATCACGGCGGTCAGCACGCCGGGGGTGAGCCGGTGGTAGCGGCGCAACACCTCCGACCGCCCGGCCGCGACATCCTCGTCGCACCATCCACACGACCGCGCGTCATGCCGTTTGGTGGCACTCCACTCAGTGCCGATGTACCACCCCGACAAGAAGACCAGCAGCAGTCCCGCCAGCACGGACGCCACCGAATCGTCCACCGCTGCCAGGACTGCGGCGCCGGTTACCAGTGCCAGCACGGGCCCCACCGGGTGGTGCACCATCCACCGCTGTGCGGCTACCGGCAGGACCATCATGGCGTCATGCTAGCTGGCATCGTTCGGCCGGTTGGCGTAACTCGTGGGTTGGCGCCTGTCCGCAGGGCTGCCGGATGCAACGGGTGCGACCTGCGGTTTCCTAGCATAAATACCCACCGGTAACCGGCTGGGTTAGGTGCCCGGTTGGATCCGGATGGAGTAGGCCCGCGGGTAGTGGGCGCCGTTGGGCGGGTTCGCGTTGCCGGCGAACGTGATGAGGGTGCCCTCGTCGAGCCGGGTGTGACCGCAGGGAAGGTCGTGGTCGGAGACGAACCAGCACTCCCCGGCGAGGTCGGTGGCGAAGCCGTAGCGCCGGTCGGGTGGCCAACTGTGGATGATGCCGGCCCGGCGGTCGGTTTGTAGGTCGGCGTGTTCGAGGGTTTGCCGGGCGGCGTGGCGGGCGAAGTCGTCGGGTCTCACGCGGAGGGCGGCGCCAAGGTAGCGGGTTTGGTTGGTGTGGTGTGCCCGCCCGTACTGGTCGGCTGCATGTTGGGTGTCGAACCGGTCGTCTACCGCGATTAGGTTCGTGCCGTCGTAGAACACCGCATCATAGTGGATCAAGGGTTGGGGGTCTCTCTGTGACGGCGGGTGTTGCGGTAGATCCACGGCCCGTGCCCGTCGAGGCGGATGGCGCCGCACGCGCACCGTTCCGCATCCACCAGGTCATGTGGGGTGTAGAGGGTGGACCAGGGTGTGCAGCGGAGCCAGCGGCGCGGGATGGGGGCGTCCCGCCACGAGGCGTCGCCGCGGTCGTGGACGCGGTCGCTGTCCTGGGGCCAGCGGGTGAGAGAGTGCGGTATCACCGGGTTGTTCACGTCGCTGGCCGGGTCGTCGCCCGGCGAGTAGAAGCGTCCCATTCTGTTCCGATCCGTTCTACGGCCTTGCTACCAACCCGGTCATGGTTCCATGCTGGTGGTGCGTCCTCCTCTCTCTCTGTGGTCCCAGGCGGGTCGGCGTTGGTGAACAGCGGTGGCGGGCCCTGGGTCCAACGGGGCCCGCCACCGAGTCAGGTCCGCGCCGGGCGTTCGAGTTCGTCGGCCAGGTCGATGCCGTCATCGGCGAGGTGCCGCAGCAGGTCAGCGGACAACTCGATATGGACTGTGGCCGTGCCGGCAGGATGGTCCAGTTCGGCGGTGATGACCGCGAACCCCGCGTCGTCTGGTTTGTACAGGGTGAACTCGGCGGCGGTGTCGCCGATGGCTTGGCGGTAGACGATGCCGTCCCCCTCGGTACGGCGGTCCTCGCGGGTGGTATGGGGGATATCGGTCACGTGCGGCTGACTCCTTGCATGGTGTTGAGTCGGCGCAGTCGCCGGTACTTCTCGTCGGTGGTGTGCCGGTCCCACTGGGCGCGAGGATCGTCGCTGTGAACGACGGGCACGGACCCGACCAAGTCCCGGTCGTCAGGGTTGATGTGCCAGGACAGTTGCCCCGTGGGGCTATCGATGTACAGGACTGGCCAGTCTGGTTCGTTCGGGTCGTTGTAGGACAACACCGACGGGTATAGGCGGGCAAGGTGCGCCACGAGATGGGTTCGTTCGCGGTACACACCATCGCGGGCCGTGTCCCCCGATAGCGGGAGGAGCTTCCCCGGCAAGGTCGATCCGGCGGCCAGTTCGAGGAACTGCATCACGGCGTGGGCGCGTTCGTGGGCAAGGTCGTTGTCTGCGGATCCTTCGGGCGTGGTTTCGGCGCCGTCGCGGTAACCGACCCGGGTGAGAATCGCGTGGTACAGCTCCTCATTGTCGATGTCCCGACCTCCCGCAGCGGTTGCGAGCGTGCCAGCGAGATCAACGACGAACTGGGTAGCGCGGATATGGTCGTTGGGCGTGGCCTGCGGCGGGGCACCCGCCACAGGCCCAGTTGGCCACCCCGCGCGGCCAGCGGCGAACTGGGCCGTTAGGGTCTCCGTAGCGTCGCAGACGATGCAAACGTCGGTAGGTTTTCCGTCGGTCAGGTCAACTGCGAGTTCGTGCGGGGATTTCCATTCCAGGCACGTTGCACACTGCACAAGCTGAGTGCCTACTTCGGCAGGTTTCATTCGGCGACCTCATCGGGTTGCTTGTGGAGGTGGGACAGTTCGTTCGCGGCGGACGCCAAGTGGTTGTACAGGGTGCCCAGGATGTCGCGTGCCGCAGTGAGTTGCCTGGCGGCGTAGCTCGCGGTCAAGGCCGGGTTGGTGGCTGGCCGGTCCTCGGTCAGGACCCCCGACCCGGCGAGCCTGGTGACCGCTCGGGCCAGTTGGTCCAGGACAGGCCCCGATCGGGTTACGGCGGCGCCCACATTGGTGGTGACCGTGTGGATGGTGATCACCTCGCGGAGCGTGTCCGGGGTAGCGGTGTGGTTGAGGTAGTGGAGCAGTAGCCGGACGGCGATCGCCGCGCTGGTGACGTCGTCCTCGGTGGGCTTGCTGGTGGGTGGCCAGCACGTGTCAATGATGGTGTCCCGGTCAGGACGTGGCATCGACGGCCTTCCCCGTGTCATGCAAGCCCGGCGCGGTGAGACGACGGGCCACCTCGCCCGTAACGGTCGCGGACACTTCAGTGACACGAGGTGCCCAGCGATCGATTACGCACATGTGGACGCTGCTCTCGTCACTCATGTCGTGGCAGGCGCCGATACATTTCAGGCAGAAGTGACCGAAGATGGACCCCGGTCGGTCAGGGTCGTGCACGCCGTGGCTGCGGCACTTCTGACACAGCGGCGGCTCGACATGAAAGTGGTCCTGATTGCAGGTCTCGCCGCAGCCCTCAGCCAGTGCAGCTTCCACCGTGGCGGGACGCCCGGACTTCGGCCGCTCCCACAACGGCATCCCGGCCGCGTCCTGGCCGTCGAACTCCAGCTCTGCACTGCGGCCGTCGGCGTGCGTCCCGAACGAGGACCAGCCGTCGCGCTCGGCGAGTCGGAACGCCTCACGGACCCACTGTTGCCGTTCGGCATCGAGTCGTTTCACCCGGTCGACAATCGGATACAGCTCGCCATCGTCCGGATTGAGACCGACCAGGGATGCGATCTCGCCCAACACCTGTCCCAGCGCGAGGGCTGTCGCCGCATGGAAGTCGGCGTCGCTCACACGATCCCCCTCCTTCACCGGTACCCCAACTCCTCGTCCGCCTGGTCGGCCAGCAACCGGTACGCCTGCTGGTAGGTCTCCTCATCCGGTCGGAGGTTGGTGACCAGTTCGTTGGCTCGGTCAAGGACGGCTTGCCAGTCGTGCTCACCGATCTCCGGGTAGTCACTCCAGTCGATCTCCACCACGGTCTCGGCCGGACCACCGTAGCTACGGGCCACGACGTATCGGGCCACCGTGGCGATCGCGTCGTCCGGCGTCACTGCTTCCCCCCACTCAGTGCCGCAAGAGCGGCACTGAGCCAAGGCGCTGTAGGTCGCCCGGTCGCTTTTGGAGGCGGACGCCCAAGACTTGTAGAACGAGTTGGGCGAGTCACTGTCGTGCAGTGCCGCCGCCAGCCGCTCGGCCGTCGCTTCGTCGTCTGCTGGTGCCGCAGGGGAGGCGGCCCCGAACCGCCAGCCGGCTTTGAGTAGGCCGTCCGGTGCCGGTGCCGGTGCCGGTGCCGCGAGCAGACCGGCATCGTCCAGCGTGTAGGCCACCATGTACGTCTGCGTCAGCGACTCGGTGACGGTGATCAGCGCGCCGGCCGCGCGGGCCACGTGGACGGGATGCGGTGGCTCGAGGCGCGTCACCCACGGCTCGACACCGGTGTCGGGGACGGCCCGCATCCCGTCCATCTCGGCCTGGACGTGTGCCGGTCGGTCAGCCATGTCGCGCATCCTCTCGATCGTTGCCTTGGTGGCGGGCGGTGAGCACTTCCTGCGGCGGCCGGTACAGGCGCCGTTGTCCGGGCCCGGAGATGGGGGCCACGAACCGCGCGGGGTTGGTGAACATCCAGTGGTAGACGTGCGGGCCCGGTTCGCCCCACTCTGGGCAGCACCCCGTGGACTGGTGCACACCGATGAGGATGGCGGTCCCGATGTAGCCGGTGGGCTGTTCGCGGGGATCGGATCGGAAGCGGACGCCCCGTATGCGTGCCAGGATGGCGCCATCCACGTCGAACGCCTTGCCAGCGTGGATATACACCAGGCCCCGGTAGGTGGTGGACCAGGTGCGGTTTTCGATGTCCTTGTCGCCGTTGATGATGAGTTCAGCCCAGGGGCGACGGATGGACAGGGCGCGGGCATCGGTCACGGTTGCCGTCACGCTGATACCTCGGTCACGACCGTGAGGGTGATGTACTCGCCCTCGTCGCCGTCCGAATCCCACTGCACCTGGTAGACGCCAGGCGGCAGGCCCAGGTCCAGGACTGCATCGTGGGTGTTGTCGCCGTCCTGTACCCAGCACTGGGTAGTGGGGTAGGCGAGCCATCCGGCTTCCGGCATCCAACGGTGCCCAGCGGATGAAGCAGGGCACGGCTGGTCGTCGCTGCCCGGGTCGTCCGGGTCGATCGGTTTGCATCCGCACTGCTCAAACAAGGTGCACACCCGGTCCGGGCCGGTTCCGGCGGGACAGGTCAGCGTGTAGCGGAGGTCGTCGAGATCTTCGGGTGGGTGGATGGTGAGGGTGTGCGGGTCGGGGATGTTGGTCACGGTCGCTGCTCTCGTTCGATCGCGCCAGCGGCTGCCATCCACGCCTGCACAGTGCGCTCCGGTAGATCCGCCCATTCGGGCATGTTGCGGCCGTCGAACGTCTTGCCGCCGGTGTGCGCGGCGTAGCCCCGGTAGCCGGCTTCGGCCAGTTCCATCGGGGACGGGTGCTGGTTGTCAGCGGTCATGCTGTTGCTCCTGTTCCGTGGTGGTGGAGGGCTTGTCGGCGGGCGCGGTGGCGAGCCAGCGAGCGATGGCATAGGCGCCTCCACTGCTGACTGACCGATGCTCCGCGCGGCACCGTGCCTTCATCTGTTCGCCGAGTTCGTCATCGACATAGATGGTAATCATCACCACCTCATCATACCGCATAGTGCCGCATATCGCGTCGTTTGTAGGCGCCATGCTGCCGCCGGGTTTGCCGGATAAGCTGATCAACGTGAGGAAGCTCGACATCGCTGATACGCGGTCGGCATCGCGCCAGATCGCAAGCGCCATCGTGGCCGCGATCGCGGACGGCGAGTTGGACCCGGGCGATCCGCTTCCCAGTCGCCGCGACCTTCAAGCCCACTTCGGGGTGGCCAACGCTACGATCCAGGCCGCACTGGACCGATTGAAGGCGGAAGGGACGGTGACCGGCCACCAAGGTCGCGGGGTGTTCGTGAATCCAGATGTAGCACCGATGAGCATGGGCACGCTTGTCTCCCGGCTGGACACTGCGATTGACCAAGCGCAGCGCGACGCCGAGGCTGGTCTCATTCGGGTAGAGGACCCTGTTGGCGGCTGTGTCGGCATGCCCGTCCCGGTGCTGGTGGCCAGGACGTTGATCCGCCGCTGCCAGGGAGACCGGCGCATCGTTGCGGCCCTGTCCACGCCACTGCCTGACGAGCACAGTCCTGGCGGTATCGCACTCTGTGAACTCGCCGCGTCTTATGCGACCGTTCGGAGGCATCGCAACGGCTGACCAGCGGGTTACTGTGCGGTATGGATGCGCAGACCCCGTTCAGCCCATTCATCACCGCATTGGCGCGACAACACCTCGCCCGCTTCGCGGGTCACAACGCCCGCGTGTCCAGCTCGCCGGTTGTGCACGCCATGAAACCCCAGCGTCTGCTCAACGTCCCAGTGCCCGGTCTGGCCTGCGGCACCGCCGTCGGCGGATGGGACTGGATGCGGCTCGAACCCACCACCCTTGCGGTGACCTGCCACCACTGCCTACGCCACGACGAACACGGGGTACCAGGTCGGCGACAGTGCGGGACGCAGTTGGTGCTGCACTTACGGCTGCCGTAGCAGCAACCATCCCCAGGAGGGTTTGGGAGCTACGACTATCCGGCTTCGTCCGGCGAGTTGGCAAGGCGATCGATGGTCTCGATTCTCAGGCTCTCCACCACGTAGGCGCGCAGAAACTCCGGGTCTTTCAAGTCCTCGACCAGGTCATCCCAGAACGTCATAGGGGCTGTGGCCATGGGGATCACCTCCAAACCAACCGCCGATGGTGTAACACGCACGCTACGCGATTCGCAGCGCCACGTCAGGACCTGCGCTTTAGTTGTCGTCCGGCCTGAACAGTTGCAAGGCTTCCTTGTCGATCTCGAACGACGGGCAGGCGCATGGCAGGTCGTAGGAGTCCTTACCGCCGCAACGACCGGTGCGATGCAGGTGCGCTTCGACGCTGTGTCGACAGGTACACCCCGCCAGCTCGGCGTCGGTCCTCGTTTCGTCACGCCGTGCCAGTTCGCGAACCACCAGTGCCGCCGACGACGTCTTGGGATAGCCGGTGCCGGTCATGACGCACCGGTTCGCGCCGGGATCCCACAACGCGTCGGGCTGGCCGCACACCGGTTCGTGCGGATGCTCTTGGACGGCACCGTCAGCTCGCGCGAGGCCGGCGTGCTCGTCGCAGGCCACGAGTCCACACCGGCCGTAGCGCACGTCTTCGACCATGACATGCACCGCCGCCGTTGACGCGCACGCCGTACCGGACCCGAGCGGCTCGTAGGTACAGGTCGCGCCGTGGCTGGCGGCGGCCGGCCCGACCCGGCGGATGGTCATGACACCTCCAGGCCGGCAGCCTGGGTGACACGCCGCATTTCGGCGAGGTCCCACACCGCGGTGTTGTTGGCCAACGAATCCTCCTCGCGACTCATCCCCTCGACCCGGCAGGTGCGGGCCGGGCTGGGCCGGTACGTGGTGTAGCGGGCGTGGTAGTGGCCGTGGATCAGCCACGCCGGCCCGACCTCGTCCACCACGGAGCCCAACAGGGCGCGGTGTGCATCTGCGGCCGGCTCCTCCGGAACCCACGCGGCAGGCAGCGGCGACACCAACCCGGCGGGGGTAACACCACTGGGGCAGTCGTGGGTGACCATCACATCGGCCGGGCCCTGGGCGATCGCCGCCAACACCTGGACGGGGGTGATCGCCTCCTGGGGCCACCAGTCCTGTCCAGGGGTGCGAAACCGGCGGTCGATGGAGTGGGCGCCACCCAGCGCCAAGAACCGCAGCCCGCCCCACGTCCAGCGGTAGCCGCGCGGGAGGTGCCAGATCTGGTCGGCCACCGGGTGCAAGCCGTGCTCGTCGGGCGCGATGTGCGCCAGGCCAGGGTGGTCGTCGTGGTTTCCGTCGACCCACAACATCCGGACCCCGTGCTGATGCAGGGTCACCGCGAGGGCTTCCATCGGTGCGGACCGCACCCAATACCCGAGGTCCCCGGTGTGCACGATCACCTGGGCACCCTGGTCGGCGGCGTAGCGGATCGCGGTCCGGGCGTAGCGGGTGTTGCCGTGCCAGCACCCGGCGAACGCCACCCGCGTCGGTTCGGCGAGCGGGCCGGTCACGGCAGCCAGTGCAGGTCGGCCATCCACACCTGCGCCTCCAACGGGTCGATGTGCAGGCCATCCTCTTCTGCGGTCACCCCAGGGAACCGGGCGCCGAGCACGTGGCACAGGTCATTCGCGGCGCGCTCCAGGTAGCGTTCCCACTCCTGCACCGTGAGGATCTTCTTGTCGAGGAGGGCCAGGCCCATCGCCGTCAGTTCGGCGCGGTGCAGCAACGACGCCTCCCGGTGATCCCGCACTGCGGCACACTCCGGGTCCGTCAATGGCCGGGAGCCCAACTGCCAGCCGGCGAACAGGGACCGCCACTTGACGAGGACGTTCAGAGCCCGCTGTGTCCGCTCGTGCTGGGTAGCGGCGTTCATCCCGTGATCCCATTGGCGTCTCGGCACAGTGCGTGGGCCAGTTCGCCGCCCAACATCTCGTCGTGGCAGTAGAGGTCGGATGGGTCGCCCTGTCCGTCCAGCGAGTCCGCCTCGTGCCCGGCGGCATCGTCACCCAAGATGCGCAACAACGCCTCCAACGGCGGGCCGATCGTGGGGCGCGTCAGCACGATCCATGCGATGTCGGCATGGGTCACATCGTGGGCGACGAGACGGTCCCGGTCGTCATAGATCTGGCCGGTAGGCTGGCCGTTGTTGGAATCAACCCATTCCAGGTCCTTGCCGACGCCCACCGCGAGGGTGGCGTCGCGTACCCAGTCAGCGGCCCGGTACAACACGACACTGAGCGGTTCACCCATCGGTGCCTGCCCGGCGTTGGAGGCGGGTTTCGCGGCTCGCCTGGTGCCGTTCCCATCGACGGGTGCGGCGTTTCACCGCCGCGGCGGCACCCGCGCGTTGGGTCCACACATAGCGGCGGCGCCACGCGGTGTGGACATCCTGTTCGTCGCCGGTGCGGATCGGCCTGCGGTTCACTACCTCACCCGCCTACGTCGCTGCACTTTCCACACCGTGTAGCCAACCATCGCGACCAACCCCACCGCGACCGCTGACAGCAACCAACCCCACGCCACCCACCCTGATATCAGCAGCACCACGCTCACCACCAGTGAATACAACGCCATCCCTGCCGTGACGTGCGGCGTCCACCGCCCCCACAAGTACCCCACAGTCCCCCTCACTTCTGTCACCACCACTCGCCCGGCGGCAGTGCCGGCACCGCCGATGACTTACCCGCCTTGGTGCAACGCGGGCACGGCACCCCACCGCGGCCGCCCCGGCACATCTCGAACGCATGGACCTGGTGCGCCAGACGCACCCACCCGGTACCGCCGCACGGGTCGAATGCGTTCACCGCGGCCACCGCCAACGCCGCGTCGGCAGCCGAGCCCATCACCCCGATCAACCGGCCAAGAGGATAACCAGGGTCGGTGGTGGTGACGATGGTGCGCAACCAGTGCCGGCCCGTACGCCACGGCATGCCGCTGAGGATGTCGCCGTCCGGGTCGGGCCGGTTGCGGGTGGACAACAGCATGTACAGGTCCACACCCAGTTCGTCGGCCACATCGAGGAGCGTGGGGACCTTGGGCCAGCGCCGCCCGACCTCCCAATGGTTCACCGCCGCGCGGGTCACCCCGACCGCGGCGGCGAGTTGGCTCGTGGACCAGCCCCGTTCCATGCGTAACGCCCGGATACGGCGCCCCACCTGTACGGCGACAGTGTCGGGCGCGGTCATGCTGGGTTGGCTTCCGTGCTCACCTGACGGCACCAACAGTTACCGACGCGGCCTGGCGCGCTCGACGGGCCAGGCGCGCAACGGTCCAGCACGGGCCACACCAGGCGCGTCGGCGGCTTAACTTCTCGGCTCGCCGCTGACCGCAGGTCTCACACGTCACCCAGCCAGGCACCGGGCCGCCCGGTGCCTCCCGTCGCTTCACGGCCTGCACCCTCCGTCGCTGGTGATGTCCGTTCGATGACGAGTATCCCAGCAGTGCGGGCCCAGTCTGTGCACTGCGACGCGCCGGGCGAGTGGTCCCGAATGAACGACACGCATACTGCCGCACCGAGGTGGACCATGCGCAGGTTGCGGATCATGCCGGCGCGCGGGCAGTAGTCGCCGTGCCGGTTGGTGCGGCGGTGCCCACCGGGGCAGTCCTGTTGGCAGCGACCAGCCCAGTCCGCAGGATGCAGCTCGACCTGCCCACCCCAATGGGTCCAGCAGTCCTCCATCAGCCGGTCCCCGCCACGCGGGCACGCCCCCAGCACCAACGTTGTCGCCGGGTGCCACACCAACGCCAGAGTGTCCCGGACGACTATCGGGTCATTCCACGTTTGGGAGCCGGTGCCCAGCACCCGGTACGGGCCGTCCGGGCGGTTGGCCAGCCACTGCTGTTCCGGGGTCGTCACAACTCCCCCAACAGCGCGGTGACCGTGTCGATGGACACGGGCGCGTAACCCCACACGTCCACGCCCACGTTGATCTGCGGTGTGCCGTTCGCTGTCCGGTGGACCTTCCACGCATCGTGGACATGCCCACACAACAAGGGCACTCCGCAGTCCGGCAGCCGGTACTCCGGGTACCGCTCCACCTCAGTCGAGTCGCCGCTGTACGGCAGGTGTGACAGCAGCACATACCGGCCGTACAGGCTGCGTCTCGCGTACGCCTGCACGCTCGCGAAGTGCTCCAGCCACTCCCGCTGACGTCGGTGCGCATCCCGGTGTCCCGGCCACGGCTTGTCGTGGTTACCGGTGATGAGGTGGATCTCCCCGTGCAGCCGATCCACCAACGGCCAGAACACTGCCGGTGGGCACATCGCGACATCCCCCAAGTGCACCACCTGATCACCCGGCGCGACTGTCGCATTCCACCGCCGGATGATCTCCTCGTCGTGTTCGGCGGCGTCCGCGAACCCTCTCATCTGGGCGATCGTGTTGTGCCCGAAGTGGGTGTCCGCTGTGAACCACACAGACGAGGCCATCACGCCACCGCCGTGAGCAGGGCGGCCACGAACAGCCACAGCCAGTGGAACGACTGGTCCAGCGCGTAGGCACCGGTCCCCAACGTGGGGTTGTCCTGATGGCCCTCCCGGGGTGCACCGAGCCGGTAGAACTCACCCTTGCCCAGCAACCGGGCCAGCCACGCCAGCGTGCTGCGCCGATCGGCCCAGTAGTGCGTGACCGCGCTGACCACCTGGCCAACGACGAACCCGGCGGGGGTGATCGACAGGTGCAGCACCCACCACGCCACCACCGTGACCAGGGCGGTAACCAGAGTGTAGCTGGCCACATGTCCCGCGCACGCCCGTCGACCAGGCCAGCCCGGCAGGCCCTTGCGATTGGCTTGACGACTGGACTGCACCCAGTGATCAGCCACGGTGTGCGCCACCAGCAGGGCTGGTAGCACCGCGGCGAACGCGACGGCGTTCACGAGCCGGCCGACACGCTGGCAGCGGTCTTGCCGCCCGGCACGCCGAACCCGCCGCGTTGGATGCTGCTGTTCGCGGTGCCCTGATTCGACGACCCCGACCCGGTATGGACGCTGCCGGCCAGCGTTGACTGGCTACGCACCGCGGACGCGGTCCCACCGGATCGCGGTACCCCGCGGTACACCGAGACGTTCGCGGGCGCGGTGTGCACCACCGTGATGTTGGTGACGTTGATCCGACGCCCATACGCCGGCACCACATAGGTGGGGTAGCGGACCGTGTCGATGTAGTCCCACTCGTCGGCCAGGGCGACCGCGCCACCGGACTCGTACAGGCCGCACTGGTCGTCCGGCACTCGCTGCTGTGTGGCCCGGTCTACACACACGCCGACGTACTGGTCATCCGGCGCCGTGTCACACGCCGTGACCGCGGCAAGGAAGCCCGCGCCGGCCAGGGCCGCCAACAGGTAGGTCGGCGGTGTGAGCGACTGGCGTCTGTGCGTCATCGAGTCCGTCCTTGTCGCCTGTCGGCCATGGTCACCAACGCCTGGCCGAATTCTCGCAACACGTCGTCATTCGGCACGGTGAACACCTCGTGCCCGTCCACGAACACGTACACCGTGCCGTTCGCGACCCGTTCCGACTCAACCGAGTGCCTGGTCATCTCGCCGCCGCCAATCCGGGGTACTCATCCCAGGTGCGGCCGTCCAGTTCCCGGCCGCCAGCCTTCGGGGTGCGCCCACCCACCTGCTTGAACAGGTAGGACACTGCTGCTGTGACGCACTGGTCGCGCAGTGACCGTGCCCAATCCAGATCCAGCGGGCGGAAGCCGCTGCCGCTCTCGCCGCCGCCGATGACCCAGTCGATCCCGCTGGGTTCGGGTGTCATACACCCGGCACAGCATCCGATCGCGTCCGGCGCGCCAGCCGGGCCGGCACCACACCCGCACGTCGGCGGGGTGTCCAGCCACCGCGACAAATCGACCGGGCCGAGCAGCGGCTCGCAGGACAAGAACCGCACCGCTGCCGGGGTATCCAGCAGCAGCGGAATCCGGACATCGGCCCACTTCTGGTCCTCAACGCTGACCCCGAGCCACACGTTCGGTAGCGGGCCGGCGATTGGCCCGCACCACCGCATGTGGTGATCTCGCCAGTGCCAGTCGTCGGCCTCCCATCGTTTCAGCAGTGACCGCATCCGGCCCGGTCGCTTCGTGAGGATCTGGTAGGTGTGCTGCGGGGTGAGAGCCATCGTGTTCCACACCGACCCGATGAACTCGTCGGTCACCTTGGCGTGGAACAGGTCGGACATGGAGTTGACGAAGATTCGGCGTGGCCTGCGCCAGTGCAGCGGGGCGCCCAGTGAATCCGGGTGCATCGCCAGGCCGAACCCCGGTCCGCTGGTGCGCGGATCACCGTCGGTCTGGTACTTCGCCGACCCCATCGCCTTCAACCGCTTGGCGAGGGTCAGGGCGTAGCAGTTGGTGCAACCAGCCGAGACTCGGTCGCAACCGGTTGTAGGGCCCCATGTGGTGTCTGTCCACTCGATGGCGCTGTTGTCAGACATTCGCTCCCCCGTTGGCTACCTTGAGTAGAAGATTCCTGTGACACGGCTGATCAAGGCCACACCAGCAAATGAGATCCTGACCCGCCAGTTCGCGGCGCACCTCGTCGTCGCTGGGGTAGCCCGCGGTGTGCCGTTCCCGTTCGAACCGGTCCACCGCCGCGGCCTGGCCAGCGATGGTGCCGTCACCACGGAACGGGTTGCCCCACTTGCCGTAGTCGCCCCGGCCGCGACCGACATACACGCCGGGCGGCATGGTTGCGCCCTTCGTGCGACGCCGTTGGCGTCCTTGCGGAGTCATCGAAGGTCCCCCGTACTGGCGGCGGACCGAAGCAGGCACGCCAGCCAAGACCGTTGCACTGACCGCCGCTCGACAGTCCCAGGCAACAGTTGAGCTGATCGCGCCCGACGCAGAACCGGGCCCGCCGAGGTGTCGGCCCGATAGAGCAGCCCCCACGACAGTGGCAACTCGCCCAAGCTCACGATGTCCAGACTGGCCACCACGATCCAGAAGCGATCCACCCGGCTCGTAAACACGGCCGACTTTCCGGGTTGCTTCAACTCTCGTAGCCAGTCCGACCGGCTGCACTTCATCTCGAACCCGTGCAGGACCAGGCCCTTGGATGGCCACAGGTCCATGACGACCGCGTCAATGGTGCGTTCGGCGTCGAACCCGGCCGCGGACCGGACGTGTGGCAGGTACGCGTAGCGGGGGGCGTTGCCGGACAGGATCGTGTACCGCTGGCGCAACAGCACGTGGAGGTCCGCCTCGGTACACGACCGCGTTGGTGTGTTCTGGATGGCGGTCACGGGCGGTCCAACATGGGGTTCGCCAGCAATGCAGCCTCCTGCAACCCGACAGCACGGCCAGCGGTCCACAGTGCCTCGCCGATCCGCATATCCACCTCCTGCTGGCCGGGGTCCAGTCGGTCCCATGGCAGCAGCCAGGACAGCTTCGGGCGGTACTGCTCCTTGGCCCACTCCACCCAGACCTGACGCACCAGCATTCCTGCCGCGAGCCGCGGTTCAGCCGGGTCGCCGGGCTTACCAGCCGGGCGGATGCCGTAGTGGGTGAGCAGCGCGGTGAAGGCACTGCACGGCGCGGCCACGGTGCACTCCGTTGCGAACTGCCCTTCCCACTCGCCTGCCCAACTGCCGGCGACCACCGAGCACGCCCCGCATCCGAACCACGAATCCTCCCGGCACTCTGCCGGGCCCTCGTGTTCGCAGTCGCCATCACAGCACTCCTCCGACATCAGCAGCACCGGGCCGTGACGGGTGGCGTGCACCAGCAGGTCCTGCACGTGCGGGTGGTCCTGGTCGTAGCGGTCGGTGGCCAGGATCGCCTCGTACAGCCGGCACGCCAAGTCTGGGTCACCGAGCGCCTTGGCTGCCGCATCCCGGTCCGGGCCGGTGAACCGCATCGCCTTGATCACTGCCGCCGTGGTGCCGGCCTCGACTGCTACTTCCCATTCGCATTCCGGGCACACCCGATGGGTGGCGAGGTTCTCGTTGTCGCGGTCGTAGCCGCCCCAGGTGCGGGCGACCCCAACCTGGCGGTGACACACCGAGTGGGTGGTGATCCGCCACTCGGACGGGTTGGCCAGTGCCGCCTTGGCGGCGTCACGGTAACGGACCGCGTGCAGCCGGCCACCGTCCAAGCCGATCAGGTAGTCGACGTCGGTGGGTAGCGGCGGCGGTGGGTCGTTGTGGTCGTCGGCCAGTTGCATCATGGCCATGTGGGCGGGTTCGATGCGGTCCGTCACTGGTTCCTCCCCGGGGTACAGCACAGGTCCTGGTAGATGTTCACCACGTCGGTCAGGAAACCGTCGCTGACCGTGGTGTTGTACAGCGTGTCGAGCCGCTGCCGCAGAAGGTCCGCCAGCGCCTCGCTTGGGCCCCGGTTGGGCGCGATGTCGTGAACAGCGGCGATCACCCGCTGTGCCGTCGTGGTGGGCAGGTACCACAGGCCGGCCAGGATGTCCGCGCCGTCGACCACGACGTGGGCGGGTTCCGTGTCCGGCCCGGTGTCCGTGTGATGGGGGCACTGGCACGTCGTGCCAGCCGGGTCGGAGCATTCGGTGTGGTAGCCGATGCTGCATTGCCGCTTTCGGCTGTGGTTGTAGGGGTTGCGGCCGGTTCCGTCGGCGCCGGTCAGCCGGTCGGTGTAGGCGTCGTCGGTTTCGCCCGGCAAGCTGGGCGGGGGCGTCGGATACCAGGTACCGCGTTCGGTGGGGTCCATGCGGGTCCTCTCGGATGTGGTGGAAGGGTGGGTACTACCGGTTGGCGGCGCGGCGTTGCTGGCGCCGCGCGGTGAGGTCGGTGGCGCTGGCCAAGCCGGTGATGTAGCCCCGGAACTCGTCCGGGTGCGCGGCGGCCAACGCGGCGAGCGCGCGAAGTTCCGCAGTCAACGCCGCCCGTTCGGCGTGCCGGCGGGAGAGTCGCTGTCCGTCGCCGTCGCGCGGCACATGCCCCGTCTCCGCCTCGCCGACCCGCTTGATGTCCCTGGCCAGCACCGAGATCGGGTCCTGTTCCCAGGACTTGACCCATCGGATGCGGTCTGCGCAGGTCATGCACACCGTGAACGCCGCGCGGGCCTGCCCTACCCGTTTGATGCGGGCCCGGATCTCGTCAACTGTCGCGATGGACTGGACCTCAGTAACCGGGCGGCCACATTCGGTCACGGCGTCCTCATGGGCACGCCACGGCGGTAAGTGCCGCACCAGGTGGTCCAGGTTCGCGGGTTTCCTGGTCAGGTCGTCGTCAGCCACAAAGGCTCGCCCTCTCTGCTGCTCAGTTTCTCACGTCAGAATACCCCGTGTAGCACACTGTTCGCAATGCTATCCAGCAGTGCGCACAGTGTATCGAATGGTGTATTGGGTGCCTGAGACATCGCCAGCGCGAGGAGGGTTTTCGCGTTGCCGGGATCGCCCGAGGTGCGGTATCGGACAACCCCGGCAACGTGGGCGGTGGGACCTAGCGGGGGTACTACACAGCCTGGGGTAGCTGCGCAAACGGCCCCGATCACCGACGCCAGTATGACCCGCCGACCCGTGGCGGTCCGGTCCCGACATGCCGACAAACCACCGATCACCGACGGGGCCGCGCGCCAACCCCGCAACGACGGCAACGGGGGAAGGTCCGTGGTGTGTCCGCAGCCCAGCCACACCACGGCCAGGTGGTGCACCGAGACCGGAGAGCGCTGACCGCACGTCCCGCACTTCGGGCACGGTGTGGTCACCACATTGAGGACCGGGCCGTGTTCGGCCACATAATTCGATGCTCGGCGCGCGGCGTCTTCTAACGTCGTCACCCCAACTCGCCTACCTCACCGTCCAGGCCGTCCGGGTCGGACAGGAGGTCCCCGGTGAGGGGCAGCGGGTGGTGGGTGTCGTCGAACAGGCGCAGGTCATCGCTGGTGATCGGTACCCGCCGGATCGGGTTCGCAGGGTCTGGTAGGCCCACGAACTCCGACAGGCCCCGGACCTCGGTGGACAACTGGATGGGGCAGGCCCCTCCACCAACGGTGCCGGTGACGATGACCCCGCCGTCCAGGGGGTGGGCGTGGGCGGTTTCGACCTCGACTGCCGGGTTTTCGAGGGTGTCGACCCAGTCGGCGAGGGCACTGGCCTGCCGGATGATGTAGTCGCGGAGGTACCGGTGGCCGCCGATCTCGTCGATCGCGGGCAGGTGTGGGTGGGCTTGCATGTGCTGGGCGAGCAGGAACCACTGTTCGGCCTGCAACTGGGCGGCGGTGCGGGCGGGTGCGGTGAGGATGTCGGTCACGGGTGGTCTCCTCCCGGAACGGCGGGTGCCGTCCTGTGTCATGGCGGTGGGGTCACGCATAGCCATCGATTGTGGCGGTGCGGGCCATTCGGGGGAACGGTTTACGGCCCACCACTCCACGTGCCATCACTGGGCGCGCTTGACTGGTCGCTTTCCGCCATCGACAACGGTCAAAAGCGGGCGCCGCCCCATCGATCCACGCCAGCAGACCGCGGTGCGGCCGGTCATCCGGGGTCATCGCCACCGCCGCGAACGCCAACGCGATCAGCCGCACCGGATCTTCCGAGCCCCACCGCGCCAGCGTGCGCCACACCTCCGCCGGATCCAGGCACCGCAGGTCCGTCGACAACCGGCCGGCGTCCGCTACCGCCCGGTTCGCCATCCGCATCCTGTCCCCCGGCGGTATGCCCGCACCGGCCGCGTGGTCCCGGCGCCGCTGGCCAGCCGGGTTCCCGGCCGTCACCGCGCCGTACGTCGTGTCCGCAACCACCGGGGTAGCTGCCGCACCGCGATCCACACCGCGACCGCCGCGCACACCACGCAACCCACCACGCCTTCCACAGTGGGGCCCAGGCGCACAGCCCCGTCAGCGAACATGCACGCTGCCCCCAACGCCACCCCGAACCCCAACAGCGGCGAGCGGCCCACCGTCGGGTGCGGCCGTTCAGGTGTCACGTCGTAGTGGGGCACGGCCCTTCCTCTCTGGTCTCTGTCGGAGCGTCCCGCGGCGAGTCGCTGGTGTTGTCCAGCCGCACCCACCGTTGCTGGCGGTACCACACCCGCTTCGATGCCGGGTCGCGCCAGCCCGGCACGATCCAACCCAGGTGCTCGTATTCGGCCCGGTTGCCGTTCGTGTTGGTCACGGCGCCATGACATCGCCAGCACAAGTGCAGTCCATTGCAAGGCAGCCAGAGACCCTGCTGGGATCGGTTGCGACGGTGATGCCACTCAGTTGCCTGACCGACACAGATGCCTGGTATCTGGATCTCGCAGATGCCCTTGGATCGCCTCCACAATGCCCGCCGGCCAGCTCTTTCCGCCGCCGACTCGCCCGGCTTTGGTGTGGCGCGCTGGCGCATCGGTGCGTGGCGATGCGGCATCGGGGTGCGTTGCCTCAGCCCCGCGCCTCGGTGTAGTGGGGTCCGCTTCATCAGCGCCAACCCTACGCTTGCGCCACACTGGATACAATGCTGTTCGCTATCCGATCCAGCGTGCTAGACCGCTTGCTGTCCGGCATCGCGAGCGCCTATCATGCGGGCATGACGTGGACACCCGCGATGAACGATGAGCTGCTGGCCTGGATCGCGTCCGGGCAGGCCAGGGACTGGCGTAAAGCAGCCCGGCTGACCCTGGTCCAGGCAGCAGCAGAGGTGGAGGTCTCGTGGAACACGGTAGCCGCATGGGAGAAGCCTTCGGTGCCCCCCGAACAACGACAGAAGCCAACCGGGCACAACGCGCAGCGCTACTACGCTCGCCTGAAGGCTTGGCGTCGGCAGGCCGAACAGGCGTCCTCGGCACTTCGGGACCAGTCGTGACCAGGCTGCCCGGTGATGCCGAGCCGGCGCGGTGGGAGATCCCCGTCCCCCTCGTCATGCGCCGGAAGACCGGCTACTACCCGCTGACCATGAACGCCCGGCTGCACTGGCGACCCAAGGCCGAACTGGTGGCCAAGATCCGGGAGGCTGTCGGCTGGCACGCGAAGAACCTGCGCATCCCGCCGCAGGAGCACGTCACGGTGTGGTTGTGCTACGCCTCCGGCAGTCAACGCAAGATCGACGGCCCCAATCTGGCCGCCACGGTCAAGCCGGCTGTGGACGCGCTCCAGGACGCAGGGATAGTGCCCGGCGACGACGCGCGGTACGTCACCGAACTGCCGACCGAGTTGATCTCTGACGGTGGCCCACGGAGGGCGTGGCTCGTCGTTGCGGCTACCCCACGCGCCGAGACCGAGGAGGCCCCGAAGTGAGCGACTTGAGATGGACCCTTCTGCGACACCGAGTCCTGCGTGACGTGGCGGCTGACAATGCCAGCGCTAACTTCCGGTACTGGCCGTCAACGCCGGGAAGTCCGCGCGCGTTCGAGCACAAGCGCCACGATCTAGCCCCACAGGAGAAGACCACGCTGGCGACGCTCCTAAGCGAGAGTTTGATCCTGCCGAGACAGATCGGTGACCGCACTCTTGCGCATGGACTTGAGATACCGGCCGAAGGTGCTGTCCTGCTGTCCCGCTGGGATCGGGAGCAGCGATGACGAACGACGTGCGCGAAGGCACGATCGTCGCGCCATGGAGTACCGAGACGGTGGAGGCGCTCAACGCCTACCAAGTTGCTGGCGTGATGCACCCATTCACCTGCGCCCTGGACAGCGGTCATGGCGCCGGTTACCTCCTGGCTACCAAGCAGGGCTGGGTGTGCACCGAGGACGGCTGCGGCTACACCCAGGACTGGGCACACGACTTCATGACCACGAAGGCCGCGCGCACGCCGTTCTGGCAGCGCGCCGAAGTGCCCGCCAAGGCGGATGCCATGCAATTGTCAGCGGTCCGTGGATCATAGGTAGGGACGGCGGTCGGTAGGTGTTTGACGATGGCCGGGTGCGCGTTTCCGCGAGCCCGGTTTTCGGCTGTTTTGCCTGCTCAGAGGTGGTTTCGCGGTTGACTTTGACACCGTTTGGGTGTGTACTGGTGGGGTCCACCACGACACCCCGCAAGGAGCTTCCGTGTCTTCTGCTGTCTCCACGTCGAACCGCACATTCAACAACAAGCCGAAGCGGCCGCCGCAGCCCCCATTGCCGGACGGCCCGTCAGCCGCCATTCAAGCCCGGCACCGGCCGCCGACCGGAAAGCCCTCCTGGACCCGGCTGCTGATCTCCGGCGGGACCGGGGCACGCAAGTCGTGGGTAGCCGCGGAGTTCGCCACCGACGACCGCATTGATGGCATGTACTGGCTAGAAGTCGGCGCGGGCGAGGACACCGCCGACGAATACGGCATGATCCCCGGTGCCAACTATCAGATCATCGTGCATGACGGCACCTACCGGGACATCTACGAGCAGATCTGCGCGCACTGGGATCTCGCCAAGAAGGCCGAGGCGGCTGGCCAGACCATCGCGTTGACGGTGGACGCCATGTCGGGGATCAACAACATGCTGTCGAACATGAGTGACACCCGGGCCCGCCGGAAGCTGGCCCACCAGTTGCGGGACGCCAAGCAAAATCCCGACCTGGCGTGGTCTTCCGAGCGGGACGTCACGATCACCCCGGACCTGCACACCCTGGTCCGGAAGCGCCACGAACAGCTCATGGCGAAGATCCTCACGTGGCCCGGCCCGGTCATCCTGATCACCCGGGAGCGGATCGCCACGGTGTTCGAGGGCGGCGAGCCCACGAAGGTCAAGGAGTGGTCCGTTGAGTGTCGCAAGGATCTTCCGTCGCAGTGCACCTCGTGGATCCGACTGCACCAGGACAAGCCGCCCACGCTGCTGAAGCTGCGGTCCGGCCGGCAGGGCGTGCTGGGGGAAGCCCAGCGGCAGGAGGAGCGCAAGGACTTCACGGTCGCGAAACTGATCTTCGAGTGGGTGGGGTGCCAGGCGGGTGTCAGCCGGGCCCCTGAATCGCGGACCTGGGACGCGGACCAGCCCATGGCCGGCGAGAACCCGGTAGCTGAACGACTGCGAGCCGAAGTGATCGCCGCGGCCAGTTTCGCCGAGATCCAGGAGCTGTGGCAACGGGCCAGTGTCGCCGACATGGCAGACGTGCCGGTACTCAACGCCGACGGCCGGTCCACGGTCACCCTGGGGGACCTGATCTATCTGCTGGGCAGCAAAGCCAAAGCAGCCGAGACCGAAGCAGCGTCGCCAGCGGAACCCGCCAGTGCCGTAACTCCGCCCGTGACGGCCCCGGTCGCACCTGCGACGGCACCGGTCGCCGCTACTCCTTCTCCAGTGACGCCAGCGGACGAGGTCATGGCCAGCCGAGCCAACCCGGAGCAGGTCACCGCGATCCAGGCCAGGTTGACGAAACTCGGGCATGGCCGCGTGGTGGACCAGATCCGGGCTGTCGCCGCACTGGTGGGTCGCCAAGTGGGCATCCTGGGTCGGTTGACCGCCGCCGAAGCGGTCTCCGTGCTGGCGGTGCTGGACAAGCCTGACGCCGATGCCATCATCGGTGCCGCGTTGACGACCGGTATCTAAATGGCCCGCCTCGACCCGCGGGAGCGGTACGACTGGGTCACCGGCAGGTGGTATGTCCTGCCAGCCCGGGTACCGCTCCCGCGGGTCCAGCTCATCACCCACCGGCACGTCTGCCCGGACGGCACCGCGGTGACGGTGAAGGCGCAGTGGATCTCCCCCGTGCAGGCCACCCTGTACCGGTGGTCGATCGCGGGCGAGCGGGCCGGGTGCACGTCGTCGCTGTCCCTACCGGAGACGCCACCGGACTGGTCTGGTGTGGACGACCTGCACCCTCAGCCAATTCTGGACGTTTCCGGATCAACAGGTGCGTGTCGCGTCGCGCGGTAGCGGTACCGCGCGTAGAAACCAGGCTTAGGCGGGTGCGCCAGCATCCTTCGCTGTCAGCCAATGCTGACGCACCCGCGTGACTGGACGGTAGCGCACACCTGCCGGGCATGATCCGGCCGGGAAGGGGAACAGCGACCGATGAACGATGTGGACACGGTGCAGGTGCCGCGACTGGCGAAGGGGTCGCATCACCGGGGCGCCGGAAAAATGTGTGCGATGAACCTGGTGTCGTGGGAACACGGCGACCACCTGATCACCGACTATCCGGCGAGCGTGGCGCCCGCGTTGGCGCGGCTGGCACAGCACCTCAACGACAGGGTGTGTGTGCACGGCGCGGTCGAGGCGGACCTGTTGTGCCCGCCCTGCTCGATGGGAGTGGTCGACGTGGCGCACGCCATGGTCGGCACGGGCGGTGGGACGGCGGAGTTGTCGTGGCGGTGGGCAGCCGCGGTGGCGGAACTCGCGGTGGAGGTATTCCGGTTCGAGTTCCCAGGGTTGGCGACGGAGCGGCAGCGGACAGCCGCGTCGTGCCGGGACATCGCCCGGCAGGTCGCGGAGACCCCGCGGGCTGGGATCAGCACGCACACGGAGGCGCGGGCGGCCGGACAGTCCGCGTCGTCAACGTTGGGCATGGTGATGGCGCGGTCGGAGCCGGCGCGGACGATCGAGTTCGCGGCGCGGGCGGTGGCGTTGTGGCACGAGTTGGCGGCCAGCACCCCTGTGGTGGTGGAGCCTGCGGTGCAGGCCCGGGCGTGGACTGCGGCGATGGAGGCGGCGGTCCAGTACCGCGCAAACGTGACGTTCACGGCCCCGGCGGGGATGTTTTCCGCGCCCGCCTCCGCACCTGTGGCGGTGTCGCCGGTGTGGTTGCCGTCCGTGTTGGCGTCGGGGTACGGGTCGTCACTGATGTTGACCATCTGAATCCGCCGCCAGGGGCTGGGGCTGGGCGCGTTGGTCTGGTTTGTCGCCGCGTTCGGGTGAACAAACCGGGTCTATGCACCCATATGGACACTGAGCGTTCGCGCTTGTGACCGCTTTGTGTCTTCCGTTTGGCGTACTACTTGCGGGTAGGAAGTACGATCCGGCGGTCTGCCAGTGCAGGTGCACATGCCGTGGTGGTTACCCCGAGCGCGGCTCGCGTTTCGCTGGCAGACACCGACACGACTCCGCCCTGCCCCCGCGGAGGTCCCCCATAGCGAAGTAATGCCCGGCCGGTGCTTGCAACACCGGCCGGGCGACTAACCCAGGTCCCACCGCCAAGAGGGAGTCATGGGCTTGCCGCGCATTGTTGCACCAAACGCACCGCCCGACGGGCATCGGCGATACGTAATATCTGGTGATTCGTCGCCCTCCCCCGTTTCGTTCCACCTTCCCCCACGGGGACACCCCTCGGTGGGGGAAGGGGGTCCTACGGAACACCCGCCGGGGCCCCGGGGCCGTGGCCAAGTTTGCGCTGGTGACGAGCCCGGCCGCCGGGGGTGCCGTGGCGGGGAGGGAGTGATACGGCACCCCCGACAAATACGTGTAATCAGTAGACCCCCGGGGGGTATCGGCGCACACTGGATCACGTGCGGGCCTGGCGTGACCTCCCGTGCCCAGGGCACGGCACCGACCTGGCGTGGACCCCAATCGGCCCACGCGTCGTCGGCACATCCCCACTCCGCGTCCCCTGCCAGTTCTGCCGAGCCCCCATCGGCCACGCCTGCACCCGCCTCGTGCCCCGCCGCGGCCACACCCGCCGGCCACCGCACAACATCCGGATCAGCGACGCAGAAGCCGCCGCGGAGGCACCCGACTGGTGATGCCCCGTGATCGCGGCACTACCCCCCCACCCGACCTGGCCGGTCGGCCGACACCGCCATCACACCCGCCGCCACCGGCACACCCATCACACCGCGCACCTCGGGATGTGGCTCACCCGATGCCGCGGTGACCTCGCCGTCACCGTCGTCCTGATCGCCGCGATCTGGCTGTGGGTGGCACTCGCATGACCCACCGCGCCCCCCACGGACGCCGGCCCACGACACGCGACCCGCTGTTCGGACTGACACCCGTCACGGACAGCTCCGAATGGGCGTGGTGGATCAGCCGAAAAGCCTGCCTCACCGCCCTCGACCCCGCCACCCTCACTCGCCACCGGACGGCGCTGCACGCCGCAGCGGCCCACCTGATCTGCCCGCACCTGGTGTACGAGTGGGCGTTGCACGGCTACACCGTGACCCTCGTCCCGGCCGCCGTGTTCGCCCCCGACCGGGCCGACGACGCCACCTACCAGCGGGTAGCGAACGCCGCGTCTGCCGCAATCGAGCCCGGCCAACTCCTCGCGGCTGCCGGCGTCACCCCCGGGATCCGCCGTTGACCGGACGGGTAGGCAGCGAACTGGGCGACCGCGGCCACACCGTCGGAGCCTCCACCCAACCCGGCCAAGACATCCAGCGGCGCCGAGCCTTGTACGTGGCGTGGTGGGTGCTGCACCACATCGACCCCAACCTGCCAGCGTCCCCCGAAGCGCAGAAGACTGGTCTAGAAACAGCGCAAGCCGAAGTGTTGGCGATGCTCCTGGACGAGCTGGGGCTGAATGGACGACCAATCCGGTCAACCCGCACTGTCACCGCCGCCCGCCGGAGACGGCACTCCGCTGGAGACGGCAAGTAGTTCGCAGTCGCTATCACACGAAGGAGCACACACCATGGCGACACGCCACTCCGAACAACGCAAACTGGTCGACGAACTCCAGCCACTCACCGACTACGGGTGGACCATCGTCGAAAGAGGCACACGATGCATCGTCACCAACCCTGAACACCAGCAGTGCATCATCAACGTCGGCAGCAACGGCGGGCGCTCCACCAACCACCTCACCGTTCTCACGAAACTCAACCGCATGGGCCTGCAAGAAGCACTCCAGCAGGTCGCGACCGATAAGGAGATCGAACGGCACGAACGGATCCGGGCCGACCGGGCCCGGGTGAAACCTGTCGTGTCGCAGATCCCGTTTGCCGAACCAGCCGCGCCCGAACCTGCCGGCACTGTCGTCACCTCCCCGGATCCGGCTCCCCCCGTGGCGGCGGCAACGTCACGGCGCACCGCCGAGACTCCCCCGGCGCCAACGAACTCAACACCGGCGGCCACCCAACCCGGCGGGCCCCAATGGAACCTGGACGAGCTGCCGAACATCGTTACCCGCACCGAAATCATCACCCCCGAACGGGCCCAACAACTGCTGGACCAAGGCTTCACCACCCGCCTGCGCAACGGCAAAGTACTGGTGCCGCGGCCCGTCAAGAAACGCAACAAAGACAAGTACGTGCGGATCATCGAAGACAACGCGTGGATCCTCATGCCCGGCGGGATCTCCCTCGCCGAAGACACCGGAGACCCGCTCAACGGACGACACCGGTTGACTGCGGTCGTGGAAACCGGGTGGGCCATGCCGTTCCGGGTGCACTACAACGTGCCCGCCGAGACATTCGCCGCAGAGGACACCAACATGATCCGGTCGTCCTCGGACGTGCTGCACATGAAGGGTCGCACCAGCACTCACGGGCTGGCGTCGTCGTTGACGCTGCTCATGGCGTACGACACGTGGCGGGCCGACCCGGAGGAGGTCCCGTCGTGGCCGTCCTGGACACGGCTGCTGTTCACGAACGATGAACGGTCCGAAGCCGACGACCGCTACCCCGAACTGCCGGACCACTTGAAGGTCGCGAACGCGGCGGCTACGTCGGCGCACCTGACGGCCTCCTCGATAGCGGTGTTCCGGTATGTCGCGGCCAGGGCGTGGCCTGAAGCGTTGAGCACCTACGACGAGAAGGGTGCCCGCATCGATACGGGCGAGTTGGATCGGTTCTGTGACCGGCTGGCGTCCGGGGAGGGTCAGCGGACCGAGCCGGCGTTCACGTTGCGGCAGTGGGCGATCCGGCGCATCAAGGACCCGGTGCGGCCTGCCCGGGAAATCCACTTCCTGCTACTGGTGAAGGCGTGGAACCTGCACATGGCCGGGAAGCCGCTCGGTAACATCATGTACCGGACGGGGGAACCGATCCCCGCTTTGTGGACCCCGCCGGCAGCCACTCGCCGGGCCAAGCGTGGGTGACGACCCCGTCTCCTGGTGGTGTGTCGAGGAGCGGCCGACACACCACCAGGTCTGTTAACGGCGGCGCTTTCCCAACCACTCCCGCACGCTTGACCGGCCCACGCCTATCTCTCGGGCGAACCCGGACTCCGACTCGATGCCCTGCCCATCGTCCACGACCAGGGTGATCGCGCACTGCCTGGCTTCGGCCAGCGCACGAAGTACGGCGACGCGCGCCCGGGTCAACTCGGCGGCCACGTCTTTCACCACCACCCGGGGGTCCTCCGTCATCAGGCGGTGAGCAGCGATCAGGGCCGCGTCACGCTCGTCCTGGTCATCCTCGTCCGGGTAGCGGGCCTCGATCTCGGTGGCGGCGGTGGTGAACTGGTCGACCTGCTCGTTGGTGAGACCGTGGTCGTCCCCGAGCCACGCCTCCATCTCGTATCGCTGTGCCATTTCACGGACTCCCTTCAGCGCGTCGCTGCCCACCAGGTGAACCAGCCGACCGGTGCGGCGACAAGCAGCCCGATCACGCCGGCGACGCTGAGAATGAACCTGGCGCGGTCTCGAATGCGTCCTGCGTCTCCGGTCGCTTCCAGCCATAGCGTGTGGGCGATCCGGGCCCTGTGCTCCATGCGCCGCTGGTAGCGGTCGAACCAGCGCTGAAGCCAGTTGTCGGGAACCTCGCTCACGACGTGGCTTTCTCAAAGATCGGGATGAGGTCAAGGTCTTCGATCTGCTGGAGGATGTCGTCCACCCAGTCCCCGGACAGGTCGGCGTCGACGTTCACGATCAGTTCACTGAAGGACCGGCGCCAGGTGCCACCGGTGACCGACTCAATGATCTCTTTGTAGGCGTCGAGCGCGTCCTCCACGAACTGGTCGGCCGGTGCACCAGTGGTGTCGCCGGCCCAGGCGTACAGGCCGTCGATGAGCGTGTTGGTGATCAGGTTGCCGGTGAGTTTGATGGTGGTGAAGGTGGGCACGGTCGGCTCCTTGCGGGTCTGGTGGGTCAGGCGAACAGAGTGCCGTGATTGAACGCCCAGCGCGCGGTGCGCTCGGCGCTCTCCAGCGTCTTGTGACAAACGGGGGTGTCGCTGATGCCCAGGTTCGGGAGCAGGTAGCCATCCTCGGTCGGCAGGACGGGAATCGTCCACACCTGCACCGCCCCGGACCACGGGCCGCTTGTGATGACGGGATCGGCGGTACGCAGGGCGTTCGGCCAGCGTTCGCGGACGGCGGCGAGCAGGTCGTCGGTGGTCTGAGTGGTGGGCACAGGTACTCCTGTGGTGGAAGGGACTGGGTTTGGCGGGTAGATCAGTCGTTGTCCCAGATCTGGGTGCTGTAGCGGCCCGAGCCGTCGGAGTCGTACTGGGTGGCACCGGGCTGGTTGCGGTAGACCCGGCCTTCGCCGAATGCGCTGTTGCGGACGGTGCGGTAGGCGCTGGTTCCGACGGTGGCCAGGGCGGCGGTGGTGGCGGCTTCGCGCTGGGCGGCCTTGTCGAGGCGGTCGGACAGCGCGCTCAGCAGCACGGGGATCGCGGTCTCGGCGGCGTCCTGGGTGGGGTAGACGGTGAAGCCGAGGTTTTTGCCGGTGGGGGCGTCGCAGACGATCCAGCCGGCCTCGCGGACGACGCGGCCGTTGCGGCGCTTCGCGGTCTGCTCGTAGACCTTGGCCTGGATGTCGCTGATGTCTGCCATGATGTCCTCCGTGGTGGCTATACCTGTATAGCCACCCAACAGTCATGGTTGTGTCTATAGCCTGTCAGTGAAATCCTGACAGGCATGACGACCCCTCCCCGGATCACCACAGCCGAACTGGTCGAAACGATTCAGCACATCCGCCGCAGGCACGCCGCAGCCGACGACCCCTCCTGGGGCTTGATTACCACCGACCCCCGCGACGTCCTGGACTACCTCGCCGACTACGCCCACAACCCCGACAACCCCGAAGGAGTCCGATCTGCCGACGCGGTCGACCGGATCACCCTCACCGTGTGGCTGTGGTGGGATGATCGACGCCGCCACCGCGACGTCCTGCGGGACGCCATGCGCTTGCTTCCCGCATCCCAGGTGGGTGCCGCGCTGGGCCTGACCACCCGCCAGGGTGCACGGGACCGGCTGGACCGGCTGGATGCGCTGCTGAGCGGGGATCGGCCCGACGAGAAGCTGACCCGCGGCGCCCGGCGGGAAGCCGCCACGCTGGGCCAGCACGGCGACGCGCGGGCCGCATGGATCGCCACACACCACGCGGTGCTCGATGACGCCGCCACGCGCCTCCTGGACGCCGCCGACCACTATCAGATCATCGAGCGGGAGTGGCTGGACGAACTCGCCGCGGACCAGGCCGCAGGGGCATGGACACCCGGCTCGATCGGGGTGCTCGGACTGGCCATCGCGGAGATCCGCGCCGACCCAGCCGTCCTCGCCCTGCCCGGGCATCACGCCGTGTTCCGGGCGTTGGCCGCGGCCGACCGGATTCGCGCCGACTTCGCCCGGATCGGCTGTTTCACCTACCACCACAACACCCCCGAAAGGGGCTGGGGGCTATGCGTTACATCGTCGTGCTCGGGTTAGGTGCCCTCGTGTGGCACCGACCGGAATCACCCAGTGTGTGGCTACTTGTGGTCATCACATTCGTCTTGTGGGCCATCCACTCCGCGATCTGGCCACAACGGAACTGCCGGCACTGCACCGGCGGCGACAAAATCTACGACCCCGTCACCGGCGGGTCCTACCACCCGTGTGGCCGGTCGGATTGTCACGGTGGCCGGGTGTGGCGGGTCCTGCCGAAACTCACTGGCCTGGGCCGGTAGCGTCTGCCTGGCTACCGGAAGCCGTAGAACGCGACCTCGTCGCCCCCGGCCTCGACCAGGAGCCGGTCCACGCTGGCTGCGGCCGCTTTGTTACGCCGCCCGGTGGCCCGTTTCGACTCCACGAACTCCCTGAACTTCTCCCCGTCCTGCCGTTCGCCGTATTCGTTCTCTATACGCCAGCCCTCCTGGCGCCGGTCGGCCAGGAATGCGAACCACTCCGTCGGACAGGTCAGGTCCGGCAACTCAACACCAGACGGCTGTGTCTCCCGCGGGAACACCGGCTCCGCGTGGTAGCCGTGCCACAGGAACACCCACCCCACGCTCGACTTCCCGACGTGGATCCCGGTGGGGTTCTCCCCGCACGACGCGCACACCGGCGTGTCAGTGTCCCGGACCAGGTAAAAGTTGGTGCCCATCGCGTGCCCTTCCTGGTTCAGTTCCACGGCCGGTCGTCGGGGTCCTCCCCGAGCGTGGTGGCCGCCATCCAGCACAAGGCGTGCCCGCGGCGGGGATTCCCGGCGTGGCCGCCGCCCCACGCACTGCACGCCGCGACCGCAATCGCCCGCCACGTGAACCCCTGGGCGACCCGCCACGCCCGGATCCGATGGGCCCGTTCCCCCGTCATCGGGGCATCCCCGACCAGCCACACCGCGACACTGTCCGGAACCTCCGGAGTGGCTGTCACAGGGCACCAGGCAGGTTGTAGCGGTACGCACCCCACCGTTCTGCTGGTTGCACAGACTCGCCGTACTCCAGTGCGGTGCCGTCCGACGCCACCCACGTGCAGCGGATCCGCAGCACCGCCGACCCCGGTTCGATCGCCAGTTCGTGGGCCTCAACGTCAGTGGCGGTGCTGGCCGCGACGTGGTCCACACCGCTCACCGGGCCGTGCCGTCCCGTGTTGATGGCGACATATGCGGCGGTGCCACCCTTGATGCGGTCCGTCACCAACAGGGCCGGGCACTTCTCCAGGCACAGTGCCGCATGAAAATACGATGCCGATGTTGATACCGGCTGGTGGTGGCTGTTGAAAGTGGTGCGCACCCGCGCCACCACGTCACTGCCCCGCACGATGTTCAGGGCGTCCGCGACGCGGTCCGCCGCCGGCCCTACACCGGTGAGGCGGATCGTGGCGTAGTGACCTGGCGGGTAGATCCGACCGGTGTGCACCACCGCCAGCGCCCGGTCCGCTGGCGTGAACGCGCGGGGCGTGAAGTCCGATTCCATCGGGGACGCCATCCCTCCCAGTTTGGTGAACCACGCAACGGTGGTCTCATGCAGTGCGACGGCGGCGGCGAGGGCACGAGTGGCGGCCGTCTCTGACCGGGTCGCAGCTCGTGCCTGCGCCCAACTCACGGCGAACACCACCAGGGAGGCCAGCGCGGCCAGCGTGCCCCATGGCCAGGCGGTCACCGGGGGTTCGTCCCGTCGCGCTTGCGGACCTGGCGCGGCTCGTATCCGCGCCCTGCTTCGCCGGCCAGGTGTTCGATCACCGCGTCGGTCAACTCGACACCCCCCGAGGTTCCCCATCGAATCGGTAGCGCCTTGCTGTCATCGCTCACCTGTCGGCCTCCCGTTCAGCGTCGGCGGCTTCCTGCGCCAACCCCGCCGCGATGTTCTCCCCCGCTGGTGCCGGCAACGCCAGGTGGTAGTCGTAGGTGTTGGTTGCCGTCGACTGCGCCAGCAACCCCGCCATCAACAGCCGTTGCAGGTTCTCCAGCAGCGCTGTCGCGACGAACGCGTCGTAGGTGAGCGCCCGGAACCCGGGGTGCTCGGCGGCGGGGGTGCACACCACCTTCGCGACGTGGGTGGTGTAGAACGCGGGCAGGTCAAGGCCGCGGAGCAGGCCGGTGTCGTCGGCGGCGTCCGCGAGGGCTTCGATCAGCACGCTGAACACCATGCTCCCCGCCGCCAGGTTCGTCACCCTGATGTATTTTCGGTATTCTCCCTTGTCTACCAGGTTCGCCCACGACGCCTTGTTCCACTCCATCGGTCTCCTTTCAGCGGTTTTAGATGATTCTTATGCCCGGGCGAGGTCAACGAACCGGCTGTAGTGCAGTTGGTGGGCCACGGTAATGGTGCTGGTTGGGCCGGCGCGGTGTTTCGCGATGATCAGGTCAGCTTCGCCCGCGCGAGGGTCGTCCCGTTCCCACGCGTCCGGGCGGTTGAGCAGGATCACCAGATCCGCGTCCTGTTCCAGCGAACCGCTTTCACGCAGGTCAGACAGCATGGGTCGTTTGTCGGTGCGCTGCTCCGGGCCGCGGTTCAACTGCGACACCGCGATGACCGGGACATCCAGCTCTTTAGCGAGCAACTTCAGGTTTCGGGAGAACTCCGACACCTCCTGCTGCCGGGACTCGACCCGCTTCCCGGAGGTCATCAGTTGCAGGTAGTCCACGACGATGAGGCGCAGGTCGTTGCGCTGCTTGAGCCTGCGTGCCTTGGCCCGGATCTCCATCATCGTCAGGTTCGGCGAGTCGTCGATGAACAGGGGGGCTTCGTTGATTTCCCCCATACGGCGGGCGAGCCGGGTCCAGTCGTCGTCGGACATGCGGCCACTACGCATGTCCTGCAACCGGATCTTGCATTCGGCGGACAGGATGCGCATCATGATCTCGCTGCGGGACATCTCCAGGGAGAAGATGGCACTCGTCAGGTGTTGGTCGATTGAGCAGCTTCGGGCGATATCGGTTGCTAGCGTGCTTTTGCCGACTCCCGGCCTGGCGGCAATGATGATCATCTGGCCGCCTTGCAAGCCGTGGATCAAATCGTCCAAGTCGGTGATCCCCGTCTTCACCCCCAGCGAATGGCCGCCGCGGGATGCGATCGCATCCAACTCGTCCACCGTGGGCTGCAACAACGCCTCGAACACCTGGTAGTCCTCGGCCATGCGCCGCTCGGTGACCTGGTACACCTCGGCCTGCGCCCGATCCACCACGCCATCGACGGTGGCCCCGTCCGCGCCGGCATAGCCCATCTGCACAATCCGGGTGCCGGCCTCGACCAGTCGGCGCAGCACCGCCTTCTCGGCCACGATCTCCGCGTAGTAACCCGCGTTGGCCGCGGTCGGCACGGTGGCGATCAGCGTGTGCAGGTAGGGCGCGCCACCGACCCGTACCAGTTCCTTGCGGCGCCCCAACTCCGCAGCCACTGTCACCGCGTCTGCCGGCTCACCCCGGCCATACAAGTCCAGGATGCAGTCGTACACGGCCTGGTGTTTCGGCAGATAGAAGTCGTTTGGCCCCAGTCCCTCGACCACGTCGGCAATGGCGTCCTTGGACAGCATCATCCCGCCGAGCACGGACTGTTCGGCCTGCAAGTCCTGCGGCGGCATCCGCTCGCCAGTGCTCGGATACAGCTCGACAACGGTCACAGTTCTGGCCCGTCCTCGTCGGGGCGCAGATCGAAGATCGTTACCTCGATGTCGCCCCCGTGGCCGCCGATCCCGTCCCATTCGAGGCTTTGGGCTTCCTTGGGTCGGACTCCTGATAGGCCACCCCGGTCGGGTTCCAATGACCGCAGCACGAACATGTGCCAGTCGGTCACCCATAGCCACGGCTTCCTTGTCACGTGCACCGTCCAGTGCAGGTACGCCGCCCACGTTCGGATGCGTTCTACCGCAATGCCGTACTCGTGAGAAGGCACTGGGCAACAGGTCGTGTGTGTTGTGCGCCATGGCATGTAGTTCTCGCTGGCTCCCGACGACGGTTCGAAGACTTCCGAGAGGTCACAGATGTGCGTTGCGTGGTCCGGCAGCGCGGTGTTCATGGTCAGCTCGATGGCTTCGCTGCGCTCGACCCAGACGTGACCCTCGCCATCAGCAATCGGCTGAACACAGATGTCACAAATCGCCTGTAGATCCGGGGGTGGCTCATTGGTCACGATGGGGTTCCCTTCGGGGTGGTGGAGGTAGAACAGGCGACGACATCGGGGTGGCAGTCGCAGCGAACGGTGCCGCCGGTCACCGGGTCGCGGCGGAGCCGCAGTCTGGGATTCCGTTGCGCGGCAGGCGAGTGCGCCAAACATTCATCACACGCTGGCGGCAGGACGGTCACCGATGCCTGGTGATCGATCGGCCGCTGATCGTCGGTGGCCGTGATGTCAACGAGTCGGTCCGGCGCGAACGCGCCGAGGACGTACGCGACGGTGCGTGCTTCGGCCAGTTTCGTTCGCAGGTACGCCGAGACGTCGGGTAGCGAGTATCCGGCGGCCAGGGCGACTGCGGCCAGGTCGCGGATCTGGCCGCGTTGCCGGGGCCGGGCGTCAACGGTCCTGAAGTCGAGCTGGTTGATCAGGGTTGCGGCGGCGTCCTGTTCTTGTTTCGTTGGGCTGCGAACTCCGTCCGTCGATCCGTCCGTCGGAACGGAAAGGATCTCTTCGGAACAAGAAGACGGATCATGCTGTCCGAATCTCGGACCCCCCCCGTCCGAATCTCGGACCCCCGTACCGTCCGGCTCCCGGACGGGCCCCGTCCGAATCTCGGACCCCCCCCCGTCCGAATCTCGGACAGGCTGTGGATAACCGCCCGTCGCCGTTGACGAAGGCGTGGGACCTGCGGAAACGAACGGATTTGCGGTACTGCCTCCCTCGTCGTCAAGGTCATCGTCCGCGATCTGGATCGCACGCAACAGCGGCACGTTGATCCAGAACCGGGACGACAGCCGAGAGCCCTTCTCCCCCGTGCGTTCGTCCCGCTGGATCAAGCGGTCATCGCTCTCCAGCTTGCGCAGCAACTCGAACATGGTGGACCGGCTGATGCCGGTTTTGCGACACAGGGTGGGGATCCGCAAACGGAGCACCTTGCCTTGGTCGTCCGCGGTGTCGGCCAGCGCGAGCATCACGAACCGTTTCGCCGACTCGGCCAGTGTGGAACTCCACACCAGGTTCATGACCCTGATGCTCACCCGGCACCAGCCATCAGGGTCACGTACCCGTGGCCGTCCAGTTCCCGCAGGCAGGCCGCGATCACGTCGGAGGTGTCGGTGCACCGCTCCCCGATCATGGCCACGGTGATGTGTCGGTGTGCGTCGGCGATGTAGGACGCCACCACGCAGGCTGTGCCGGCCGCAGCGTTGCTCAGGGAGGCGTCGCGGGCGACTGCCATCGCGAGGGCCTCCGCGGCGCTGTAGGTGTGGCCCACGTACAGGTACGGGGCGTGTGGCAGCCATCCGGACGGGTCGGCGACCTCCACCGCGATCAACGTGTCGTCGGTCATGCGGGCTCACCGCCGACCAGGTCGATGTAGCCGTAGTCGGCCAGCTCGCGCAATGCTGTCGTGATCGGCCCGTACAAGCCGGGGTTGTCCTCGATGAGGGTGTCCGCGGGGACCTCGGTCTTGCCGTCGGCGGCGTAGGACGCCAGGACCGCCGCGATGCCCTTGGCGAACTCGGTCAGGCCGCCCTGGCTGTCGATGATCTCGGTGATGAGGCCGTCAGGCGGCCAAGTGGTGTAGCCGAGCGGGGCGTTGACGCACTCCCCCCATCGGTCACCTAGACATACCGTGGGGTGGTTGAACTCACGCATACGTGCCTCTCCGACACGTCGCGCAGACTAGTGCTACCTGGTTCGGACCATGTAGCATAAGCGGCACAACGTGTTCGCTGTCAGCGTGCGGGCGTTACCGGGTCAGGAGTTAGCGCTCCTGACCCGAACACGTTTCTGGGGGTTCCTGGTGGATCAATCCTTGCTGGTTACACCCTCCTTGTTCAACCGTGCGGCCTAGTGAGTCTTTAGGCCATCTGGGTGACGACTCGTCGGTAACACTGCTGGTGAACAGGTGTAACGGCTGGCCAGGTAGCTAGCCACGGCCCGGCGATTTCACCGCCGTCCGTCCAGTGGCCGGTAGTACATACCCTGTGCCTGGCGGATCTCCAGGGCGTGCCGCTCAAGCACCCGAGCCGCCTGCTGTAGCGCCGTTGACCAGTCCTGGCTGGGCATCGGTTGGTGTCGCATCTCGTCAACGACAGCCGCCGCTGCTTCCCACACTGCCGCCTCCCCAGTCGGGTCGTACCGATCGAAGCTGGGCAGCCGCGAGGGTGCGGGGAACGGCAAGGTGTCATCGATCAGCCGGTTCCGGGTGTCCCCGCCTGCGGTGCGTAGTTCGGCGACACGTTCGAACAGTGCCCCCGACTGCCGGCCCGGCGCGCTCCGCACGTCAACGGCCCGGAACCCCCGATCCTGGTAGTACCGGTGCAGGCCAGTGTTGGTGCGCCAGCAGTCCAAGCGCAGGTACAACGCGCCGGCCATCTCGGCACGAGCGCAACACCAGTCGAGCAGCAGGTCCCCCAACCCTCTGCTGCGACGATCCGAGCGGATCATGAACTTGTAGAGGTACAGCGCCGGCTGCGCCGCCTCAAGGGGAGTCCAGAAGTCCATATCGGCAGCGTCCAGGGTGAGGCTGGCAGCGATGTCGCCCGCGCCGGTGGTGATGACATAGGTGGTGCCCGCGTTGATCGAGTCGCGAATGTTGCGCTCTCCCGTGCTGGACACGGTCCACTGCTCGATTCCCTTGCAGCGCAACCATTTCTCTGCGTGAGCGCGCAAGCTGATAACAGCGTCAGTGTCGGCAGGCGTGGCGTAGCGGATGTGGTAGTCCACGGTAGGCGTCACTCGGGCTCCTGTGTGGGTGTGGTGGAAGTGTCGGGTTGCGGCACGTCAAGCACATACTTCAGGTACTGCGAGGCGGCGTCGATCACGTTGACGATGACTCGTATGCGTCGCCCAGTCTCGTCCATGCCGACTCGGGCAAACTCAAGAACTGGTGTGCCAGGCTGAAGCGCCAAAAGCTTGATCTCGTCATCGGACGGCATCCGGGCCCGGATCTCGTCCACAAACTGGGTCTGCCGAATGCCAATTGACCGCATGATCCCGCCGTGCTTCGTAATGTTTTCGGCAATCAGCAACGGCGGCTCGCCGTCAGCGTCGGTCCGGACTGCGATGTCGTGCGGAAACCAAGAGTCGGCTATCACAACCGGTACCCATGGCATGTCGGAGTCTTGTCGCACCATGCGAATACGACGCCGACGGAGCAGCCGCGTCCGGATCTCCGTGTCCAACCATCGGGCGATTGGCCGGGTGGCCTTTTCCCAGCCCACCGTCACCTCCTGGCGGGCTTGCCAATTCTGAGCGGCTACATCCTGCCCCCACTGGTCCCGGCCCTGGTCGGGGTCGTCAGCGTAGACGCGCTCAAATTTCGACGCATCGAAATACAGCTCCAGATGTTGTCGAACCACGCGGCCCGCGCCACGCCGGGTGGCGACTAGGCCCGCTTGTTCCAGTTGCGAAAACGCCCGCCGGGCAGTGTCTCGCGAGCAGCCGTATCGCTCCATTAGGTCGTTCTCGGTCGGCAGCCGATCGCCGGGCATGTAGTCGCCCTGGTCGATCTGGGTGCGCAGGTCGTCGTACATGACCTGCCATCGCGGCCGCCTCAACGCGCTCCCTCCGTTCGTTGCATGTTGATGACCGTACAGCACTTGCGCCCGTCCGACAAAGCTCGTACTGTACGGATGTAAGCAAGTTTGACCGTACAAAGACCTTCCACCACGAAGCTCCGCACCCTGAAGGGAGTCCGCGAGATGGCCAGCAAGCGCCGGACCCGCCGCGGCACCACCCCCAACCTGTCCACCGCTGTCCTGGACGCCATCATCGTGGCGGCCGGGAAGCCGAACCGCCGTAACCGCCAGCGCCTCGCCCTGGCCCTCGCCGCCGACTCGGCCCGCGTCACCGCTGCCCTGTTCGGCACCGAGACCCTGGCGGAGGTGGCGTGACCGTGTCCACCACTTCCGCCGGCACCAGCCCCCGCACCCTTGAGCAGATCCGGGCGACCCGCGTGTCCGTGAGCGACGACGTCATCCTGTACGCCCTGCCGGCCTACGCCGAGAACGAGTTCCGCACCCTGATCGCCGAGGGCGCACCGCTCGACTACGCCGTCGAGGGCGCTGCCCGGATCGCGGTCGCCGAGGAACTGCGCCGGCTCATCGAAGAGGCACCGGAAGCGCTCGCCATCACCGTGGCGAAGTTGCGGGCCCGCGCCGACTATCTGGACCCGGACGGTGCCCAGTGAGCACCAGCGGCATCAAGGTCGGCCAGTGGCCCGACGGCACCCCCATGTGGCCCGGCGGTAGTCGATCCGGCAAGTCCCGACTGGTCGATTTGTTGGCCGTGCAGACGGACCGTGCCTACGCCTTCGGCGAGAAGAACCTCGATGAGGACACCCGCATTGACCGCCCCGCGCCCCGGCGTGCTGTCCGCCGGTCCTGCCAGCCTCGCCGCATGACCGACACCACGTCCCCGCTCTCCCCGGGCCCGGTCTTCCTGCCCAGCATGGCCGGTGCGATCGTCACCCAACTCAGGAACAACGGGTTCGACCCGCTCGGCGTGCTGTGCGTCGCGGAAGAGGCAGGCGAAGTCGTCGGCGCGTACCGCCGCTACGCCGGCCTGGCCCGCCGCCCGGGAACCCTCGCCGAACTCGGCGCGGAACTCGCCGATGTCGTGATCACCTCGTACGTGTCGGCCCACGCGATGCTGTTCGACCTGGACGCCGCGATCGGCGACACCGTCCTGGTCGGGGGGAACCGAGAACCGAAACTCCTGGTCCAGGCCCTGTTCGTCCAGGCGTCCCGGTTCGTTGAGGTCTACCCGCACCCGGCTAGCCGGTTCGCACTCGCGGGTCTGGCCGTGGCGGCCCGCTCGGTCGCCACCGCCCTGGACATCGACCTGGACGCAGCGATCCGGGACAAGGCGACCGTGATCTTCAGTCGTGGCTGGCGCGAAGGCGGTGACCAGTCGTGACGACCCTGCCCATGTCGGTCGGCACCCAGCCCGCTGGCCCCGGTGACGGATTCGACCACATCGTGGGCGATGTCCAGTACTGGCTGGACCGGCTCGGCGTGAAGATCCCCCGCGCGTTGTGCGGCGAGTCCCTGGCTGGCGAGGAACCGGCCACGCGCGAGGGCAACGGGCGACCGGTGTGCCCGACGTGTGCCGCGAAAGCGGGGTGGCGGGCGTGACCACCAGCATCAAGTCGCGCCCCGCCGACACCCTCCGGGACTACGACGACGTCATCGAGGGCGACTGCCCCACCTGCAAGCACGGGCCGTGGCCCCTGACCGACGAGGGCCGGGTACCGCAGCACGACCGACGCCGCCCCGGCAAGGGCCACGTGAACTGTGTCGGCGCCTACCGTCCCGCAGTCAACACCCGGGTCCGGCCGTACGTGTTCGTGGAGGGCGTGGTGTTCCTGTGAGCGACATGAAGAAGCTGTTGCAGGACCTGACCCGGCTGGTCGACGTGGACGACGCCCCACCCCAGGACGTGTCGGACCTCGTCGCGAACGCTACCGACAGCGGTGCACGGTGACCGCCCCCGCTGACCTGGCCGTGTTGGCACTGCTGGACCAGGTGGTCGTCGGCGGTGCCGTACCGGCATGGCAGGACGCCGCACTGTGCGCCCAAATCGATCCGGACCTGTTCTACCCGGAGAAGGGCGGTACGACCGCGGGCGCCAAGCGGATCTGTCAAAGCTGCGACGTGCGGGCCGAATGCCTTCAGGACGCCCTGGACAACCGAGACGAGTTCGGCATTTGGGGCGGAAAGTCAGCGCGGGCGCGCCGGAAGTTGCTCACCCCACGTTTCCCGAAGCCCAGTCAGGAGGTAGCAGCGTGATCACCATTCGACCGGGCCACGTCGCGGCGGGCGTGCTCCTCGCGGTGACCCTCGCCCGGGGACCGGCTGGCTGCCAAGCGCCACCGACCGGCCCTGCCGCACCCGTCGACCAGCCCCCGGTAGCCGCAGTCATACATGACGCCGGTAAGTGCCTGCCGGGTTGGGTGTGCACCCCCGGCACCAACCGGTGCAGCCCGGACTACGTGTGCGGCACCTGCCCAGACACGAAGGACTACAAGGGCAACTCGTGGAGCTACCTCAACGACGGCTCCGAACTGGCCCGTGAGTTGCAGACCGACCCCCGGTTGATCCCGATCGTCGATCCGCGAAGGCCGTGTGGGTGATGCGCCAGTCACGGGAGTTGACGGACCAGGAGTACCTGGACCTGTGCGACTGCGCTTGCGACCTGGTGCAGGGCACCCATCCGGCCGGGCAGTGCGGATCGAGCCGGCCGCAGCAGTGACCGCCCGACCTGTTTGGTAATCGACGAATAAGGCAGACGCGACGTAAGGGAGCGGTAGTGGACGAGATGGCGGGACAGGCTGTGTCGGTCGGTGACCCCACGCGGGGCCAAGGCCAAGATGCCGCCATGCCCACCACCCGCACGCACAAACTTCGCCAGGAGGCGAACTGACCATGTGGCCATTCACCGCCCGCCGCTCCCCCCTGCACGCCGCCGAACCAGGCAAGCCCACCCTGTCCCGCGCTGCCCGCCGGCGCCGGGAACGCATCGACCTGAACAAGCGGGAGACGCTCGCGCGGCTGGAGACCCAACGCCGAGAGCTGGAAGTCACCCGCGAGTTGGATGTCTACGCGGAGGAGAAGGCGGAACGGGCGGAATCCCGCAAGGCGGGCGCCACCCGCCAGGCCCGTGAAGCGCTGAGCCGGCGACTGCGGGCGTTCCGGACACGACTGGACAACGACCGCCCCCTGCTGGCCGCGCTGATCGTGTCCGGGCTGTCCCTGATCGCCACGATCGCAGGCCAGTTGATGGTCTACACGTCCCTGAACTGGCACGGCTACGCCGCGCTGGCCTACATCCTGCCGTTCATCGTGGAGGGTGCGACCTGGTCGTTCGCGATCTACTCGCAGTGGCTCGCCACCAGGCCCTGGCCGTTGCCCTATGCCAAGTACACCCGCCTGATGTGGCTGTTTGCCGCCTACGCCGCGACCGCGAACACCTATCACGTCAGCCACACCCTGCGGGATGTCGTCACTGGCGCGCTGCTTGGCGGTGCCAGTCTGGTCGGTCCGTTCGTGTGGCACTCCTACATCACCCTGACCCGGACGGCCCGGTCCGGTCGGTCCGCCGCACAGATCCGGGCGGCCCTGTTGCAGCGACTGTTCAACCCGTTGCTGTCGCTGCGCACAGCGAAACTGTGGGCTGCGGCGGGTGGCGCGATGACCCGGGACCAAGCCTGGCTGTTGGTGTACCGGAACGTGCACGGCCACTTCCCCGGCCAGCACTCCACCACACGCCAGGTCACGGCCCGTAACCAGTGGCTGTGGGTAATGGTGCGGCCGTTCGTTGGTCGCGTCATCAATCCGACCGCTGGCGCAGCACCGCTGAGTGCTGACTCAGCACCGTCGGCACCGCTGAGCAGCACCGCTGAGCGAACCGGCGTCAGCGCTCCCCGCACCGCTGACCGGGTGCTCGTGCCAGCGCTGCCCAGCGGCGCTGAGGACATCAATCCCAGCGCGCTGGGAGACGACGTGGAGGACTGGCTACGGGGACTCGAAAACCTGCCGGGCGGGACCGCTGAGGAGCGCTCCCCTGCACCGCTGAGCGGCGACCGTTCTGGGAGGTCAAACCCGGTTTCGGAGGCCGCTGAGGTACCTGGTCAGCGCACCGCTGACCAGGCCGCCGAGGCCGCCCCGGCCAGCGGTGAACAGCGCGCCCAAGCCAGCGGTCGTAAGAGCGCTGGGAAGCGGGCCCGCCAGCGGGCTGCCGAGCAAGCCCGCCGGGACTTCCGGCCAGCGATCGAGACGTACTTCCGGGACCGCATCAGCGCTGGCGCTGACCCGGCCGCGATTACCGGAACTGAGGTGGCTCGTAAGACGGGGGCCGCTGACTCGACCGCCCGCAACATCCTGGCCGACCTCAAGCGCAGCTACCGACAGTCACAGGACGGTGCGTGATGGCCGGTACACGCAGGGGCGCGCACGGGACCGGGCGCCGGACCCGCCGGGAGGTTCGGCCGATCGAGCGGCAGGAGCGGCTCGCCGAACGCCTGTCGCAACTCACGGCGACGCCGCGGGAGCGGGTGTCGTGGGCGTCGGCGCACCTGCGGGCTGTGATGGCCGACCCGGGACAGGACCCAGGTCGGGTCGCCCAGACAGCGGCGATGGCAGTCACGTATCTGATCAAACTGGCGAGCGAATTGGAGGGTCCGCAGTGAACGGCAGCCATCGACGGGAGGCACCCGAGGACTACCCGGGCGATGGGGGAGTCCTCACGGACAGTCAACCCACACCCGCACCCCACACTGTGGGTGCGGATTGGGAGGGGGACCCGGGGGAGGGGTCAACGCGCACACGTGCACACGTGCGCGCGAGGATACCGCGCCCCCCGGCCGTACCGGAACTGTTACGCACCCTCTTCGTCGGTGACACACCGTGGCCGTTCGGCGAGACGCTGCCCAGGATGGGGCAGCGCCTCGACTACACGTTGCACGGCGAGTGGTGCGACCCGAAGGCCACGAAACTGCGGTGGGCAGTACTGCTGCTGTTCACGGTGCCCATCGCGTGCCCAATCGCCGCCGGGATCGATCTCCTGGACTGGGTCGCGTTCCCACCCGGCCGCCTACTCATCGCTGTGCTGTTGACGTGGCTGCTCGCGGCCAACCTCTAACAAACGGAAGGAAACGGACGACATGACCCAGTTGTTCACAACGGTTGCGGGCGGTATCGCGCTGATCGGGCTGGCGCTGCTGCTGAAGTGGAAGAAGCCGCACTGGAACGGGTTGCGGGCGGTGGTGATGCTGGCTGGCGGGATCGCGACCATCAAGATCCTGGCGAAGATCCAGGGCGTTACCGTGGCCAACGGCGCCCACAACGACGGCTGGCTACAGGAGCTGATCGCGTTGCTTGGCCGCAAGAGCGCGGGGATCCCGAAGGTCGGCGACGCGATGTCCAGCGTGCTGGCTGCGATCGCAACCGCGTTGCCGTGGGTGGTGGCGGCGGTACTCACCGGCTGGCTACTGATTGACATTTTCCCGCGAGTCATGGCCCTGCGCCGCGGCGGCGGGTCCGGCGGAGGCTACGGCCGCCTGGCAGGGGTACCGGGAGGTAACGGCGGAGGCGGCGGCCGCCTGGCAGGGGTGCATGAGGCCACCTCCCACACCATGTGGGTCGCCCTGTGGGTGCCCGCCTCGATCGCGCTCGTCCCGCCGCTGGCCCACGCCCTGAAGATGGGCGGCTGACATGGAATTACTGCTACTGGCCTTCGCCCTGGCCTACCTGGCGGTGTACCGCGGCGGGGTCGGCACCTACTGCGCCATCACGAAAACCGAGCCGCCATGGGTGCGCAACCGCCGCGAACGGCTCGTGAACCACGAAACCGTGAAGGGCCGTAGGGCTGTCGCGGTCGAATCGAACCGCACGATGCGGGGGTTCCTGGGTCGGCTATGGGGAAACTTGTGGGAGGACGCCAACCGGCTCGCTGCTGAACGGCGCGCTGAACATCAGGCGTGGACCTTGAACGGCGGGCCCCGGCCACCGGTGTGGCGACGGATCGCGAACTGGTGGTCCGCCGCCCTGCTCGCCGGCAACCAGCAGTCGGCCCCGGCCAGCAACGACACCGATACGGACACTGAGTCGTGGGATGTGTGCCTGCATCCGGTGGAGCGGCCGGACGGAGAACTGGGGTCATGCGGGCGGCGCTACTCGTACACGGTCGACCCGGACACGAATAGGCGATCAACCTTCGACTGTGGCCAGCACCTGCCACTGGAGCCAGTCCAGCCGCCGCCCGCCGTGCCGGTTCCGGCGCCAACCCCGGCGCTGCCCGAACTACCCGCCACGCCGGTTGCTCCGTTTCTACAACCGGACGACTGCCCGGTCTCGCCAACGGAACGTCATGACTGGCAGGAGCGGGAAACGACGCAGGGCGCGAGGCGTGGGTGCGTGTACTGCCTCGCCGGATTCGATGCTGAATTGCTGTCGACGAGGCCCGAGCCAGGGTGCCCCTGGATTCGGCCAGGGACTCGCCAGGCGTGTGGGCAGCCGCTCTACCTGGACACCTCGTGGTGCGCCAACCACTACGCCATCGGCAGCTTGAGTGAATGCCAGTGGGGCAGCGGTAACCCGGCAGTGCCGAACTGTCCGAACGCGCGGCTGCCGTTCCAGCCGTTCTGCGAAGAACATGACGCCGAGTTCGTGTCCCGCACCACCAATCCAAATGATGCTCCACCCGCCTCGGCGGGAACCACCGAAACGTCCGCCAGTACTGCCGCATCCGACTCGCTGGCGACGGTCACACCCATCAATCGCACCACCAATCGAGAGGACTCACCTGTGAGTACCCCCACGAACGCCGCCACCGAGGTGGCCACCGTCCAGACGCTGCTCGTGTTCGCCGACTCGCTCGTCGCGAACGGCAATGTCGAGTGGGCCCAGAGGATGGAGCAGGTCCGCACCGCCGCGACCGACTCCGGCCTGGCCAACGACCCCCGCATCCTCGCGGTGTTCAGCAGGGTCGAGGAACTCGCCCAGGGCATCGCCGCCCAGGGCACCGAACTCACCGCCGCACTGAACGCGGGCCACGTCCAGGCGGCGGAGAACGTGTCCGGGCTCGGCAGCCGGGCCGCCGACAAGACCACCACCTACCAGAACCAGTAACCGGTACGACCGTTCCCGCCGAGCCAGGGCCACGTCCTGGCCCGTGCGGAAACAGCCGGCACCTCCGACCACCACTCAAACCAGCCGGGAGGCACCTCATGGACTTGGACCAACACGTCCTCGACCAGTCCGACGCCGACCATGAGGCCCAGTGGCGGCGCACCGAACGATTCCGCCAGCACGACGCCAGACTCGACCCGGAAGAGGAGTCAGCGCAGCGGCCGTGGCGAATCAACGCGCGCCGCCAGTTCGTGCCGCTGCCGGTCGCGGCACTGCTGTGGAGTGCCGCAGAAGCCGCACACCTGGCCCCTGGCACATGGCCTTACGGGGCGCCAGCGGCGGCCGGTGTGTACTTCGTGGCGGCGGTGACCTGGTGGCACAACTGGTCTCGCGAGCATCCCGAGAATCGGACAGAACGGCGGCGCTGGGCCTACACCGTCATCGCCGGGGGGGCGGCGTGGTTGATGTGGGCTGCGACGACTGGTGTCGGGGGTGCGGCGACCCTGCTGCTCGCTGGCGGGGGTACGGCACTGATGCTGCCCTACTGGACCCGGAACAGCCCGTGGTGTCCCGAGACCACATACGAGCCGGAGGAGTTGCCCGAACCCCCGCCGCCACCGCTGTTGGAGCCGGTCACGGTGGACAGTCGGACCGCGAACCAGATGTTTTGGGACACCGTCGTCGCCCCCACCGTGGCGGGGATGGGGGGTACGCGACTGATCGACCCGGACATTACCGACGACTACGAGCAGTACACGGTGCAACTGGTCCCCGGCCGGCAAACCACCGGTTCCGCCATTGCCGCCGCCACGGCCATCGCGTCGGCGTACGGCCGCGGCCTGGACACCGCCCAAGTCATCCCGCACCCGTCGGGCGAGCAGGACAAAGCCATCGTCCGGCTGGCGAAGGCGAACCCGCTCGCGGTGACCCGCTACTACCCGGGCCCCGCGCAGGCGATCGACCTGACCGGCGGCAACATCAAAGTTCTGATCGCCTACCGGGCTGACGGGTCACCGGTGTGGTGGACGTTCTACCTCCACGAGTGGGGAGCCCTGGGCGGCGCGGTGTTCGGGGACACCGGCAGCGGCAAGTCGATGCTGCTGCGGGTCCTGCTCACGTCCGCCGCCTACACCGGGCTGATCGCCACGATCGTGGCCTGCCCGCAGGGCGGCCAGTCCTACCCGATGTGGATCAAACACGGGCATTGGCCAGCGGCGGACGCCGACGAGATCATGCGTCAGGCCCGCGCGCTGGCCGAGGCGCACCGGGTCCGGGGCAAAATCAACCGGCTGCGGGCCCCCATTCTGGGTCGGGACGTGCACGTCCCGACCCGTGAGGAACCGATGATCTTGTGGGTCGTGGACGAGATCCACAAGATGATGGAGCACCCAGACGCCGCCGAGTTCTACGAGATCGCGGACAAGATCGAACGCGAGGGACGCAAGACCGGTATCCGCATGCTGGTCGCCGACCAGGACCCGTCCGTGCCGGCCACGTTCGGCAACCGGACGCCGCTGCGCCGCAGCTTGCTCGCCGCCCAGTGCTACTGCCTGCGGCTGGGTGGCGACGTGTCCGGGATGCTGCCCGGCACGAAACTCAACCCCACGAGCCTGCCTCAGAAGTGGCCGGACGGCACCCGCGCGGCAGGTCTGGGTGTGGTGCACGGCGAAGCCGAAATGTCCCGAGTGGTGGTCCTCAAGGACCAGTGGGCGCTGGCCGAACAGGCCCCGAAGATCGCGATCGAGCGGGCCGTGGCGAAACGGATGGGCCGCGACTACCTGGAACGGTTCACTCGCGCCCTCGCCGAGGACGCCGTGACCGCAGCGGAGCTACAGGTCGACGACCCAGAACTGGTGGCGGAACTGCTGCGAGACAACCCCGAGTTGGCGGCGGCACTGCCGGCGGCCCAGGCCGAACTGACCCGGCGGGCGGCTGCGTCGGCACCGGTGGCGTCCAGTGGCCAGCCGGTCGCGGCGAACGTGCGGCAACTGTTCGCCCCCGGCGTCCCGGTGTACGCGCTGCCCGTCGCCACCCCATCGGCACCGGAGAAGTGGACCTGCCTGGACGCGGTCCGCAGGGCGCTGCAAGCCGGCGCCGAGCGGTACGGCGACATCGAGGCGAAGGCAGTCAAGCCAGACGGCAAGCGGTACAGCGAAACCGCCGTCCGGAACGCCTTGGCCGAACTGACCAACTTGGGCGAGATCGCGGACGACCCGGACAACAAGAACTGGGGCCGCTACATCTACACCGCTGTCGCTTGACTGACTACCGAAGGGAGTAGCACGCCATGACCAGGACTAGGGCAGGGTTTACGATCCCGCCGCCCGTCGCATTGGGAGGCTGGAACAGGAACCGCCGCAGGGGGCCGTCCGGGTGGTCACGGCGGCCGGGCGTACCGGCGGTAGCGGTGATCGGCATGGCCATGCTCGCCGCCGGACTCCTTGGCCTGCACGGCATGGCCAGCGGCGCCACCGATACGGGGGCTCCGCCAGGCACGAAGCCACCCGGCACCGTCAGCCAGTGGATTACCGCAGCCGATGCGGTCCTGGCCGCAAACGGCACCCCCGCCGGCGCATTGAACGACGCCGACGTCTGGATCATCATCCGGAACGAGTCCGGCGGCAACCCCCACTCGATCAACCGGACCGACAGCAACGCCGCCCAGGGCAACCCGTCCGAGGGGCTGATGCAAACCACCGGCAGCACGTTCCGGGCGCACGCCGTACCAGGGCACGGCGACATCTGGAACCCGGTGGACAACATCGTCGCCGGGGTGCGTTACGCCATCGGCCGGTACGGCTCGCTCGACAACACGCCCGGCGTGGCATCAGTCCACCGCGGCGGCCCGTACCTGCCCTACTGATGTGTTCCCGGGCGAGTATTCGCCAAAAATATCCAACAGAAGGAGGAAGCATGGCTAACTCTTATTACTGTGCCTGCGGTGCAAACATATCTACCCCCACCGGGTCGTGCGCGGACTGCAAGCGGGCTGCTCAGCGTCAAACTAGGGACCAGCAGCAAGCGAATCGCGATCGGTTGTACGGAAAGAAGTAAGGGGACGTCACCATGACAAGTCAGGCGAGGAGATGACCGTGGAGTTCGCCCACGACCAACGGGTCCAGCACCAAACCTGGACCGACGACAACAAGGCGCCACTCGTCGGCACGGTCCGGCTGTTCCGCGACGCCAAACCGGGCACACCGGCCGGCGAGGTCCAGTGGGCCGGCTACCTCGCCGCCGACCAACTCGAACTGGTCGCGGACCAACTCGAACCGGCGTAACCCATCCCGAGAGAATCGAGAAAGGAGATGCAGGATGTCCAAGCTTGACCCCCGCCAGTGGCTGTACGGCAAGTGGTGGACAGCGCCTGACAGCGGCGACCCGATACCGCTGGATCCGCAGCCGCCAGCCCCACCACAGGACGAGTATGGCAACGCCATCGGCCTGCCTGACGGCTACTGACCCCCACCTCCACCACGAACACGAAAGGAATCGCATGGACCTGCAAACCGCTGTGCGACTCGTCGGCGCCGACACCCGCGGCGCCGTGGACCCCTACATGACCGATGCGGAAGCGGTGGACGCCTTCGAAGCTGACATGGCCCGGGTGATGGCATGACTCGGGCCGTGGCCGCCAACGACGTCATCCAACTAGCCGATGCGGAAGGGCTCACCCACCAGCAGGCAGACCACATCCTGGATCTGGTGTACATGCAGGTGGTGTGCGAGCAGGAAGACGTGGATGGCCTGGGCGCGGTGCTCAAGCAGCACTCGTCGGGAACCGGGATGATGATGGCCACCGACCAGGAGTGGCATCGGCTGGCGCAGGTGGCGGCTGCCGTGCTGGGCGCGGCCGGGATGTAGCCCTCCACCACGAGATACAACTGTGGCCCCCTCGCCGGGACTTCCCTGCGAGGGGGCCACAGTGCATTAGGTGGAGGCAGCGGGTGATTCATGATGGGCGATCAACCGGACCCTGTCCAAGGATTTGCCCTGGCACCACACCCCGCCGCCTCCCGATCGGTCACTGTAGCGGCGAGCTGCGAGGCCAGCCAGATCAGGCGGCGAGTTGCGAGGCCATCTCGGTCACCACGGAGTGACGTAGCCGCAAACGCAGTGATACCTGGTTACGGGGCATGCCACGCTGAAGTAGGACACGGGCGGCGGCGAGCCGGTCGGACTTGCGACTGACACTGACCTCCCAGCCGGCCAACAGCCGGCGTACGACCTCCTGGTCGGGTTCGTCGGTATCAGGAATGTTCCCTGTGGGCTGATCAAGAGGATCATCGATGTCAGCGCACGCGTCGTACCAAACATGCAGGGCGACCCAGCCGTGTCGCGCTGCCGCGACGCGGGCCCGGTCAGCGCGCCCACCAGTGGGAGTAGGCAGGTTGGCCAGGGTTGCGGTCAGGGTCGCGATGGCGTCGGCGGTGTTGATGTGCACGACAAGGTCGGGCCGGGTGGCGAGTTTGTGGATCCATTGCCGGGTGCGGTGGAGTTGATCCGCAAGGAACTGTGTGGTGTAGCCCCCGGCGAGTAGCCCCCGGACACGCCGTGTGGTGCCGGTGGAGTCGACGTAACGGGGCGTAAGGGCGTCCAGTTCGCGAAGGGTGTTGTACCGCAGGTTGGCTTGCCGGGGCCCTGGACAGCGACAGCCAGCTACCGTGTAGGCGGATCGGTTGTTGTGTCGAGTCGCTGGGCATCCAGGGCGTTGATCCGATGGTGGTGGTCGGCGAGCCACTGTCTCGTGCTCCTTGCGGGGTGTCGTGGTGGACCCCACCAGTACACACCCAAACCGGGTACTGGGCAACCCGCTGCGGCAAGCCTGTTGGTGTTGGCCAACCTTGACCAGCTATCCTGAAACCCTGTTGGCTCGCCGAGTTCTGCGGAACTCGTGCGGGGCTTCGTGGTGGAAGGTAACAACAGGGCAGGCCCCCCGGATCGCTAGACTGGGGGGCCGTTCTGTACCCAAAGGTTACTCGCCGGTAGCTGCCATAGCCTGCTGGTACCGCAACCGGGCCCCCCGAGAAGACAACCCCGTCAGCGACGCCACCGTCTGCCACGACCTGCCCTGCTCCCGCCACGTCACCACCGGATCGACACCACCACCAGCAGAGGCCGCCGCCAAGCCGGCGCGCATCCGCGCTTGGTGTTGACGAGTCCAGGCCGCCACGACCGGCACCCGAGTTTCCAACCATCCCGGCTGGTCTCGGCGGGCGTATTCGCAGCCCCCAGTGACAGTGTCCGGCTGGGGGAACGGATCGTCCGGGTCGTCGCGGTGCGCCTCGTACCAGTCCCGCACGATCCGCGGCTGGACCTTCAGCGCGCGCGCGAGGTGCGCCAAACCAACCGTCACCACACCCAGCGGCGCCGCGTCGGCCACCGTGGCGGGGCTACGCCAGCGACGAAGTTCGCTGCGGCGTGCTGGTAGCCAACCCACAACCCGGGCGGTACGGGCACCCGCCTCGCGCTGGATCTCCACATCGGGCCGGGGGATCGGATCGGGTCTGGTCGTGTTCCGGGCCCGCCACACGGCCATCTGTACTGCCCGCACGGTGCGCCCGGTCAACGCGGCGACATCCCCCGTGGTCAGATACACCACCAGTGGTGGCACCGTGTCCGGTAGCGGCGAGCCGGCGAACCAGGCCACCACGTCGTCAGCCTGGCCAGGCTGCCAGCCGTGTTCGTCGCCGACGGTGGCGACCGGGGCCGGGAACACGGCGCCCGCAGTGTTGCGGGTGCCGGCGAGGTCCCGGATGGAGGTGGTGGTGGAGCCGGCAGCGACAGCGATTTTGGTGGTGTCCCACAGTTCGAGCACCCCACCAGTACACAGGTAAGTCGGGTACTGGTCAACCGACGGGCACGAGGAATGGGCCCCCTCGACACTCGAACCCGGCGGGGACCGGGGAGTGTCGAGGGGGCCCTGTGGCCGCCGCATGGGGGGGGAACAGCGACCAGCATCACCAGGCGCCACCGTCTAGCGGCGGCAGCCAATGCTGCAGCTAGTTGGTGGCGCCCAAGTTGATTGCACGCCAGTAGAACGGGTAGTTGGTGGAACTGAACAAGGTCCCGGACCCGGTGGCTTTGGTGGCCACCACGAACCGCACGGAGCCGGCGTCAAGGTCTCCGGAGGCCACCACGAACCCCCTGGACGCCGATTGCGCGTTGAACGATGTGGAGCTGGTGTACCAGCCGGGGTCGCCCTCGAATCCTGGTGTGCCGGTGCCGGTGGCCAGGAACCGGACCAGCGAGGACCCCACGATCACGGCGACGTCCAGGAACGCGCTCGCGGTGTCCGACCGCATGGCGTGCACACCGATCTCCACCCATTGCCCCACCGCTGCCGGAATGTCCAACTCGAACCCGGCGACCGCCGCCCACGACCCGGCCGTGTTGGGGAGGGTGGTGTCACCGGTGGCGATCCACGCGGACCGCACCGTCGGCACGGTCGCGGCAGCGGGGGTGACCCACTTGACGCCGGTGGTTTGGGTCGAGTCGGCGGACAGGACCTGCCCGTTGCTGCCCACCGCTTGCCGAGACACAGCAGCGCTACCGGTCGCCGCCAGCAGGTCCCCTTTGGCGGTGACCGTGGACACCGGGATCGGGGTGCTGGTGACGGTGGCGAACGTGGTGCCCGACGACGCGAGCGGCACCCCCGCCTGATAGGTCGCGACCAGCGCATCGGTGGCGACCTGCACCGTGTACAGCCAGCCCGACGGCACCAGGATCGGGTCGTCGGTGGACGGCAAGGTCAGGGTGTAGGTGCCGGACGCGGTGAGGGTCGCCGTGAACGGTGCCGTGTTGCCCAGCAGGTAGCCGCTGGTGGTGCGCACCGACCGCGGGATGGTGAACGAGATCGTGCCCACCGCAGGGTTGCCAGTGATCGGGTTGAGGATGGTGCCGCGGATGGTGGTTTGGACAACAGAACTGGGGATGGGCACGGCTCACTCCCGACGCGAGATTGGGGTGCGTGTGACGGCCACGCGGCAACGTCAACGAGGGGGCGGGGTGTCAGCACTGCGCCGCAACGAGTTGCCCGCGTCTACGAAATGCCCGCGAACCAGGTGATGCCAAATGCGGTCTGTGTACCGACAGTTGCGGGGAAGGTGGTAGTGCGCCCCGTGTTACTGGAGTCTGTAAAGCTCCGGTAGGTACCGTTGACTAGACCTATATTGGGAAGAAGTGAGGCTACGTTCCCGAATCGCGCCAATGCTGGCAAAGTAGTGCCGTTGGCAAAGAACGACACAGTATAATCGCCAGCCGCAAGACTGTAGGGCCCTCCCGTAAGAGGGAAGGTAAACGAGTTATTGGTGGCGAAACTAACTGCGCCGCTGGACAAGTCCGCAGTCTTGGCGACTAGCGCGCCGCCGGCACCGGCATGATAAAGCGCCGCGAAACACTGTCCGGCAGTTAGCCCACTGCCCGCCGTGACCACATACAACACAACATTGGTCGCGGTAAGCGCGATGGGGCAGTGCAACCGACTGTGGTAGACGGTGCCGGCCGTTGGGATTATTGAATTAGCGGACACGTAGAGCGGGTCTCCAGTCCACGCAAGAAGACCCTGTTCGCTGGGCATCCACGATGCCAGTCCGAGGTTCGTGCGTCCGGCAAGCGCGGAGCCCAGATCCGACAGATTGTTCGCCGCTTGGAGCGCGCCGGTGATGCGACTGTCATTGCCTTGCGTCGCCGTACCGCTACCTGTCCCGTAGGCGACGGCCAGCGAAACGTCAGCCGACAGCGCGCCCCCACCAGTGAGCCCCGTACTGGCAGTGACGTTGCGCGTGGTCGGCACCTTCGCGGCCAAATCCGATACGAGGCTCGTGACCTGTGACTCGGCAATGGACCCGACCTTGACGGTAGGTGCGGTTGCTGTACCGGCAACGGTGACCGTGGAATCCGCAGCGGTGACCGACTGGACTGCTGTTGAGGCAAGCCCCAGTCGGGAATCGTCACCAGCGGCAACCGTGCCGGTGGTCGTGCCGACGTTCCGTGTCGCCGCACCGGCCAGTCCCAGATTCGTCCGGGCCGTTGTCGCCGACGGTAGGTCAGCGTGAGTTGCTGCCCCTGGCCGGCTGGGATCACCGTGCACCTCCGGTCTCGCTGATTACGGCATCAAGATTGCGTACGGAGAGCCGCCTGTCGTGGAAATCGATGCGTCGGCGACGCTGGCGGGTAGATCTGCCTGGCCGGTCAGCTTTCCGCAGAGTCGCGGACTGGTCGCGTTGAGCGCAAAGTCTGAAGACCCGACGGCCTGCAACAGCGTCGGTGGCGTGGTGCCTACGAAGATCACGCCGAGTGCGTACCGAGTACCGACCTGAAGTGTGTAAGGCGATCCAGTGGAGAGCGGTTTCGTGACACCACCAAAGGTCGCCGTCCATCCAGTGGTGTCACTCGTCGTGGACGCGACGAGTGCGAGCGCGGACGTGCCCGAGTTAACGGTGTATAGCCCGATGCGGGCCAGCGTCAGACCACTCGCGGCCGTGCCGGTGATGCGCAACTGGACCTGTGTCACGACGCCGCCGGACAGGCTGCCGCGATAGCTTGTCAAGTAGGAGAGCCACAGGTCGCCGGATGTCAACGTCACGGAGCCATTGGTATTCCTGCGTCCGCAGGTGGCGACTCCCGACGACAAGTGATTACCGTCGCCCCAGAGCAGGCTCACCTTGCCAACATTGTTGGCCTGCACGGAGGGGTCCACCGTACCTGAAGTGTCCTGTTGTTCCAGTTCCAGATTCGGCGTCCAGGTATTCCCCATGGCTTATCCTCCCTCCTATAGTTCAGACCAGGTGGCGCCAACGAAGGACGAGTAGGTGCGCCCTGGTGTCATGTAGCGTGACCACAGGTGCGGCACGTTGGCGAGTTCAGTCGAGTACGAGTCCGGGTAATTCGCGGCAGTCGACCGGTTGAGATAGAGGTAGTGGTGCGCCTCGTATCGGATGTTGTTCGATGGGTCCGTGATCCAGGCGCGTGGATGGTTCTTGGGGAAGAATGGCGCGTGAGACCATTCGTACCCCGATACATGGATCTCCGTGGTGGTGTCAACGGCGCGGATCGCGGTAACGGCGGCCTGCGATGCGCTCTCCCACATCCGAGATCCTGGTTCGCCAAGTTGTGATATGGGCAGGTCATGGGGCTCGTTCATCAGGGAGTACGCCAGGACTGTGGTATTTCCAACAAAAGCGGTGGCAAGCCGAGTCCACAGGTCGGCGAATGCGCCTTGTGGCACGGCTGTTGTGCCAATCGCGAATCGACCAGATGCGAACATATACTGGCCATACGAATGACAATCGAGGACCGCCTTCAGTCCGGAGTTGCCTGCGTTGGTCACCGCCTGCTGAAGGCGTCCCAGTTCCGCGACGTTAAGCGCGACATTGAGACTCGTCTGGATGCGCTCCCACTTGAACGGTATCCGTACGACTGTCGCACCGCGCGACGCGAGGTAGGCGTACGAGCCAACCGGCTCGTACCAGTAGTCGGTGCCGTACGTACCGAGCTTGGTGTTGTTGTACACGGAGGCGTTGCCGTTCCCGCCTCCGTCATTGGCATCGGGGCCGAACATGTGCACTCCCCGCCATGTCGTGCCTCGTGTCATGTTCGCCTCAGCGACCGGAGCCTGTGAGTTGGCCACCGAAATCGATGTCGTAGTGGGGTCGCCCGATGCGCGTGTGTACATGGTCACTTGACCGGTCGCGCGGCCCGGCGATCCCTGGGCCACGAACCACAGCACGGGAAGCGCCGCCCGATTGCAGGCCACCACCCAAGCCGCGACGACTCGGTTCCACTGTTGCGGGTCGGCATTCTGGGGCCAGCCGATTTCGGAGATGACTCCTCGCGCACCCTGGGCGCTCAGCCACGAGGTGTAACTGTTCAGCTCGTTGAGCACACGCTGTACAACGAGGTCCGGGGCGGCTGGTGCGCGAACCGCACGCGCGGTTGCTGTCATCGCATATCCTGCCCGGCAGCGAATCCAAACCAGGTCCCTGCCGTGGCGGACAGGAACGAAAGAACGTCTACGGCATTGGGCATCGGACTCGGTACGAATGCCGCGCCACTGCTCCACTTCACGCCAGTCGGCCACGTCACCGTGCGGCCTCCGGTTGCGTCCTGTCGTAGCACAAGGCTGAACGACTTGCCGATCGTGGTCGCCGGGAAGGTCAATGTGCACGTGGCGGCTGTCAATGTCAGGTCGTGCAGCGTGGCGACGGTGACATCAGGGATCGTCTGAATACTGCCAGCCGTCGCGACAGTATTTATTGCCTCGGCCAGTTGCGAGTACCGCGCATCGAGTTGCGCCAGCGGAAGATCGTCGGCACTGATGTACCAGATACCGCTGCTCGCCACGTACTGCACCGTGACGGCCTGCCCCGGCAACAACAAGGTGAGACTCGTGGGACCTGCGGCGCGGTTGAACACATCCACACCGGCGCACGCCACGGTAACCGCGTTCAGGCCCGTGTCAACCTTCTTGACGACCAGCCGCGTCTTGTCGGCTGGCGCGCTGGGCAGCGTCACCGCGAATCCGGCTGCCGTTGCGTCGCAGGGCACGAGCTGGTTCGCGACGGCGGCGTAGGCAGATGTCTGGACCGCTGTCGTGGTCAAGGGCGATGCCTTCGCCGCGATCGCCGTGGTGCTGGCCGCTTCCGCTGCCAGCGCCCGTGTGGCTTCGGTCGCCGCCGCACCCAGCGCGTCATACCGACCGTCCGCTGTCGCCTGGGTTAGCGCGCCCACGTCCGCCGCGCCCAGTACGACCGCACCAGTGTGGGTGTTAACCGATGTGACCGGCGCCGTTTGCAGGGCGGTGCCGGCCAGGCCCAAGGATGTCTGCACTGTCGACGTCATGTCGGTCGACGGGATACCGGTGCCTGGCTTGACATACTTCGCGGCCAGGTCGGTGGCGAGCCCGGCGACCGCTGACTCGGGGATACCGCCGCCGACCGCGACAGTGGGGTTGGTGGTGGTACCGGCGACGGTGACAGTGCCGTTGGCGGCAGTGACGGACAGGACCCCAGCCGCAGAGGGGGGCAGTTCGCTGGCTGGGACCTTCCCCGTCACGTCGAGCGATGCGACCCCGCTGGCCACGCCCACAGCGGTGAGCGGCACATACACCGCGACCGGGGTTGCACCGGACACGGGGGTCATCGCCGCGAACGTCGTCGGACTAGGGGTGGACGCGAGAGCGGATTGGAACACCCCGACGTAGGCGTCGGTGGCGACAGCGACCGTGTACACCCAGCCCTGCGGGATGACGTTCGGGTCGTCGGTGGAGGGCAGGGACACGGTGAACGCGCCGTTGGTGACGGTGGCGATGATCGGCGGGAGGTTCCCGATCACATAGCCGTCGTTGGTGCGGCACGCCTGCGGAATAGTGAATGTGACCGAACCGGTCGCGCCTACACCCGTGATCGGGTGCAAGATCGTACCGTTGACGGCGACCATGGTGACGGAGCCCGGGAGCGGCACGGCTCACCCCCGGAACAGTCAGAGTACCCACCAGTAACACTCGATCGTTCACTTCGCGAGTTGGGCAGCCAACGCGCTGAAGAACTGGGCCGGCGCGGTGCCTGCCGGCAGTAGAGGCTTGAGGGCAGTAGCGAGCGGGCCAGCCAGCGTGGCGGCGAGCGCCACGACATCGACCTGGCCACCGGCCGGAACCATCTTGATGGCGGCGAGGATGGCGGCTTCCTCGGCGGACAGGGCGCCTGCGAGCGCGGCGAGGCTCGCCTGGATCGCGAACCCGGTAGTAACCATCTGTCGCCACATGTCGACCGGGTTCCGGCCGTCGAACCGCCAGTTACCGGCCAGTACCGCTTCGAGGTCCGACTGGATGGCGGGATGGTCATCAGGTTGTAGCAGCGCCACGGCTCCTCCATCAACTCCGGGCCAGTGATCAGCCACCACGGACAGGTCCCACTGGCCGCCCGCGGTCGCTGGGTCGGCGTACTGGTGGGCCACCGCCCCGGCCGGCAGGATCGGGCCGCCACCGGGATAGCCGGCAACCCAGTAGTGCGGTTCAGCCACCTGGGCTGTCCGGAACGCCGCCCGGACGGCGGGCCACACCGACATCGAGCAGTACACCGACGGGTCGACCCCGGCCGCGCGACGCTTCTGCACCCACCCGGGGGCCTGCACCGGCGTGGCGTCACCGCGTTCGACGTCCAGGACGTGCCCGTCGTTGGTGCTGGCGAAGCACGCGATCCGCACGTGCACCGCGCGCGGGAACCGGGCCCAATCGGCTGGTTTCCACGCGTACATGCCGTCCACGTAGCCGGCGACCATGGCCGCGGCGCGCGGGATCGCAGTGGGGTTGACGCTGTCGTAGAGGGTTCTCATCGCGCGCGGTGCAGCATCGATGCGTGGATCACGTCGACCCGCGCGCGGGCTTCCGCGGCGACCAGCGGGTCCCGGGTGACGGTGAGTTCGTTGTCCTGCAACGTTTCGCCCGAGGTGGACCAGTTCGTGGATCCGGACACCACGTCCAAACCATCCACGATGACCAGCTTCAAATGCATGATCGCGCCACGTTCGGACCGGCCCGCGACCACCGAGTTCGCCGCCAGTGCCGTCTTGGCGAGCAGGGCCTTTTCGTGGACCCCACCGGCTTGGGATGAGTCCAGGGTGAGCTGCACGTAGCAGTGCTCGTCGTCCAGTTTGGTGTGCAGCACCGCGGCCAGGTCGTCGTCGTCGAATCCGTACATGGCGACCACGAGACTGGTGGTGGCGGCGCCGATCACCGCGAGCAGGGCAGTGTGCACGTCATCTACCGGCGAGTAGAAAGTTCGGCGGTTCGGCGGGTAGCCGGGCGGAAACGGGGTTCGTTTGTGCTGGTCAAGTGCCGCCAGGTCAGGTATCGCCACGGCCGTCACCGTCCCGTGTGTCATCGAGTGGGGGGTAGGTGGTCCAGGACGCGGTGCAGTCGAATGTCAGCGACCGAGTTGGCCTGCAATATGAGCTGCACCGTACTGAAGGTGATCAACGCGAGGGCGTGCCATTGGCTTCTCGGTCATGTCGGCACCGGGCCGTGCAGCGCGCGAAGCAGGGACAGCGGTGTGACTTCGCCTTCCCAGCGGTTGTCCTGGAACAGGTGGATGTTGGCGCGCTGCGAGATCAGGTCGGCCAGGGCCGAGCACATCTCGTGCCTGGTGGACCTGATGTAGCGGCGCAGGCCGGGAATCGGGATGTGCAGTCGTTTCGCGGCGATCGCGAAATAGTCCAGCGCGCTGTACGGCGTGCCTTCGCGTGCGCGTCCTTCTCGGTCGGCGTCGGTCCGCTGCTGGTCGGTGAGTGGCCAATCGGACCAGATGATGTTCGTGTTGGCGTACTCATCTTGGGACCGAATGCGCGCGCCGCCGGGTTCAGCTTCGATGAGTTGACCGTTGGACAGGGCCATCACGGCGTGCTCGTAGTCCGCGAAGCCGTCCCCGTTGAGCCACTGGCCTATCTTGATCCAGAACCCGGCCGCGCCGTTGATCCGGACTAGGCCGAAGTTCCCCGCCGGCTGGGGTGCCATCACCCACCGCCCAGGCAGCGCGTCGGATGCTCTTCGTTGGACCACGGGCCGGCGCTCGCCACCAGGGCGAGGTCCGCCGCGTCCGGCCCGGTTCGGGCTCGGCGGCGGTTCGGGCACGCGTAGTTCCTCGATCACCTCAGGTGCGGCAGCAGTACGCTGAGAATCAGAGCGAGCACCGCCACCACGGCCACGATGTTGCCCAGATCCAGGCGCCGCTCAGACCTGCTCGCGCTGACCCCGCTCGTCGTGCCCTCGCTGCGATTGATCCGGTCAGCCAGTTCGCCGACCCTGTCGGTGAGCGCCTTCACGGCCTGCTCGGACTTCTCTTCCAGCGAGCCCAGTCGCTGCTCGGCCTCTGCACGCGGCATCAACGTGGCGGCCTGGTCGGCGAGCTGACCACGGAATTCGTTGTTGGCGTCGAATCGCTTCTCGGCCGCTGTCTCCGCTTTGATCACCGCGCGTTCCGTGGCGGCCAGCGCCGCGGCGACAGCCTTTTCTTGCGCCACCAGCGCGGCCTGCACGGCCTTGTCCTGATCGCCGAACCGCTGCCGGGCCAGTTCCGCCGATGCCGCCAGCATCGCTTCGAGGTGTGTCCGCAGTGTGCTGACTGTCCATCCGCCTGGATCGGGGTCAAGCTGTTTGGCCATCGCGTCTCCTGTGGAGCATCGCCGGCGTGGCCGTGTCCCTACGTGCATTGCCATGGCGCGAACGGCTGCCACGGCGTGCCGGGCGTCGATGAGCTGCCGCGGAAGGTCAGCGGCTCGTAGTGCAACCCCGCACCGGTCTCGTTGAGCGATCCGGTCCAGAGATCAACACCTTCGTAGGGCTGGCCGTTGATGACCGACACGGTGCGGGGTTGGCCACCGCAACTGGTCGCAGACAGGTCCCGCCGCCCTGTGACTGGGGGTCCTATCCCGGTGGCGGCGGGCGCGGTCCACGGCCCAGTGACGGTCGGCGCGGTGGCATAGCCGGTGCCGTCACCGGTGCAGTACCCGCAGTTGGGATCCGAATACGTCAAGATCCACGTCCCACTGGCATCTTGGTAGGCGCCGGGGGATTCGACGTTGCCGAGCCCCGCCAGGTGGGTGGCGCCGGTCCCGACCCCATCGGTGCCCCAGACGGACAACTGCTCCTCGGACAAGGTTTGGTTGGCATTGGTGCACAACAGCACCGGCGGCTGGCCGGCCTGCGGCACCAGGGCGAGGTCCCCGTTGCCGCCACACAGGTACAGGGCCGGCTTGTGGGTCGACCCGAACGGCGGGCCGGCATTCTGCCCACACGGCCCGGCTGGCCCGTTGCAGCCCATTGCGTAGTAGGCGTTCGCGCCCGAGCGCGAATAGTCGACGGGCGCGTTGAACCACAAGATCCACACACCGTCGTTCGGGCCCCACCCGGACCGTTGGATCATCCGGGGGTTAAAGCACCCCGCCCCGGTGCCGCCGCACTCCACTTGCCACGTGGTGCCGGTCCACGGATCGATATCCGACGGTTTTACCAGCAAGGCGGGCGTGGCCCAGTGCACCATGTCGGTGGAGGTTGACACCCCAAACCCGCACCACGGCGTGTTGGCGCGCTGCCAGGTGAAGCCGCAGGCGTATTCGGTGCCGTACAGGTAGGTGACCCCACCGACCTGGGTGACCATCCCGTCGTGCAAGTCGACCCCGGTCACGTCCACCAGGCCACCGACCGCGACCTGAACCGTCACCGACGCGCCCGCCTGTGACCCCAGCCCGGCGAGCACCATCAACACTGCGGTCACCACCGCCAGGCGCCACACCCGGCCGGTCACGGCGCGGCCCGGATCGTGTCCGCCACTACCGGGGCCAGCCGGGCGACCTGCACGTCGGGCCCGTCACTGGATCCGGATTCGGTGCGGTTGGGGTGATCCACCGTCACCACCGTGAACAGGTCCCTGTTCACCGCGACCTGCATCCCCGGGGCCAGGAACCGGTCGTAATGGCCCTCTTCCAAGATTTCGTCGGTGTGGTGGTGCACGGCTTGCACGGCCGCCTTGGCCGGCAGGTGGGTGTAGGTCGACAGGTGCCGCGCCAGGTCGTGATGTACCGGCCGGTCCGTCTCCACCACCAACGTGATCGTTTTGCGGTCCGGGGACACCGTCGCCGACACCAAACGGTGCTGGTAGGCGTCGTCCAAACCGGGCACGTGCACCGCGTGCCCCAGCAGGTAGTCCCATGCGGTAGCCGTGAACCCGACGTGGTCACACACCGGGTCGCCAACTCGTTGGCAGTCGGTGCACGACGGGGCGCCCTCGTAGGCGAGGGACACCGCAGTGGTCATCGACACGAAACCCTCCCCTTTTATGCTGGCGCGGCGATAAAGAACGCCGACAGGAACGACCCGCCATACAGCAAGCTGGTGTTGATGGCGCCACCCGTGTTGTGCAGCGTGTCCAGATAGACAGTGGCCCCGACCGCCAGATTCGCGACGAACCATGCCGCCGAAGTGGGCCCGTTGCCCGCGGTCATAAACGGCACATCCGTGTTGGACACCGAATTCGTGCCGGGCGTGGTGCCATTGATCATAATGTTCCCGCGGGACACGATGCCAAGCGTCGCGCCTGCGGTCACCGGATACCTGACCTGCCCAAACAGGTAGTAGATCCCCGCCACCTGGATGGTGATCTGCGCCGGCTGGCTCCCCACCCACATGTTTCCGACATTCACCGGGGCCGCGTTGAAAGTCACCAACGTGGCGACGCTGTTCGCGACGGACTGCACCACGGTTTGCACAGCCATACACGCCGGGCGCTGCGTATTAAACGCACCCTGGTTATAGGTGTACAGGTTGGTGAGATTCGCGGCCAGCGCATTCAGGTCGGCCTGGTGGACCACGGTACCGTCGGTGAACGACGGAATCACGGGCGAAGGAACACCCACAGGCCATTCACCCCCAACGGTCTAAAACACGGGGACGGTGGTGGTACCCAAAACCCCGTAGGTGGCATCACCCAAAATCCACCCGGTCGAATTGAAGACCGGGGAGCATTGCAGGCTGACGGTCCAGGTCCCGGCGGCCCCGTCGATGTGGTGCCCGATCTGCTCGATGTAGTAGTCAGCGGTAGTCGTGAGGCCGGCGGAAGTGCGGCGTTTTACCGTGACCCGCTGACTGATCTCCAACGAGAGCACCACGGGCCACAACGCCGGGTTCGACGACGGGTCCAAGGTCAGCGTGTCAACCCGAACCACCGGCGCGCCGTACCGCGACAGGTAGAAGATACTGGCCTGGGTCAAGTCGAAGTCGGTGTTGACTTGCACCTGCTGCGACAGGACCCGCTGGCCGTAGGCGGGGTTCGTGGGCAGCGGGTGGGGGAGCGGACCAAACGCGGAGTTCGCCGGCCGGGTCAAGTTGGTCTGCGAAAACGTATAGGTCGGGTCGTATGCCTCTTCCAGCGCCAGGTACGGGTATTCGGCGGGGCTGGCGCCGGCCGGGTTCTCCCCGAACACCCACAGGGCGGTTTGGGTCTTGTACCGGCTGACGGAGTCCTCGAACACGACGACACCAGCGGCGGACGCGTACACCAGACCCCGCTCGGTTTCCTGGATTTCTTGCAGCACGTCCAAAACGAACCGCGAGTTGTAGGAGTAGTCCGGCGCCATCTGCCGCTTCCCCGCGGCCACCGCGGTCGCACCAGACCAGTACTGGGCCAACAGCCGGGCGACCCGGGCACCGGACACCTCGTTGATGTAGCCGGCACCCCGGTTGTAGTGCGAGAGCAGTTGCGCATTGGTCAGTGGCGTGGGATAGCACGCCCAATTAGCGACCGACACCGTGCACACCGGATCGCCCGTGTAGGTTTGGCAGTCAACGAAAAAGTTGTTCAACGTGACGGCGGTCGTCGGGGTGATGGTGGCGGTGCCACCAATAACGTTGTCGGTGACCGCGTTCAGCCCGTTGGCGCCGGGTAGCCGGATCGCCAGGTAGTGCCACTGCCCGTCGGGGTATCCGATATAGGTTCCGGACGCGGGAATACCACCGATAGAGAACGCGTTGGTGGGGTCGTTGTAATACCAGTTGAGGCGCCCGGCACTCGTGTACCAACCCACGAAAAAGCTGGGCCCGAACGGCTCAACGTTCACAGCCTCGGTGTACGGAACGGCCCCGGCCCCGAGGTACATCGCGCCTGCCGCCGCCTTGACCCACACCTCGATCGTGAACGATTGTGGCAGCATGGTGATAGCGCCGTTGTTGGTGCCCAGATATGTGATGTAGGCCGTGTTCGAGGCGACAGGTGGAGTGGCGTTCTGCTGGGTCACCGTGACCGCTGACGCCCCGTCCAGGAACGTGTCGCCGCCGAAGGACACCGCCCCTTGCGTACCCAGGTTCTGGTACCCCAGGAATGGGGTTCCACCCTGGGGGAGCTGTACGGTCTGCGGCAGCGCCTGGTCGCTGTACGGGATCGCGACGTACGGCGCGTCCGCGGCGATGGTCGCGGCATAGGACTGGTTGATTTCGGTACGCGACAGGATCGATAGCGCGTCGACGCAGGTGAGGGGCCGGATCCCGCGGGTGCCTTGCATGTCCCATTGGAGTGGGTACCGCTCGATGTACCCGGTGTACAGCGGGTACCAGGTGGGACCGCTGGTGGTGTACGCGCTGGCTGACCCGGTGGCCTCCAACTGGATGTCGTCGACGTAGAACACCGCCGGATAGCCGGATCCGGTGACGGACCAGGTGGCGGTGGTGATCGCGTCGGTGGCGGTGAAGGTGATCGCCAGCCGCTGGTAGGACCCGACCCCGACGGTGGACACGTTGGCGGCGCCGACCGCGAGTTTCGCGACCGTCCCCGCCCCGATAGCCTGCACATACGCCGACACGGTGTAGGTCACGCCAGGCACCGTTGGCAGCGGCGCGGCCACCGTGTTCGAGCTGGCGGGGGCGGACACCTTCAGGTGGTACTGGCCGGTACGGGGCGCCACCGTCGCATACGTGGTGGTCGGTGCTCCGGTGCTGGACCAGCCCGGTTGCGCACCCGCCAGTTGCCAGTTCGACACGTAGAACGTGACCGGGAACGATCCGGACGGGGCGAGCGCGTACAGCACGGCGGGCGCGGTGATGTCCGCCGCGGTCGGCGTGAATGTCACCGAGGCCGACTGGAACGCGTTGTTCCCGGTGATCGCGGTCGTGACCGGGGTCGAACCGTTCCACCCGATGGTGACGGCCTGGCTGGTCGCGGCCCACACATCCACGGTCGCCGTGTAGGTGGCACCGGACACCAACCGGGGAATCCACCCCGCGTTGTTGGTAGCCGCGGCGACGATCACCTTCCACACCGTGTGGGTGCCATCCAGATGATCGGTTGACGTCCCGTAGGTCGTGCCGGCCGTGTTGCGTTGCTGGACGAACCAGCTCTCCCACGACGGGTCCCACCCGTACGCCGCGAACAGCAGCGGTTGGCCGGGGATCGGGTTCGCCGTGTTGAGAAGGTTCCCGGCCACGTTTTGGCTCGCCGGGTTCCACCACGCCCCAACCTGCACACACCGGTAGCTGGTGATCGTGTTGCCGCCCGTGTTGAACGGGCTGGACCCGTTGGAGGGGTGCAACTGCTCCAGCGGGTCGACCACGGTCAGCGAGCACGTCCCGGCCTGTACCTGGTCCAGCTCGTACTGGCGGCCGCGTTGCATGTCGGCGGCCCGCACCGCGGTACGCCGCGATGGCGCGTTGAGGGATACCGCGTTGGCGCCCGGTACGTTCGGCGGCCCCTGGGTGAAGTCGGCGTTGTACGCCATCAACGGCCAGTTCGGGTTGAGGGCGACCACCAGGCCACCCCCCGATCACTGGAAGGCGTTGGACAGGCCGAACCCCGAGTTGCGGCCCGACAACTGCAAAATCCCCTGTTGCACGCTGCGGACCAGGGCGTTTTCGGTGGTGACCGACCCGGCGACATATACGTTGATGGTGATCCCGCCGCCAGTCCCGCCGGCAGGGACCGCCAGGCCAACGGGGGCCATAGCAGCACTGCGGCTACCCGCTGCGGTGACAGACAGCCCGATCGGGCTACCGGCAGTGTCCATCGCAGCCTGTCGGACGCCTGCAACCGCGGCAGTCACGAGATGCAAGTTGTCGGCAACACCCTGTGCGATACCGGCCGGTATCCACTTGCCGACCTGTTCGGCCATTACTTTGGAGGGGGACGAGATACCCATCGCCGACTTGAACCCGGACACTATGCCAGACGCGAAACTGGTGACCGCGTGCCACGCCGCGCTGGCGGCGTTCTCGATGCCGTGGATCAGGCCCATGACCAGGTTGTATCCGGCGTCTTTCAGCCATGTTCCGACATCCTTGAAGAACCCGCCGATGTTGCTGGGCAGGTTCTTGAACCAGGTAACGACATTCTCGAATGCGTCGGCTATGCCTTTACCGAGACCCTTGATCACTGTCAAGCCCGGCGAGCGTAGCCATTCGCCGGCATCGGTGAAGTGTTTCAGCAGCTCACTGGGCAAATCCTTGAAAAATTTCACGGTCGCGTCGAATCCGGTGGTGATTCCGTGCCACAAACCATGGATCACTTTGGCGCCGGCTTCGTGCAGCCATTCTTCAGCTTTGTCGTTGAGCTTTTTAATGTTGCCCGGCAGGTCCTTAAACCATTGAACGGTGTCTTGCCAGGCGACCGTCAGTCCGTGAGTAAAGCCTTTCCACCCTTCCACCGCGAGCTTGACGAGTAGCCCGGCCAGGAACCCCAGCGCGAACCCGATCTCGTGTGGCAGGTTGCGCAGGAACGCCAAGGTCGCCTGCCAGGCAACGCTCAGCCCGTGCGTGAAGCCCTTCCATCCGTCGGTGGCCAGACGGGTCAGTAGGCTCCCCAGTGAGGACAGGGCGGCGCCGATTTTGTCGGGAATGTCGGTAACAAACTTGACGACATCGCCAACGAATCCGCCAATGTCCCTGGCCGCGTCGGAGAAGAACCCAGTGACCGCCTTCCATACGTCGGAGAAGAACCCGATGATGTGCGACCAGTTGCTGATGATCAGATAGGCGGCGGCGGCGATCGCTACCACGATTGCCGTGATGATGAGAACGACCGGGTTGGCCAGCAGTGCGGCGGTGAAGTTCCACACAGCGATCGTGGCCGCGACGAGTGCCGCAACCAGGACGACGCCGATGACGCCCGCCAGCACCTTCGCTACAGTCTGGTGCTGCGCGAACCATTTCACTACGTCAGAGAAAACCCCCACAATCTTTGATGCCACCGGCAACAGTTTCTGGCCGATTTCGATCGCTAGCGCATCCAGGCTGCCCTTAGCTTCGGACATTTTCTGATTGAACGTGCCCTGGATGTCGGACCAGCCCTTAACGTTACCTTTGGCGTCGGCGGTAGATTGCGAGATCTGCTTGACCGCATGGTTGGTGTAGTCCGCGTTTTGCCCGGTCAACATCAACGCCACATTCATGCCGGTCTGGTCACCCATCGCAGCCTTCAGCGCCTGCGAATAGGTTTGCATCACGGTCGCACCAGACTGCTGTTCCATGCCGATGCCGTGGGTTGACTTGGCGAGCGTCGCGAACGCGGACGCCTGGCCAGCAGCCTCAACGGGCAGTGCCCTGGCGGCTTTCGAGTACTCGCCCCACGACATGGACCCGTCCAACGCTTTTCGTCCCAGGTCCTGTACGGCGGGCGACAGTCGGGACAACGCGGTTTGCAGTTGCAACACCACGGTGGTGGCCTGTCCACCCATCTGGTGCTGGATCGCGTTCGCGACCTCCTGCACCGTGCCGGTCAGACCCTTGCTGCCCAGGTCTCGCGACACCGACTGGGACGTCATGCCCAGCAGTGCGAGTTCCTTGGCCTGCGGCGCGGTGACGGTTTGCAGGTGGCCGATGGTGTGCGCCAAGTTCTGGGTGGCCTGGTCGGCGGACACGCCGTGCACCGTCATCGCCGCGAGCGACCCCAACACGTCACTGAGGCTGATGTTCGCGACTGACGCGGCCGGTAGCACCGAATGCAACGCGGACGCCAAATCCTGGAACGTCATCTTCCCGGCGGATGTGGCACCGATGAACTTCGACATGACATCGGTGGCGTCCTTGGTGACTTCCCCCGCGCCCTTGGCATTGGGGTAGTAGTCGCGCATCGCGGAGGACAGGGCGTCCGCGACGGTGGTCGCGTCCGCACCTTCCGCCTTGGCGCCCTGCTCGGCTGCCTTCAGTACACCGAGCCCTTCGGCACCGTGATATCCAGCGGACTCCACCGTGTACATGTGCTTAGCGAGCTGCTCAGCGCCGACGCCGACCTGCCCGGCCATGTCCAACATGCCTTGGCGGACCATGCCGATGTTGGCTTGGATCTCCCCGCCGGACGTGAGCAGCCGGTTGGTGGAGGTCTCGTAGTCGGCAGCCATTTTGACAACCGCCACCGCCACCACGCCAGCCGCAAGCGCGGGCAGCTTCATCGCCCCGGAGAAGGCTGTCAGCTTCGCCCCGGCACCAGTGGACGCAGCGGCGGCGACATCGACCTTGCCGGCGGTGATAGCCATCTGGTCGCCGTAAGCCTTGGTCGAGGCGATCATTGCCTCGTTCTCGGCGGAGATCTTGGTGGCCATGGCGGACCATTCGGTGGCGTTCGCCTGTGCGGTCATCGCCGTCTCGGCCCGCACCTGGGCCATCTCGGCCAGGACCCGGTCCCACGCCGCGACTTCCTCGCTCGTGGCGGTGGACACGGCCGCGGCTTCCGCCTCGGCGGCGGCGCCCGCACCAGCCCCGGCGGTGGCGGCACCCGCCGCGGAGCCCTCGGCGGCGCCAGCGACGGCCGCGCCTCCACCGGCCATGCCGGCGGACTCGCCCACGCCTGCCAATTCGGTCCGCAGGGCTGCCGCGGATTCGGCGGTGCGGGCCAGCATCGCGTCGATCTCGCCGAACATCACATTGAGGGCGGCCACCATGGATTCGCCTGCGGTCGCCGACTCCTCAAACGAGCGCAGCAGAGGCGCATTCACGGCGCGCAAGGTCAAAAACAGGTCCGCGAGCTCGGCTTCGGAGGCCACGGACCTCACCCCCGGCGGTGTGGTCCGGTGACGTGGAGACGGTTACACCCACGGCAAGGCGAACGCGCGGTGGAACGCCACCATCCCGGCGTGCGACGCGATGTGGCCGGCGGGCCGTAGCCACGGGTAAGTGGCACCGTTCCTGAGCCCGTGCTCCAGGTAGCCGCCGTACTTCGAGCTTGGCGTGGTGCTGCGACGACCGCCGTACGCCGGGTACATGCCAACCCGCGGCCCGACCCGGCACGCCCAACCCAGACCGCGCGGCACGGGCAGGGAGAACGCGATCGAGTTGACCAGTGTTCTCGAAATGGTCGCCGGCCCAGTCCCGGGATAAGCGGGGGTGGGGGTGCCGTACGAGTGGCTACCGGTGGACGCGTTGACCTGCGCCTGGTGCGCCACGGCCGCGGCGGTAGCCGTCAGTCCGGCGGCGGAGCGGGCCTGCGCCAGCACGGCGGCACGCGCGAACACTGCCGCGATGGCACCGGACACAAGTTCAGCGGGCATTGCGCGCCCTCCACTCCGCCCGGTCGGCGTGATCGGCTTCGGCCTGCCGGCGGGCTTGCAGGAGGTCCCAGAACACGCGGCGCACGTACAGGGGGCAGTCGCGGTACGCGGCCCAGGACCAGTGCATTTCGTGGCACAACTCGAACGCGATCAGTTCGGGTGGTGCCGGCCCGGATCCCCACGTGCCGGCGTAGATCGAGTCGGCGACGATCAGGACGTTTTCGAAATATTCTGATCCGGGCTTGACTGAGGGTTTACGGCCTCCGTGATGGTCGCGTTGATCTCGCGGATCACCGCCATGGGCAGCCGGTCCACCAACTCGGGTGTTGCCGGCAGCGGCAGCGGCTGCTGGTCGGTGGCCAGGCCCGTTTCCGGGTCGTACCCGAAGTCGGTGGCGTCATACATCCGCCACCCGATGATGAGGCGGGCAATGATTTCGCGGGACCGTTGCGCCGCCAGTGCTTGATCCACGGGGGCGCCGTCCGGGCCGACCGCGATGTCGTCGGGCACCAGATCAGTGGGCGGCACGGTCTGCGGGTTGCGCAGCACTACGTGCAGCACCGGTTCGCCCTCGTCGGTCAGGTCGGGGAATTGTAGGGTGACGATCCGGTTGCGGAAACCCGTCATGGGCAGCTCCTGGCACAGGCATTGAGGGACGCGCAGGGATTGGCGCGCATAGAAGAGGGGCAGTCCACAGTGCGGGCACAGGACATGCCGGAGGTCAGGGAGCGGTGCCAACCCGAGCGCGCCAGCCAGGAACGGACGGGCCGCCGGCCAGCGACGCCACACCCACCGCGCGGCGAGCACGACAGCGGCAACTACAACCTGATCGATCAGTAGACGCACCCACCACGTCACGACGCGGCCTAGTATGCGGCGCTTGTGAAGTTCGTGAGGGTCGCGGCGATCGCCCCACCGTCAGTGGCGTTGTAGATCCCCTGCAAGTTGAAATCGGCCTGCACGTACGCGGGGGACAGGTCCCGCTTACCGGTGGTCCACCCCGACTGGGACATCGTCAAGGTGAGGGTCGAACCGCACCCACCGGTGGACACCGGTTGCACCAAGGTCGCCACGGCGGGCTGCTGGGTGTTGTTGGTGTATAGGTTCAGTTCGGACGACGCCTCGAAGATGGTTTTCAAGACGCCGTCAGATTCGAGTGCACCTTGGAACACCTCGCGCGGCGCCTGCACCCCGTCGGAGGACTGGATCGCCTCCACCGCCCGCTTAATGGTGTAGTCCAAGGTCAGACCACGGGTGGAGGAGGCCCCGGCGTCGGTCATCGCCCACTGCCAGCCCAGGGCTGGCGCGAGGGTGGTCCACGTCGGTACCGCTGAACTCGCCGAAACCCCGGGGAAGCTGGTCAATTTCGCGGACAGGGTGACCGCGGCCTTCGGGTCGATCTTGATTTGCAGGTCGGAGAACGCCGCGTAGGAGTAGGACAGCCAGGACACGGTGTCCCACACCAGCAGCGAGTATGTGGGGCGCGCGGCGGCCGGGTTCTGCTTGAACGAGTGCGATGACGCGGACACGATCGTGGAGGTAGTGATCGTGTGCGCATATTTCAGGCCGCCGGTGGGGGTGGTGATGGGGATCGCGTAAGGCCCCGCGCCGGTCGGGGTGCCAGTGGTGGCATACTCCACGTTCAGGCCGCCAGCGTCCGCAAGTTGGATGGTCGAGGCGAGCGGGATGGACGCGGTCGACGAAATCGACGTGGCCCCCACGATGCTCGACGCCGCGAACGTCGTGGAGATCCCGGGGGTGACGGTGTCCGGGCCGATGATGCCGCGCAACACGTGCCCCGTGATGTCGGGATAGGCCATCAGGTCGATGCTCCAGGTCGCGTCCACCGGGCCCTGGTAGATGCCCTGCAACACGGTGTCATTGGCCCGCACCGACTCGTCCCGCAACGGTGCGTACACGTCGATGAATTCCGCCTTGGTGAACGGGACCCACATGTTGGGCACCAGGTAGGTGCCGGCCACGGCCTCCCGTGCGATACCCAGCTTCGCGAGGCGGGAGAGCTGTGTCACGACGTCGCCTCCTCGTCAGACGCGGCGGCGGACCGGCCAGTTTTCCGGGGTGTCACTGGCGGAGCCGAGACCGGCGTCGGGTCGGTGTCGACTGGTTCGAACCCGGCCAGCAGGTCCGGGTGGTTGACTTCCTGGCCGGGGGCCGCGAGGTACGGCGGGTCGTCACCCACGATCAGCGGATAGGGTTGGGCGTTGCGCTGGCGCACGGGTCTCTCCTGGGGCAGGCGGCACCGCCCGGCAACCCGGGGCGGACGGAAAGGGTCAGATGACGACCTCGAAGTCGTCGGCGAAATAGGTCATGTCCGCCCGCAACAGCCGCTGCGACAGGGTCTGTTCGGGGTCGGTGAACTGCACGTCAATGTGCGAGGGCACGGGGGCTTCCGCGACCGACAGGAAATACCCCCCATGGGTATGGTCGTCCAGCTTGCCGCGGACCCGCTCAAGCACCAACTCAATCGCCGCGTCGAACGCGCGCTGCTCGGTCTCGGCGATCCCCACCGCTGTGCTGGTCGAGCCGGTCCGCCACTCCAACCGCACATGGAAGCCGTACCGGGGCTTCTTGCGCTGGTTGGCCCACCGCTCGTCGGCGATCGAGGTGCGACGCAGATACAGGGCGGTGGCGTTCTGGTTGGGGGTCCGAGGCCAATACCCCTGCACAATCTCGAATGGCCCGCCAGCCGATGCCAGCAGCGCGGGCAGCCCATCCCCGGACGCGGCCAGGAACGCGGCCTCCCGGTCCACGGCGTTCGCGGTCGTCGGTGGCGACAATGGAGGCGTCACCAGTCACCTCCGGCGACGTCGCCACACCCGGTGGGCCCGCACCCGGTGCCGGATCACGATGCGGGACCGGTGCTTACGGCGCCGGGTGTGAATCAGGCCGACCCGGTTACGTCGGCGGTGCGCCGAGATCAAGGTGCGGCTGGCGTACCGGCCAACCCTGGGTGGACGGGTCGTGCGGTGGTAGCGGTGCACACCAGGTGCCGACACGCCAGTCGAGGGGCGCCGGGGGTGGTGCTTCCCGCGCATCGCCGCCGACAGCTTGGCTTTGGTGGCCGCCGACAAGTGGGTGCCTTTCCGGGCGGCGGACAGCTTGGCGCGGGTAGCGGCACTGAGGTGGGTCCCTTTTCGTGCCGCAGACAACTTGGCCTTGGCCGATGCGGAAAGGTGCCGGCCCTTCATGGCGGCAGCCAGTTTGGACTTGGTGGCCGCCGACAGGTGTGTCCCTTTGCGGGCGGCCGATAGTTTCGCGCGAGTCGCCGCAGACGGATGGCGCCCTCGGAGCTTGGCGCTGATCTTGCTCTTGGTGGCTGATGACAGCCGCCGGCCCCTCAGCTTCGCACTGATCTTCGACTTGGTTGCCGCAGTCAGGGGATGGCCCTTGTGGTGCGCCACTGGCCTCCACCGGCCTCACCCCAGGTCGGTACCAGCAACGGTCACGTGATCTTCCGTTCATAGGGGTTCAGCCAGGCCACAGCGCGGGCTTCCAACGCCCCTGGGTCGTGCCCATGGGTTTGGGTCATCGGGTCCAGTTCGGTCGCGGCGATGGATGCGGCCATCCAAATACAGGCCCGGACCAGGTCGGCTGGCACGGCGACGGTGTACCCGCCGCCGTAGGTGACCTTGGCCAGGCTGCCGATGGGGATGTACTGGCCTAGGTTGAACCACACGTGACCGGAGTCCGGATCCGGCCCGATGTACTGGGTGGTCGACATGGTCTGTGACCCACCGTAGGACCGCACGATGGTGATCGACACGTTGCTGTAGGTCCAGTACTCGGTGAACTGCGGCGCGTACTGGTTGAGCCACATGTGCCTGACCAACGCGCTGGCCCCGACCGCGGACGCGTAGGACCGGCCCAGCGTGCCGGCCAGATCCATCGGCAGGTTCGACGAGTCGGCGTACTCGTCGGGGTCCATGCCTTCGCAGCGGTGCGTCTCCGTGACCGCAGTAAACGGTGCTAACCGCCGGTCGGCTTCGGTTTCGCACCCGCGGGTGGCCTGCAGCATCAGCGAGGCGAGTGCATCCGGCGTATAGGAACGCACCAGGTCCACGAACGGACCGGCTTGCATCTGGGCGGCGGTGGCCAGTGGTACGGGGTTGTCGACCACCGCCACCACCGCCCGAATTCACGCATCGGCGGACCGGTTCACGATCAGGTGTCGTCGCTGGCTTTCGCCCGGGTCTTGCGTGTGCTAGGCGGCGGGGACTCGTCCACATCGGTACGTTCCGGCTCGCCGGCCGGAGACGTGACTACTGGCTCGTCCACGGCGGGTTCGACTACCGCGAACCCGCCGTCGGGGATCGCGACCAGCGCCCGCGCCTCGTCCTCATCCACTTCGACGACCGCGCCGTCAGTGGCCCACACGTGGCCGTAGCTGTCCGACCCGGCCTGGGTTTTGCTGACTCGCACCATGCGCGCCTCCTCGACGCTGGGGGGTCTGGTGGTGTCCCGGGCCGCGTGGGACCGGGACACCACCAGGAGACAACGGGATCAATCAGACACCGACGGCGACACGGGCAATTCGGCCCGTATATTTAGGCGCCCGCAGTGCTAGGCAAGTGTCGGTGACCAGCGCATACGGCAGCGTGTCCGGGCTGCTGGTCGTTGGGTACACGTCCAGCGGCTGCACCTCGCGGACATACGGCCGGATCAAGAAGTTCCGGTCCCGCGACATCAGGTAAATGTTCTCCAGCCCGACTGCGGGCGGGTACAGCCCGGTGTTGGTGCCGACGTAGCTGGCCGGGCCGGCTGCTGGCACGGTCGAGCCGTTCTGCGGCACCAACGCGGTACCGGTGTCGATGATCGACGTGGTGAGGATCGGGGTAACCCCGTCCGCCCCCAGGCCGACGATCGCATCGACGTAGCCCAGAAGGGTTTCGGTGCCGGTCGCGGTGCTGCGGTACACCCCGTACAGCACTGGCTGCGCCCCGTCCAGGCCGGCGGGGGTGGCGAACGCCAGGGTGGCGATGGAGGTCGTGCCGGTCGTGGCCTGCGATACCTCCGCCGACGCGGCCATTTCACCCTGTCGGGCGATGACCGGCGCAACCCGGTAGTAGTAGGTGGCAGCGGCGAGGGTGCCGCCGCTGGTGGCGGTGGTGGTGGTGACCGTGCCCATTGACAGTGCCCGCGTCGACAAGAAGCTGGACTTGATCAGCGGGATGTCGCGGTACGTCGGCACCAGCAAGCCGGCCGCGATCTCCACGCGGTCGTTGAAACGCTGCTGGTTGGTGAGCAGTTGCGCGATCTTGCTGATCGCGGTGTTCGACATGACGATCTGCCACGAGTCGTCAAACACGGACATGGCGGCGTTCTGCTCCACCATGTCAATGAGTTCGTCCAGCATCGCCAGGGTGAGGGTGCCGCCAGCCTTGTCCTGCGCATTCTGGTTCGCACCCGTGAATGTGGCGACCAGCGACGACAAACCGTCATACTGCGGCCGTGCACCGAACTGGGTGGTACCCGCGTTGCCCCACAGGATACCCGTTTCGATATCCCAGTAGATGCCGCGGATCGAACCCTCGATCTCCGTGTGCCGCAGGTCGCCGATCACCTGGCGGGTCACGTTTTGTGCGTAGCCCGTGACCGCCCCGACGACCTGAATGTGCGCCATCTTGAAGTTTTGCTGCACGTAGGTCGAGTTGTTGACCGGCTGCGCGCCGCCGTCAGACACCCAGCCACCCATAGCTACCTGGGTGCGCTGGTTGAAGTAATAGGTATCGCTGTCCCATTTCACGGTGGGGATGGAACGGCACAGCGGGGAGTAGCGGCGTTGGTATTCCAACAGGATCGGGTCGATAATCTTCGGGATGAGGGCGGTCGCATTGGCTGCGAGTAGCGCCTCACGAAGTTCGGAAGGCATAGGTGACCTTTCGGCGTGAGTGAAACGGGTCGGTTGAGCGACCATCTCTGCCGAAAGGCACCACCACGGAAACGTCTCCGTCGTGGCGGTCAAAAGCGGATGGAACGTCTCCGGGTTTAGCGGAGGTTTTCGCGGCTGCCCAGGACGTGCTGTTGCAGCGTGGGCGACACGAACTGCCTGCGTTCCGCATCGGTGTACTTGTGCAACGGCTTCTGCGGCCAGTCCGCCGGGACACCCTGGTCGGTCAGGTCCGTCTCAGGGTCGACTGCGGACGTTTCGGCGACCGGCCGCACCAGGCCCTTGCGGGCCGGGCCACCGGTGGTCTGTACCGCCTCGATCACCGCGGCTGGCAGGGCGGCCTTCACACCTTCGCCGACCAGGCGGGCGATCATCTGTTCCTGGGTTTCGGCGACCGGCTCGGGCGGCGTGGGTGCGGTTTCCGCCGGGACGCCAGCGGCGACGGGCTGGCGCAGGTTGTCGAGCAGCGCCTGGAACTGGGCATCGCTCAGGTGCACGCCGCTGGGTGCGGCCGGCTCCGCTGGGGTTGCCGGCGGGGTGGTGGGTGCGGCTGGTGCCGGCGTGGCCGGTTCGGCGGGTTGGGTGGGTGCGGCCGGGGTTTGCGGCTCGACCGCCGGGGTGGTGGGCTCGGACACGTCCGACTCCTCCTCTGGGGTATGGTCGGCGGCCAGTCCGGGCGCCGGTAGATCGGAAATGGTGGGGTCAGCAGACGACCCCGGAGGCGATTCACGCACGAGGCGCTGGACTCCGCGCGCGACTACCTCAGCGAGGTCGTTGCCGTGGACCGATCCGCCAACACTGACCGACACGACGGATTCCATGCTGTCGTCGGCGGACTCGGCGTCGCCCGGCGCGTCGACGTCGCCATCCAGGTCCGGGTCAAGGCCAGTGATCGCAGCCACCGCGCCAGCCATCGCCGCATGGCCCACGATCTCTAGGTCGGCGGGGTCGACACCGTAGGACGACACGGAGACGGTGGTAGGGCCGTTGGTCATGGAGATTCGGAACGACCCGCCCGACGATGATCTGCCGTCGTCGTAGTCCTCGTGGACCGGCGCGGTTTCAGTGACAGCCGTGACCGGGTCAATCAGCCAGCCTTCGGCGGCGACCTTCACCCCGAACTTCGTGAGAGCGGCCTTGATGCGGCCCTTGATGCGCTTGAGTTGCGCGGCCGTGTAGTTCTTGGCGTTCTTGGCCTGGTTTATGTACGACCAGGCCGCCCGGGCTTGGCTCCGGGTATCGAGGGCGTAACGGGGGGCCTTGTCGTCCTGGTAGCCAGGGTCGGCATAGGACTTGGCCTTGGTCGGGGCGGCAGCCGGCTTGCCAGACTTCAGCGAGGGCGCGCCCTTCTCTTCGACCTCGGCAGGTTCGGGCATGTCGACAAGCGCCTCCTGCACAGACTCGAAGATCAGGACCCGGCTGGTGTCGGTTTCTCGGGAACCGACGCCGCCGAGCCGCTCCACCCGGTCGACTGTCGCGCCGGGCACGCCGGGGCGCTGGGTGTAGTCCAATCCGTCAAGATCTAAATCGTCTCCGGTCTCCGCCATCCTGCCTTCGTGCATGACCTGCCGGACCTTCCCCAACCAGGCACCACGGATCGACACGCCCCGCAGGAACGGGGGCTGGTTGTCGCTGGTGTCGATCAGATTGAGGATGTTGTGTCCGGCCGGGGTGTCCGCGAGTTCGGCGGTGTAGCGAGCCGATCCGTCTTCAGCAACTGTCATCGACGTGAGCCGGCCGACGATGGCGGTGGAGTCGTCTTCGGCGGCGTGGTGGGTGCGCTGCACCAACGGCAAGTCCCCGGCCGTGATCCGCGGCTGCGCCCGGCCGACAGCCGACCGGATGTGTTCGGCGGTGTACAGGCGCCCGTTGCGGGACACGCCGGGGGTGATGGCGGTGCCGTGCACGACAGCAATAGATCGGGCCAAGACGCACCCCCGCTTCCGTTTTGCTTGCCACAGAACGGGACGGGCAGGGGATCAGATGTAGGAGATGGTCATGCCGGGCGAGTTCGCGCCGCCGTTGACGGTAATCCCCAGTGCCGCCGGCATATTCACGTCGATCATCGTGCCGACCGTGGTGTTGTTCGGTACGACCACCAGGATCGTGCCGGTGTGCCCCGACGCGTTGTCGTAGATCGGGGTGGTGCCGGTTGTGGTGCCGGCGGCGGCAGTGACGGAGATCCGTGCGAGCCGTCCCGCCGACGCCTTGATCACGGTGTCAGAGTTGGTGCCTGACGCGACCGCCGCAGTTGTCTTGCCGCCAGCACTGGTGAAAGCCACCCCGCCAGCACCCTGGGGCAGGTCGAATGTGGCGCCGTTGTAGATCTGTGCGGCCACCGGGATGACGTTGCCGGCGGCGAGCGCGTTCGCCGGGTCAGCCTGGCCCGCCACGACCAGGGCGGTGAACTGGGGGGAGGCAGACACGCCGGTGCTGGTGCGGCCGGTGGCGGTCGTCGCGACCGCGACACCGTTGTCGTCGTACAGGGTGCCGATCACGTTCTTGGCCACGATGAGACGCCTTTCAGAAGCGGTGAAGGGGTGGGCGCGGGGTTATTGGCCGCGGCGGTGTGGTTGCGCCCGCGCGGGCGCGGACACCGAAGGTTTCCGACTGGCCCACACGTCGCGGCGAAACTGCTCGGCGGCGACCGCATCCGCGAGGGCGGCACGCACCTCGGAGATCTGTAGGGCGTCGATCAACATGGCGCAAAATTCGGCGAGGATGTCTTCGTCCCCGTCGGGGGCGGCCAGCCGGCGCGGCTTCATCACAACGACCCCCGGCTAGTAGTAGGAGATGGTCATGGCCGGGTTGGTGGCGGCCCCACCGACGGTGATGCCGTTCGCGGCGGGCATCCCAAAGTCCACGGCAGTTCCCGCGGCGGCGGAGGCGGCGATGTAGCCGAGCACCGTCCCGGAGCTGGTGGTGGCGCTGTCGAAAATGGCCACCGCGGCGGCACCGTTCGCGGTGGTCAGCAGCACCCGGCCCAACCGGCCCGCACTGGCCTTGACCACTGTGTTCGCGGCGGTGCCGGCCGCGACCGTGGCGGTGGTGGTACCGGCTCCGGATGGCAGCGGGTTGCCGCCGCTGATGGGGACACCGTTGTTGTCGACCAGTGTCACGACGGGGTTGTAGGACATGTCAGCCCCCGATCAGGTAGCGGCCGAAGGCGCGCAACGAGGCAACCGGTCCGGCCGGGACGAGTTGACAGCGGCACGAGGGGTGACGGGGTGGTTGTGGCGCACCGAACACGACGTACGGGCCACCGGATTCCAGCGACAAACAGGCAGAGCACACTTTCGCCCCGCCGACCGTGACCCAGTCGACGGTGGCGACGGCCAGGGCCCCGTACACGGCGAGCGCACCCAGCGTGAACGCGTGCCCCAGTGCCCAGTCGGTTAGCAGTGCGACGGCGGCGATGTGCCGACCGGTGCCGGATGAGCGGGTTTCGTCAGCCATCTGCGCACTGGTGGCGCCGTCGCCGGCCAGGCGGTGCAGGCGTCGCCCCAGGTCGCGGGACACCGCGCCCACCATCTGCCCCAGCCACCCCAGTGCATGACCTTGGTACTGCTGGTCGCTGGCCGCCGAGGTGGCCGCGTCCCGGAACGCGGCGTCGAAGTCGATGGCGCTGACACCGGCCTGTTGGGCGGCGATTGCGATCCCCCCGGCGGTGCCTTCGGCGACACCGTCCCGCACTGCGCGTTCGATCGCGTCCAGCAGTGCCTGATACTTCGGTCCGCGGGCCCGGCCGAACAGCGTGGTGAGCGCGGCCAGCACAATCGCGATGACGGAGGCTTCCCGGTCGCGGTGCTGCTGGGTGTCGTCGCTGGTGGCCTCAGCGACCCCTACGGCTCGCCGAACCGCGGCGACCAGGGCCGGCACGTCCAGTTCAGCGGCCAGGTAGTCGTGCCACGCCGCGCGGACTGCCTTGTCGTGCCGGGTGTACAGCACGTCCCGGCGCGCGTAGATCGCGGCCCACATGCCCTCAAGTGCGCCGAGCCGCATCGTGGCCTCAAGCAACCCCGGCTCGTCCGCGTTGGCCAGCGCGAGGTGTTGCGCGGCCGTGGCAGCAGCCTTGACGCGCTCGGTTAACGGGCCCCCGCTGGCAGCCCAGCCGGTAGCGAACGCGGTTCGCGCGGTTTCAGCGAGGGACGGCATGGCCCGCCCCCCAGTCTGCTAGGGTGGCCGTGTATCCATGGTTCCTTTCAGGGTGCTGATCCCACCACAACAGGTCAGCAACCCAATCGGTGGCCTCCCGGCCTTCCTGCGGGAGGCCACTGGTTTGTCCGCTAGTGGCTAGTCAGCCAATCTCCTTTGAGATCAGCGGCTGCACGTCTTTCGCCCGCAACGGCCGGTTCGGCAGCGTGTCAGGTTCCAGCGCGGGCGTGGTGTCGGGCGGTAGGTCTGGTGACGGCATGGAACACCTCCCGCAGCGTTACTCGACACGCCCTGGTCGACGGCGCTTGATTCGCCGCCACTGGTGGTACACATGCACATGCCTACCTTGACACCACGTGATGATCGTTCCCCTCGGCGAGCCCAAACCCTGACGTGGATCGCACACCATGCGCCTATCGTATTCTTGGCTGTGGGTGCACAATTCGCGGTAATCGCGACATTCACCCGTTACAGTGCGGTCGTGATCGGCGTCTTCTTGCTGGGCGCGCCAGTCATCGGCGCGCACTTTTATGCGCAATGGTGGCACAGGAACAAGATGTGTGAGCGGTGCATGGAAAAGGTACCGCTTGATCCGGCAACCCGCGCGAAGCAGAGAGCGCGTACCCTCCGGCACGCCCACAGGGTCAGCACGAAGCGCTGGCAGTGGTCCTACAGCGCGCCCCTCTGGCTGGGTGTAGTTGGCAGCATGGCGTTCAACTGGAGATCACCTATCGAGTTGTATGTCGCTGTCGCGTGGGTCCTTCTCGGGTCCACGGTCCAGTCCTATGTCGTGCAGATTCACAAGCCGCTGCAACTGTGGTGTCCGCAATGCAGGGGAGACCACGGCGACGACCACGAGGTGAACCCTGAGCCAGTCACACCGAGCGGGGTCGAAACGTCCGCGTAGTGCAGTTAGTTCGAAACTGAAGCGGGGCTCCTGCCTACGGGAGTCCCGCTTCAGTTTCGCGTGGGGGTGATGGCGGTAGGTCAGGCAGCGTCGGTTCCGACATACGGCAGCTCCCGGAGCGCCTCGGCGAGCCGGTCCCGGTAGGCGCGCTGCCACGTCTCGGTGAGACTGCCCGGCGCCTCCGGCCAGGACTCCTTGCTTGCCGCCGGGTCCTCGGCCTGCGGATCGTGTCCCGGCTCGGGTGGCGGGGACGTTCCCGCGAACGGCGCCAGGGCAGTCGGTACGGGGGCTAGCTCGGGCTTCTCCAGCGTGACGGGCGCCCCTGCGGCCGGCTCGCCCGGCTCCAGCGCGGTGCCCTTCAGTTTGAAGGCGACCCCGGCGGTGCTGAACGCTTCCATGTCGCGCCACAGCACCAGGTTCTGCCGGTCGACCAGCACGGCGGCGTCTCCACCGTCGGTGGGGGGTTCGCCGATCTCGGTGCGGTACCGGTTGAGTGTCCAGGACCCGTTGCGTAGCCGGGTGTCGCGGATGGCTTCGATGACTTGACTGTCCCGCATGTCGACTTCGCCGAACTTGAGGCGCCAGCCAGCGATACCGAACCCTATTTTGACGATGAAGAAGTTAATCTTCTCCAGCACGAGTTCGGCGATCGGCTGGCACGTGTTGATCTTGAACATCTTATGCTGGGCTTCGCCGGTGCCGCCACCAAGGTTGCCGGACTCGATCACCGTGGCCTCAGCCGGCGGCACACCGTAAGCAGCCAGGATCATGTCCCGGGACTGGTCCAGGGTCGACAGGTACTCCGCGATCCGGCCCGGCTGCAACTCGGTGACCTTCGCGCCACCCTTGGTCAGGATCGGCACGCCGATGTTGCGGGGCCCAAGGTTCCGGACGGAATGCTGCGCCAACCAACGATTCTGTTCACCGGTCGACATCCCGGCCGGCATGTCCGCCCACAAGTTCGGCGGATTGCCCTTCCGGAACGTTTCCTTCACCGTGGCGGCGCAAAACAGCCACGTTGTGATCGGCAACAGCGCGGCCTGGGTGGGGGACACACCCAGCACCCCAGACCGCGGCGCATCCAAGGACAGGTGGATCACTTCGCGGGGCTCGAACTCGGCGCGCTGCCCCATGTCGGTGACCTGCACGTACCCGGTGACGGTGCCGTGTTCGTCCGCGATCGGCGTGGTGGACGGGCAGTCCAGCGTGTACAGCGCCACCGGCACGGAGCCGACCCACACGACCTCGATGAACGCGTCGCCGAAAACCAGCAGGTCGCTGATGGTGGAGCGGAGCAGTTGCCGAATGTCCTCGCGCGGGTTGATGTACGTCAGCAGCCGTTCCAGCGCGAGCACTTCGGGTGGCTTGTCGGGCTGGGCCTGGTCGCCTTCCCCGTCGTCGCTGTCCCAGTCTGTGACCAGGCCACCGGCGGTGACGGTGCGGGCGATGGCGTTGACGCACGCCCACGCCCACGGGCAACTCAAATACGACTCGTACAGCTCCTGCATTGCCGACCGGCGGTCAGTCTGGGTACTCGCCCCGACACCCGTGTTGTACTCGTTGAGCCCTTCGCGCGGGATGCCGTACTCGAACCCGGCCCGTTCCGGGGTCTTCGGGATCGCGGACGCGGTCTCCCAGATCGGATCGGCGGGCCGGGCGAACAGCCAGTCGGTGAAGGCGCCCACAAGCACCCCCGCCAGCGGTTCTCACATCTAGATAAGCTGCCCTACATGATCGATCCGCTGTTCGGCCTCGGGTTGTTCTACAGCGACTGGCTCGGGTACGGCGGCGGGGGTTGACGTGACCTTCCGTCAGCGGCTGGCCGGCGCGCACGTCCTGGTCACCGGGGCCGGGGTGACCGGGCCGCCGGTGGCCAAGGCGCTGCTGGCGCTGGGTGCCGTGGTCACCGTGACCGACGCCGACGCCGGCCGGCTGCGTTCGGTCGCCCAGTCGTTGCCGGGCCTGCATGCCGTGCACGACCTGCGGACGCCGCCGCCGGACACCGCGCTGGTGGTGACCGCACCGGGCTGGCGGCCGGACGCGCCGGTGCTGGCCGCCGCGGCACGTGCCGGCGTCGAGGTGATCGGCGACGTCGAGCTGGCCTGGCGGCTGTGTGCCGAGCAGGCCGAGCCGCCGGTCTGGCTGGCCGTCACCGGCACCAACGGCAAGACCACCACGGTCGCCATGCTGACCGCGATCCTGCGCGCGGCCGGCGTCAACGCCGTGGCCTGCGGGAACATCGGCCTGCCGGTGGTGGAGGCGGTGGCCGCCGGCTACCCGGTGCTGGCCGTCGAGCTGTCCAGCTTCCAGCTCCACTGGGCGCCGTCGGTGCGGCCCGCGGCCGGCGTGCTGCTCAACCTCGCCGAGGACCACCTGGACTGGCACGGCGACATGGACGCCTACGCGGCCGCCAAGGCCAGGGTGCTCACCGGTGACGTGGCCATCGCCGGCGTGGACGACGAGGTCGTCGCGGCCCTGCTGGCCGAATCCCCGGCGAAACGGCGGATCGGCATCCGGTCGGGCGCGCCCGGTCCCGGTGAGTTCGGTGTCGTCGACGACACGCTGGTCGACCGGGTGTTCGCC